ACGGCGAAAGGATTTATTCTTATCGTTGTGCGGTTTTACCAGGAGGTTCAAGATTACACGAAGGAGGATATAAAGAATGAACAACATTGAGCATCAAGATGGTTATGCTTATGTGAGCCAATGAAAATACTAATCAGTTCTTGTGTGTATGGAGATGATGTAAGGTGGAACGGCACCAACCGTCGTGAAGATGACATCAAAACCTGGGCAGAAAACAACGGCTTTGAATTAGTTCCAGTGTGTCCAGAGAACGAATTGTTCGGTACACCCAGAAAGGCCATCCGCTTGCGAGCAGTTGACGGCGAGATAAAAGGCTTTGCGGGCAAAAATGAAGTCTACGGACAACTAAAAGATAAATGCCAAGAAATCTCCGAAAGACACAAAGATGCAGTTGGGTTCATAGGAATCTCCAACTCTCCTTCTTGCGGTTTATCTACGGGTGTAAAAGACTTAGGTTCAACAATTAAAGCGCCAATGCACCAAAGCCTTGACTGCCCAACCACAGAAATCAGTTCTATGCGGAATGAAAAGAACAGGGAAGTGTTTCTTCGGAGAATCCAGTCCTACTTAAGATGAGGGGTTTTATTATGAAAAACAATCTATTATTAATCTTATTTGCCTTTGGCGCTTGCACTGACCCAGTTGCAAAGCCATTGCCCGCAACAATTGACGCTGGCACAGATGTGCGAGATGTTGGAACAGATGCAGGAGCCAGAGATACTGGACCAGTCATCACACCGCCCGACCATTGCGAGCCAGGCTCCCGTGCCCCTGGTTGTCCCTGTGCTCCCACCGAAGAAGCGATTGACTGCTATGATGGTTCACGAGAGTCTATGGGTGTGGGTATCTGCCATGCAGGTTCCCGCTATTGTATAGAATACACAGAAGGCTCCCAGTATTATGTTTGGAGTCGCTGCGAGGAACAGCAACTACCCAGAGCCACCGAGCGTTGCAATGGTCTAGACGACAATTGCGACGGACGAGTAGATGAAGGTGTGTTGAGTTCCTGCGGCAATTGTAATCCTCACTGCTACAACACAGGACAAGGACCATCTAGTGGGCAACCCTTCGACGAACCCAACGACGACAACGGCTCAGGTGTTGGTCTGGATGAAGATGGTAATCTTATTCTCAACAGGAATGAGGTAAGGTTTGAATATCTTTGGGTAGCAAATGCTGGCGAAGGCACCATCTCAAAGGTGGACACCCGTGAACTACGAGAGGCAGCCCGTTTTGATTCTGTTGGACCGAACAATGACGGCATCGCACCAGGCAGTCAAAACAGCCCAAGCCGAACAGGCATTGACTTGAACGGCGATATGTTTGTAGCCAACCGAGCCTTTGGTCGCCAACCTTCGGTAACAAAAATATATAATAGAGATTGCGCAGACAGAAATGGAAATGGTCGTGTAGAGACATCACAAGACCTTAATGGAAATAATGTTATTGACCGAGGCAACCCAAATGAGTTCCTGGGTCAGAACGATGAGTGTTATGCTTGGACGGAAGCCGTAGGAAGAAACGGCGGCACAGCCAGAGCATTAGCAATTGATGCGGGTGATGCTCAGAACCCCTACGGAAATGTGTGGGTTGGAATGTATACTCACAGAGAGTTTTATGGTATCCAGGGAACTGATGGAACATTGATTCGCAGACCAGGCTTGCAGAATCCTGTGAGCATTGGGCACTCCCCTTATGGTGCGGTGGTAGATTCTAACGGCTATGTTTGGTCAGGCACATTGAGTGGCGGTACCATTGCTGGTTTTGACTCCCGTACTGGTAGAGCCTCTGGTGTAATCCGACCCCAAGGGGTGCCAGCCCGTTCTTATGGTTTCACGATGGACGGAGAAAACCGCCTGTGGGTTGGTGCTCAGTCTGATGGCGTAAACCGCTATGACCCTTATCGTGATGCTAATGGCAATCCAATCCAAGACCCGCTTGTTGGCGGTGGTGCATGGCGTCATTCTTCTTGCGGTGGTAATCGCTGCTATATGCGAGGAGCAGGTGCTGATGCTGAAGGACGTATCTGGTTTGCCGACAACACAACAGGAATGATTGGTTACCGAGTTAACACGATGCAACTCATTGGTCAGTTCAGTATCGGCGGAGGCACAACAGGTGCTGGCGTTGACTTCAATGGCTTCATTTGGGGTGTTGCTTCTGGCGGGTACACAGGAAGAATAGATCCAAATAATCCGAACGATGTAAGGAGAGTAACCGTAGGCTCAGGTCCCTACACCTACTCAGACTTTACGGGCTTTGGATTAAGAAACTTCACGGCTCCTCGTGGCGGATATAAGATGATTGTTGAAGGTTGTGAGAAGCTTGACACCGACTGGATGACACTAGACGCTTCTACAACTTTACCACCAGATACCAGAGTAGAGTTCAGAATCAAGGTAGCAGAGACTAGAGATGAACTGGCTGACCCAGCACTCGCTGTCTTTGGTCCGTGGGTAAGTTCGGCTGATGGGCAAAACGAATTGCCAGCAGACCTAAATGCCCTACCTCCTCATCGCTTTGCGGAAATAGAAATCTTTTTAGTGTCTACTGACCGAGAAGCCACACCAATCCTGCGAGGAGTTGACCTTCGCTTCCAGTGCCAAATAGAAGAATAAAATATATAGATCTTTGGGATGATCAATGAAATATAAAGTAAAGCCAGGTGATTTAGTGCAGAGCAACATTTTCAACAAGAAGGGTTCTGGTTCATATGGACTTGTTATGGGTCCATACGGAATCCCAGGATACTGGAGTGTAAAGTGGTGTGATAGTGATTGGGAGCTTAGTGAACAAATAGTGGGAATCTATGAAGTTCACGAAAAAGACATCGTAGTGGTGTCTAGAGCATGAGAGATGGAGATCTGGTCAGATATAGAATATGTACTTGGCATGTTGAGCCTAAAAAATATACTGACTGGCAGATGGGTCTTCTCTTGAAATATGATAAGCTAATGAAGATTGCAGAAATAATAAGCCCTAATGGTGACCTAGTACGAGTTCGAGCCGCCGACGTTCAGCTTGTTCAGCGATCAAAAACAAAAAAGAAATTTACTTGACATACAGCTTATCCGTGCTATTATAAATTGTAAGGAGATAAGTTGTGTTGTCAGACATGCTTCGTAAAAAAATCAAACTGGTAGGTAAGTCACGTCACGGTAAAAACCGTGTTCGTGAGCAAGGCGCTCTGTGGCGTGTTGTTGGCGAATCTTTGAAGGTACACTTCAAGTCAAGCGCCCCAGGACCATTCCTTCTGCTTGAGTCGGAAGAGAATGAGGGACCACATGGTTTCCATGCTCGTTGGGTTAGCCTTCGAGATGACCCTGACTTTTCAGTAGAGGTTATTGGTGAATAAGAACGAGTGGCGTAAAAGCCTAAAGGCTGGCGACCTCGTGATGATGAAGTCTGGGGGGATGGCTCTCCTTACAGAGGTGTTCTTTCGGTTTCCCGAGACGGACCCAGCCTATCCCCATATCAAGATGATCTATTGTGATGACAACTCATTAGGCAGTTGCAGTGCATGGAGAGTAAAGGAGTTAGTCAATGCAGGTCGGTGATTTAGTAAAACACAGGTTCACTAGAGAATTACATCTCGTAGTTGAGGTAAGGAAAATCAAAGGAAAGGTGGGATATGTTCACTTGTCCGATCATAATCCTCAACAAGTCTTCTACCCAAGCGATTTGGAGGTGCTCAGTGAAGCCAGGTGATTTGGTTCAGCCTGATTTCCAATCAGAGGTTGTGGCAAAGTGGGGCTCAGCGCCCGACCAGCTTGGGTTGGTTTTGTCATATCCTGAAGTCAAGAACCACGGAACAACTTGTGTAAAGGTTAGCTGGCTCGGTTGGGATTTAGAAGAATACTATTCTGTTCATCATTTAGTGATGGTCAATGAATCCTAAGTTTTGGTTTAATCTTGGCGACCTCGTATCATTTACATCTCGCCGCTTAACCGAGGATTATATTGATGATCATGTCCTGACTGGCATTGTAATCGCCCAGCGTTTTATGTTTACTGCCGATAATAAGTTCTTAGTTAAAACTCCAGAAAAAGATTACTGGGTTTCGAGACCTGCCCTAACTTTAATTTCCAGAGCAAATAAATAATATATTTTATTGACAAACACTCTATCCATGGTATTATAAATTGTAAGGAGAGAGTGATGAGTGGTGATTTCAATATGTTTCATGGTGAGCGTGTCAAATACAAAGGGCAACACCCGCTTTTGCAAGACCAAAAAGGTAAAGTTGTTGGCGGCGATATGCACGAGTTCGTTATCAAATGGGATAACTTGGAAGTTCCAAGAGCACACAGCCCGTACAATATTGTGTGGCTAGTGGATAGTGGGGAATGATGATATCATCAGCGGGTCACGGCGTTGGCGCTCTAGTCAACTTTGAGTTCAAGATGAGCAAAGAGTTGGGTATGATTGTGCGTCAAAGCAAAGGATACTATTGGATGGTCAAGCGTCTCAGTGACGGTCAGAACCTACTAATCCTTGAGCGAGACATGGAGGTGGTCAGTGAAGCAAGGTGATTTGGTAAAATATGACCACCCTTCCAACCCCATGCTCGGGCTGGTCAAGTCTGTGAAGCCCGACCGCACATGGGGTAAAATTAGTGTGCTTGTCCAGTGGTGTAATAATAGCAACACTGAAGAATGTGTTTGGCAAGAAGATTTGAAAGTGGTGAGTGGTCAATGAAAGAAGGTGATCTGGTTCGGCACCTTGAGGATAACCAACTGGGCGTTGTTGTTCTCGCTTGGGGTGTTATGGATGTTGTAGAGGTGCTCTGGGACGACGGGGAAACCAGGGGTCAGAACACCTGCGAGTTGGAGTTACTCAATGAAGCCAGGTGATTTGGTAAAACGACAACAAGGCTGGATGGGCTGGGAGAAACAGCAACTTGGAGTTGTAGTCTGGGTAGACCGAGCAGTTGTCAAGGTTCTGTGGTCTGACGACTATGGTAGTTTTGCTCATCCTATTACCTCACTGGAAGTGATTTAATGAAGGTCGGAACACTAGTTCAGTTCACAGCCTACAATGTAAGTCTGGGCATTGGCATTGTCCTTCGCCACGATGACGAAAAGCCAGATTATATGTGGGTCTCAAATGAAAAGTTGGGTCCCCAGTTCGTACCCAAGAATTGTACGATGTTGGAGGTGTTGAATGAAGCCAGGTGATTTAGTTCGGATCAGGAAGTCAGCGATCACTGCTTGGTCCACGCTATGGTTCATTGATCTTGCTGAACGCAAAGCGCCACTGCTTGTAATGGAAGAACTTAATAAGAGCCACTGGAAAGTAATGAGACCCAATGGAACTACTTTCTTTGTTGAAGAACAAAACCTAACTAAGAGGATGTGGTAATGGAGCCGACTTATGTTAATTACAGAGTAGGTGATCTGGTAGTTAATCCTACAAGTGGAGTTATTGGCGTGATTACAAGTCATAATTATTGGGCGGAGGATGAATATCTTGGCACCGAAGAAGAAGTTGTTGACGTCATGTTTGGCGGACACATCTCAAAACAATATCCAGTAAGATATATTAATAAAGTACGATGAAAAAAGAAACCTACAATACTCGACTGAAAACAAACCCCGAGAACATTCCTATCGGTAGTTTGCTTCGGGTCAAAAAACATTGTCGGAATAATGTTACTATTCGCCAGAATGGCGAGTATGGTCTTTTGGCACCAAGCATTAATGGGAAGTATATTACACATGATGTTGTATTTCCCAATGGAACCCGATGTATTTTTATGCCCTTGAACTGGGAGGTGATTAGTTATGCATAGGATAGAAAAAATACAGCAGCCTGGAACCCTTTTGCGATCCCGTTGGGGCAGCAACTATGGTAAGTTAGCCTTAGTCCTTGCTGAATCTTACGCTGGTCCGAGACCAAGTAATGGATACCCACCTCGCCGCTGGGTGAAAATGCAGTGGTGCTCAACTGGCGAAGTGTTTGAAGAATCGTTAGTAAATGTGAATAATTGTTGGCGTATTGTAGAATAGTGTGTTATACTATTAGTGTGAGGAGGTTCTATGGCGATCATGCCAAAGTTCAAGCCAGGTCAGTTAGTAGAGTATTATGTCAACGATGACTGTACTATGATGGGTCTAGTCAAGACCACTCGTGCAGCACCACGCCGTGGCACGCCAGCGTTTGTTCTGGTCGAGTGGTGTGGCGATCATGATCAAAAAGAAGAATATGTTCCACAGTCAAAACTAAGATTGGTAGAAGACTAATGAATATTTTTGCTATCGAAGGCGATGAAGAGACAGGACAGATTGACTGGGAGAAGTCAGCACAGTCGCAGGACAACTTGCGTGTGGTCAAGATGATCCTAGAGTCTTGTCAGATTATGTCCACCGTTATCAACGAGCAGGGTCTCAAGGCTCCTTACCGCTCATTCAATCCCAAGCACCCGTCGTGCCTGTGGGCTGCGGAGTCAGCAAGTAACTATATGAATCTTGCTTTACACTGCCAGGCAATGATCGACGAGTACGAGCATCGGTTCAACAAGACTCACAAGTGTCAAGCAATTCTTCAGACACTTATCGAAATGTTTGACCCAGGGTTGTTCCCCACTACGGAGTGTACCCCGCTCCGCCTGGCAATGCCTGACGAGTTTCGATCCGACAATCCTGTCGTGTCTTACCGCAAGTTCTATGCTTCCAAGCCACGCTTACGATACCCAGCAGACAAGATTCCATCTTGGGTATATGAATACCGCACAGAACCATTCGAGGTAGTCTAAACTTTTACTCTTGCACTATTTATTCCTACTGGAGGCATAATAAGATGCAAGAAAAATTAGACAAAGTATTAGGTAAATGGGCTTCACGCAAATTGATTGTTTGGGGCACAGCAACTGCCTTTTTAGGATTTGGCATGTTAGCCAGCGATGATTGGGTTGCCGTATCGTTAGCTTACATTGGATTGCAAGGCGCTGCCGACATAGCGTCCAAATGGAAGCATGGTAAATAAGCTAAAGTATTGGTTTCAGAAAACTGGGTGGAAAGTAGTTATAGCGGTTGTTACAGCCGCTGCTATTTGTTTGTACCTCTATAAGCTAGTTAAGCCAGCAAATAAAATGACACAAGCCGCTGATCAAATAATAGAAAAGGCGCAAGTTCAAGCTGAAATCGCAACGATCAAAGGCGAATTAGAAAAAGATAAGATTGGCGCAGTCAAAAAAATATTCCAAACAAAGCTTAACAAAAATAAAGAAATAGTAGATACTAAGGAAAGACTAAGCGATTTGATTCGTTTAAGAGAAAGTTTAGATTTATGATCGCACTATTATTACTACTACCACTTTTGGCGGCACCAGTGTCAGAATTTAGAGACGTGCCAGTCATAACTGAAGTAGAAGGACAAGAGCACGTTGGCATCTTGGTTAGCGAAAACAATTATAGAAAGTTCCTACAACTCAAAATTGAAACTGACGCTAAGATTGCTGAATGCAGTATAGATAAGCGGGTATGCACGCAGGTTCGTGATGGTTATTTAGTAGCTATCAAGGACCTTAAAAAGGTGCTCGACAAAAGGGATACTTGGTTTATGAGAAACCGAGGAGCCTTGGGCATGGTGACTGGTTTACTAATAGGGACAGGACTATCTGTAGGAATAGTTCATGCAGTTTATCAGAAATGAAAAAAGATTACGATCACATTGCTGCTGTTGAAAAAGCCATATCAGAAAAGTATGGTAAAGATACAGCCCAGGACATCCGTGGTGACTGGTCAGAGCAGAAAGAAAAAGAATACTTAGAGCAGATTAAGCTCATGACTAAAAAGTCAGACGCACACAAGAAGACTACTACTCAAATAGCGGAGAACACTTTTATATCTACAAAGGCGACACAACACAAGCAGAATAACATATGCCCAGTGTGCAAAACATATTCGTTTTCCATAAAAGACGACCTATATATGAATAGATTTTCTTGTTGCCATGATTGCTATATTGATTTTGTGGTTGATCGAGAAGATCGATGGAAAGATGGCTGGCGTCCTGATGAGGACAGAATTGAACACGCTATGTATAGGAGAAAATAAATGGCTGCTGAAAATTTAGAAATACTAAGAGGTTTGGCACAAGCTGCCGCTGATTCATATGATGGAGCCCTAGACGAGGATGGTAATCCAATTGAGATGGGTCTCAAAAGAGAAGACAAAGATCAATACAAGAAACATACATCTGATGGCTTCGGCGTTCGCTTCGCCCACAATAAAGTTATTATCTCTTATCACAGTGAGATGATGCTCAAAGAGGTACACCCTAGAGCACAGTTTCAAAATGAAATAGAGCAACGTCTTGGAGATATTGTCAAGCGCCTTAAGAAGCGTTATCGTGAGATCACTAAGAATACCGTGTCACTGACAGCAGAGGGCGAAACTGATATTGATGTCCAGAATCTATCACGTCAACGAACTTTCGTTGTAGCTAAAAAGGTCTACAAGATTGGATCGATTAAAGAAACTAACTCTGTCAACGCAGAAGAAAATGAATATTCAGGGAAGAGCGTTGAGGATAACATCAAGACCTTCATGGATCAATTTAAAAACCCCAAGAAGGCTGAAAACAATAAGGCACCCGCTAATCCAGATACGCCGAGTGCATAATGTCTCTCACCAAAAGTGAGGTAATGAAGGAAGTCATACGGTGTGGTAAAGACCCCGTATACTTCCTTTGCAATTATGCCAAGATAACCGAGCCCATGAGGGGCTTGATACCCTTCGACTTATACCCATTTCAGAAGGATACTATTAAAGAGTTCCAAGAAAACCGCTTTAATATTATTCTAAAAGCACGACAGTTGGGGTTATCTACATCTGTGGCAGGCTATGTCTGTTGGCTAATATTGTTTCACAGAAGCAAGAATGTTTTGGTTGTAGCAACTAAATTGCAGAGTGCAACCAACTTGGTAAAAAAGATAAAACAAATACACAGGAACTTACCAGACTGGCTAAAGATCGCAGATATATCTATCAATAACAGAACATCGTTTGAATTGTCCAATGCATCACAAGTTAAGGCATCCTCGACTTCAGGTGATGCAGGTCGTTCTGAAGCATTGTCTTTGTTGGTGGTTGATGAAGCCGCCCACGTTGAGGGACTAGAAGAACTGTGGGCTGGCTTATATCCTACTCTATCAACTGGTGGTGCAGCCATCACTTTATCCACGCCTAACGGTGTTGGGAACTGGTTTCATAAAACATATATGGAAGCTGTCGAGGGCAAGAATGATTTCAACTTTATTAATCTTCCGTGGTCAACACACCCAGATAGAGACATGCAGTGGTTTGAAAAAGAAACCAGGAACATGTCTCCGAGAGAAATTGCGCAAGAGCTTGAGTGTAGCTTTAACGCCTCAGGCGAAACAGTCGTTTCTGGACCTTCGTTAGAGGAGATGTTTAACAAGTGTAGTGACCCATTACACAGGGCTGGCTTTGATAGGAACTACTGGATTTGGGAAGAACCACTTGATGGAGAAGAATACCTATGTGTGGGCGACGTGGCTCGTGGCGATGGTAAAGATTACAGTACAGTTCAAGTTATAAAAACTAGCGACATGCAGCAGGTAGCAGAATACCAAGGTAAACTTACTGGGGATATGTTTGCGCCCTTGATAACCGAAATCGCAAACGAATACAATAAGGCTCTTTTGGTCATTGAGAACAACAAGGATTATGGTGTGCTTTCAAGGATCGAAGATCTAGAATACGATAACATTTACTATTCACTAAAATCAACTCACGACTATGTGGATCAGCTTACAGCGCAAGCGAATAGCGGTATAGCAGGGTTTACAATGTCAATGAAGACTCGACCATTGGTAGTATCAAAGCTGGAAGAATTTGTAAGAAATAATATACTTACTATTAACTCCGTTAGGACAGCCTCAGAGCTAAAGACATTTATTTGGCATAATGGTAAAGCACAAGCAATGCGTGGCTATAATGATGATTTGGTAATGGCATTAGCGATTGGTTGTTGGGTTAGGGATGTTGCGATGGCTGTAAACAAAAGGGATATAGAGTATAACAGAGCGATGCTATCAGGTATTAGTACTGCAAACAGGCAAATTAGTACTGCTATCCCAGGAATGACTAATTATAAACAAAGAGTAAAATCTACACAAACTACCAATAATGGTATAAAATATGATATTGGCTGGATATATAAAGGATAGACATGGCTGAAAATAATCCAAGAAATAGGCAATCGCCGCTTTTTAAACGTTTGACCCGACTCTTTAGTGGTCCAATCGTGACGTACAGGACTGGGCAGGTCAAGAAAAACCGTGCTCCAAATTATGAAAAATACACCTTCACCACATCGACAGGTAGGGAATTTAAGAAAAAGGAATATTACAATCCTTTTGAGGGTATTTACAGCAAGGTACTCAATTCTCAACAGCGAGACTTTAGGTATAATGATTTTGAGCAGATGGAGTACACTCCAGAGATTGCATCAACTTTAGATGTTTATGCAGACGAGATAAGCACTTCATCAGATATTTCTCCCATCGTTCAAGTAGATTGCATGAACGAAGAAATAAAAATGATCATTAATACTCTGTTGTATAATGTTCTTAATGTAGAGTTCAATATGTTTGGTTGGGCTCGCAATCTATGCAAGTATGGCGATTATTATCTTTATCTTGATATAGATGATCAACTTGGTATTACAAATGTTATTCCACTGCCTGTTAAAGAGCTAGAGAGAATTGAAGGCACTGATCCAACCAATCCAAACTATGTTCAATACTTCTGGCCTGGTGCAGGTGCAGATGCTGTCACTTTCGAGAACTGGCAGGTTGCCCACTTTCGTGTTTTGGGTAATGATAAATACGTTCCTTATGGAACATCTGTTCTAGAGCCTGCACGCCGAATATGGAGACAACTTAGCTTGCTTGAGGATGCTATGATCGCATACCGTGTTGTCCGCTCACCAGAGCGACGTGTATTTTATATTGATATTGGCAACATGCCTCCTAATGAGGTAGAGCAATATATTGAGTCGGTGAAGACTCAGATGAAGAGGGCACAGATTGTTGACGAAGACACAGGGCGTGTAGACTTACGCTATAATGCTATGAGCATTGATGAAGATTATTATATCCCAAGTCGTGGTGGTCAATCATCAAGAATCGAAACGCTACCAGGTGGTCAGTTCACTAGTGCTATTGAGGATGTCCAATATCTTAGGGACAAGTTATTCTCTGCACTCAAGATCCCTAAGGCTTACCTAGCACAATCAGATAGCATGGAAGATAAGACCACGCTAGCACAGAAAGATATTCGATTTGCTAGAACCATACAAAGGCTCCAGAGAGTTATTATTTCTGAGCTAGAAAAAATGATTGTTGTTCACTTGTACACTCTTGGGTACCGAGGCGACGATCTAACATCATTTAAATTGTTCCTCAATAACCCATCTAGAATTGCTGAGTTGCAAGAGCTAGAACATATGAGAACTAAGTTTGACATTGCGGGTAACGCTACAGACAGTTATTTCTCTAGACGATGGGTATATAAAAACATTTTTAAACTAGATGACCATGAAATTGGTAGAGTCCAAGAAGAACAGTTCCAAGATGCTAAGCAAAAGGCTATAGTTGAAAAAGCTGCTGAATTGGCTGTCGGCGAGTATGAGGCTGCCGTTGGCGGCACAGCAGGAGAAACTGGTGATCTCGGTGGAGGCGACGACCTTGGCGGCGGAGACCTCGGAGGTGACCTTGGTGGTGATGACGCCGACACTGGTGATGACGCAGCAGCAGAAGAAGAAGAACCAGAAACTGGGGACCTTCTTTCAGAGCCAGGCATGAGGGATGATGGTTATCTAACTCCAGGCTCTAAAGGCAAGGTTTACTACCCTGTCAAAAATGCTGGGAAGGACAGAAGATCTAATAGCGGTCCCCGCAAAAGATCGTACAAGTCAAAGGCACGAGGGAAGGAAACAAATACTAAAAGAACTAACTTCCCAGGGGCACAAGGTTTAACTACTTTGGGCATCGGAGTAACTGAGAGACTAAATAAAGATGAGGTGTTGTTGAGCGAGAGCAAGAAGACAACTCTTGAAATAGATCGTTTAATAAAGCAGATGGAGATCAAAGATGGCGACAAAAATCAATAAGAAAAGAAATACAGGGTTTGTGTTTGAGGCTTTGATCCGTGAAGCAACAAAAGCTATCTTAGCTAAGGACGAGCCTAAAAGAAACAAAGTTGTTAATACGATAAAAGAATCATTTGCTCCTGGTACTGAGCTAAGAAAAGAATTAGATTGCTTCAAGGCACTTTCCAGCAAAGAGGCTCTCGATAAGCCAACTGCTGAAAAGCTGGTATTTGAAGTTAAGAGGGATCGCACAAACATCGACACTACCAAACTTGTAAAAGAAAAAAATGCCTTGGTAGCTACAATAAACAAACATATTTCTAAAGACGTCTTTAATAACTTTGTACCCAACTATAAAGACTTATCTACGATAGCAAGAGTGTTCAGTATCAAAACACCAACTAAAGAGCGTGTTCTTATGGAGTCTGCCCTGGTAGACAGCCTCACGAAAGATCTTGTGGTCGAATCAAGAGATGGTTTTAAGCATATTGATTCACTAGTTGTAAAATCTTTTGTTAAGAATTTCAATGACCAGTATGATGATTTATTAAAAGAACAAAGAAGCCTATTGCAACTTTATGTTACTTCTATCAATGATGGGCAGACATCCTTCAAATATTTTATTAATGAAGAACTTCACCGCATAAAGGAAGTTGTAGAAAAGTCTTTGTCTATGGAAGAGGTTACGCAGGATGAGCAAATGGTCGCTGGCACAAGAAAAGTTCTTTCTCTTATAGAGGGGATGCGTAACCTAGAAATAAATGGCGAATACCTTATGAAGCTTATGAAGCTACAAAAACTAGCGAGTGAATGTGAAAATGACGATTAAAGTTAAGGTAAGTAATGCTCCAGCAGGAGAAGAGGATATAAAGGAAGAACCAGAAATAAAGGTATCCTATAATCCTACAGCACCCGCCGAGCCAGACGCTGTGGTGTCCTTGAAGATGTCAAAGAGTGTTGATGGCAGCCTTGTCATAAAAGATCATGACTACTTTGATATTTTCCTAACACCAGAAAAAAACAAGATTGTTACCATCCCTAAAATGGGAATGGGTGAAGGTGTATACCAACACCAGAAAAGCTATCTTGATGCACTTATGCGACGAGGAGCTTTGGTAGCAAATTCGATAGAAGGCGGCATGGTGTATGGAACCCTCCAGTCTAGGCTCGGTGAAAGTGAAAAAGTTAGCCCTGTACAGGTGGTCCTTTTTGAGACAGAGCGATATATGAAGGAATACCGTGTAGAAAATCAATTGGCAAAAGAATACGAAGAAGCTGTTGAGGACAGGTTTGTTAATCCAACCGATGAAGACAGTACTGAATCTGGGGAAATAGATCCTGAAGAGGAACGTCGCAAGCACGATATTCAGACACCGTACTACTCATATGCTGGCTACGGCTACATTTATTAGGGGGAGCGTTGCAGCTTTTATATTTTATTCTAGTCGCCTATGGGCTTACACAGATATTAGTTTATTCAACAATCTTCACAACCCTTCGACCTAAGCATCACTTTTTTCACTGTCCAATGTGCGTTGGCTTTTGGGTAGGAGCCTTCTTGGTTAGTATAAACGGATTCACAGAACTATTTACATTTGATGTAACAGCAGTAAACGCATTTCTTATGGGGTGCGTATCTTCTGGTACTTCGTATGCGTTATGTATGCTGATATCAGATGGAGGATTTCAATATGAACACCGAACGAAAAGGGACGTGGACGCAAAAATGGATGTTAAGACCAGTAACCAATTGTTGCAGGGGTAGTTGTACCGTGCGGGTAGCGCCCGCACTTTAAGGAGAAAACGATGACAAAGAAATACGTCTTACAAGAGTTTATGAATCTGGATTATAGCGATAGTCTTCTCACGGAAGAAGAGCGTGAGGGCAACAAGGATGGCACTCATCTTATCTTGGCAGGCAGAATTCAATCTGCTAATAAGCCAAATGGAAACATGAGGGTTTATTCGGAGAAACTCCTAAAAAGAGAGATGAAAAACTATGAAAAGTTGGTCCGTGAGCGCAGAGCAACTGGAGAATTGGACCACCCAGATCACTCAGTAGTGGAACTTAAGAATGTCAGCCACCTTGTTACTGATGTTTGGTGGGATGGTGACGATGTAATGGGTAAAATAAAGATCTTAGACACTCCCGCAGGTCAAATTGCCAAACAATTGGTCCAAGGTGGCGTTTGTTTGGGAATTTCAAGCCGTGGATTGGGTTCAACTCGCCAAGAAGGCAAATATACGATGGTAGAAGACGATTTTCAGCTTCTTTGCTTCGATTTAGTGTCTGAACCAAGCACAAGTGGCGCTTATATGGTGGCAGAAAGCAAAATTAAGACAAATTTAACCAAATCAGACCGAATTAACCGAGCATTGAACGATATTTTGGGGGATGAATGAAAAAATCGCAATTAAAAGAGCTTATTAAGGAATGTGTAAGAGAAGTAGTCTTTGAAGAGGGGGCTCTTACTAAAATTGTGGCAGAAGTAGCCCAAGGATTCACTCAAGCAGCCCCAATTGTAGAACAGGCGCCTGCTAGACAAGTAGATCCTAAAATTAGGGAACGAATCATGCGAGAAGTGGGACCTAAGCCTGCACGGCAGCCTACAAAGGCTGAAGTCAGTCTTAAGGAGATGCCATTCTTTACAAATACAGAGCCACTAACCGAAAACAACAACCCAGCGGGCGAAGCAGGTTTGGATATCAGCAATATCCCAGGCATGTCCCAATGGGGTAACGTATTATCTAAAATAGAGAAAGGTAGATAAATGAGACATCGACAAAGACGCCCACGCAAAATAAGTGGAAGAATAGAAATTTCTATAACAGACCATGGAGTTAAGAGCATTGATTCCATGGTTCGTAAGTTTAATAAGAAAGTTCGCAAAGAGGGGATCATTGAAGAGGTTAGAGAGCGTAAGCGTTTTACACCTAATAGTGTTAAGACTGCCGAGCGCAAACGAGCCAAGAGAAGGATCGTACAGAAAATAAATCGGAAAAGAGAAGAGCTTTTTAACCCTAAAGGGAATACTTATGAAGTAAGGCGCAGGAGGAAGAAGTAATGGCTGACCAAAGAAGACCAGGCATAGGTAATGTAGGTTCATACCAAGTAGCAGGGCTACCTCACTTGACTGGGGCTCTGATGGAGCAAGGTGATCAACTACAGGTTAACTTCCCCTCAGTTACTAAAAACATTCAGATATTTGTAACTGGCTCCTCAGCAATCCGAGTAGCATTTGATGCTTTTACCGATGGTTCTGTAAATAGCTTCGGCAACTTCCTCACCCTAGATCCGCTCGGCAACGCTGCAAGCGGTTCAGTTAGCTTAGATGTGAAGTGCAAAGAGATTCACTTTGCTTGCCCAAGTGCTCAATCAGGATTTCAGATGGTGTCATCACTTACAGGTATTGAACCTGCGATGATGTTTACCCTCTCGGGATCAGGCATTAACCTACCATAAACATATAAAAATAGCGTTTACTGATTTAGCAACTATTTATTATTGATGCGCTTTCGCCGTGTCAAAATGTTTAATGGAGTAAAAACATGTCAAACCATATGTTAGAACAAGCTATTGTTGATGCAGAACAGCTAAGAGAAGCTGCCCTTAAGAGTGCTCAACAAGAAATAGTAGAGAAGTATTCAGAAGAAGTTAGGACCGCTGTGCAGCAGATCTTAGAAGAGCCCGAAGACATGGGTTTGGATATGGGTATGGAGCCAGAGGCTGAAGAAGAGTTTGCAGACGTAGAAATGTCACATATGGCAGATGATGATGCAATGATCGAAATACCGCTAGATCAACTAATCGCCCAAGCAGAGATGGAACCATCCGATGCAGATGATATGGTTGACAGAGAAGATCTGGATGTTGGTATACCAGAGTTGGCAGACGAAGAAGAAGTTTCTACCGAGCCTGCTCCTGCCAACAGAAAAGATGATGAAGCAGAGGAACTAGACGAAGAGGTTGAGTTGAATGAAGAAGAGCTTCTTTCCACCCTCATGAATATAGTGAAGCAGGAATCTCTCGAAGTATCCGCCCCAGACTTCGCCATGGAAGAGATTACAAAAGATGAGCAAGAATCTGATGAGGAAGAAGCCGCAGAAATCAAAACGGCTGATAACTCCAGAGACGGGCAAGAAGAAGTTAAGGAAGAACTAGCTAAAAAGGATGCAGAGATTCTAGACCTTAACGAATCAATTAACAAATTAAAGAATATATTAGCAGAGGCTAAAGAAGGGTTACAAAAACTTAATCTTTCAAATGCACGACTGCTTTATACAAACAAGGTGCTTGGTGATACCTCCCTGAATGAGCGGCAAAAGAACAAAATTGCTGAAATGATCTCTGAGTCACGCACGGTTGATGAAGCGAAGACGGTCTATGAGACCCTTCAAAAGACAATGGAGACGGGTCGTAAGGCTCCAAGCTCACAGTCATTGTCTGAGGCAGTTACAAGACGGTCATCTACAATAATCAGTTCTCGTAGAGAAGAAGTTTCGTCACCAAAACAAAATCCAGCGTTAAATCGTTGGGCGGTTTTAGCAGGTCTCAACAGAGACTAATTAACTTATTTAGGAGATAATAAAATGAGCGTAATAGAAAAGCTTACAGAAGGCATTCGAGCACGTTCCTTAGCATCAGAAGGCGAAGCTCTTCTCACCAAGTGGGAAAAGACTGGTCTTCTAGAAGGTCTAGCAGACGACACTGCCCGTAACGGCATGGCACGTTTGTTGGAGAACCAAGCTGCACAGCTACTTAAAGAAGCAAGCAGCATGGGCAACCAAGATGTTGAGGGATTTGCCGCAGTTGCATTCCCAATTGTACGTCGTGTATTCGGCGGGTTACTTGCACAGGACCTAGTTTCAGTGCAACCAATGAGTCTACCAAGTGGTCTCATATTCTTCATGGACTTCGTATACAGCGGAGACCGTGGTGGTATCAGTGATAGCCAAGGCAAAGCAGCAGCAGGTGCTGTTGATGGCCAGTCCATCTACGGCGGTGGTCGTGTTGGTTCGGACCTCCGTCTAGGCGTTCAGCTTGCAGACGGTGCCACATCAGCAGGCGCTAACGACCCATTGCTCGCAGAGCGTGGTCTTTATAACTTGAACAGTGGCTACTCAGCACCTACAGCATCACTCGCATCAGTCGATTGTGCCCTCATTGCTGTTGGTACCGCATCGAGTGATACCGTTGCAGCTACAGATATTGTATTCGTAGATTCCGCATACGGTTCCACCGCAGAGGACTTTAATAAGCTCCTCCGCTTTGATCCTGATCTTTCAGGTTCGGTTGTTACAGTTTCATCGATTCTTGTCTCTGACTTGACTAACTTTGACACAAACAACCTCACAGCACTTGATCTTGCATTTGATCATGGTACTCAGGTCCGACGCTTGACCCAGCTTGACCCACTAAGTGGTTCGACAGGTCTTATCGTCGTCGCTCGTACTACGGGTTCCGCAGATGGCGATGACGCTGCTGGCTTCCACGCCGAAGTTGACAGCATGGATCGTGGTGTTGCTGAAAACCGTGTTCCAGCCGCTACCTTTGCTGTCGTTGACAACATTGGTCAAGGCAGCGAAGCAGGTTCAGTCCTTGCTGCTAGCAGCGGATTGCCCTTTGAAAATGAAGCTGACATCCCAGAAATCGATCTTAAGATTGATTCCACGGCTGTTACGGCTCAGACTCGTAAGCTCAAAGCCAAGTGGAGCCCAGAGCTTGCACAGGACTTGAATGCTTATCATAACCTCGACGCTGAAGTCGAGCTTACAAGTGTTCTTTCTGAGCACATTGGTTTGGAAATTGACCAAGAGATCCTTAAGGACCTCATCAACGGCGCAACTGCTGGTACTCGTTACTGGAGCCGCCGCCCAGGTCAATTCTTGAATCGTGAGACAGGCAAAGACATTACAACAAGTCTTGCCCCTGACTTTACAGGTACTGTTTCAGAATGGTATGAAACCCTCCTTGAGAATATCAATGATGTTTCATCTCTCATTCATCGTAAGACCCTCCGTGGTGGCGCTAACTTCATCGTTACATCACCAGAGGTTGCTGCTATTCTTGAGTTCACCAGTGGGTTCCGTGCGGACGTCGCTGGCGATTCAGAAGCTAACAGTGGTAACTGGGGTGCTTCCAAGGCTGGAACCATCAGTCGCAAGATGGACGTTATGGTAGATCCATACTTCCCACGCAACGTGGTTCTCGTTGGTCGCAAGGGCAATAGCTTCCTCGAAAGTGGCTATGTTTATGCTCCTTACGTCCCACTACAAGTCACGCCTACCATCTTTGGTACCGAAGACTTCGTGCCCCGCAAGGGCGTGATGACTCGCTATGCTAAGAAGATGGTTCGCCCAGACATGTATGGTCTAGTTGTCTGCTTGCACCTAACTGACTGATAGTCATTTAGTGCATAGCTAATACGGCATTAGCCGCCCTTCGGGGCGGCTTTTGTTTTATCTGGGCAAAGACAAAAGTAACAAACTATTTACTAACGGTTACTCCTGTCTTATTTGGAGGATTTGCGAATGCCAACAGACCTTAGCCCGTCCAGCACTACTAGTGCTTTAGTATTGCCAGCTACTGGGACACATTCAGATGTTGCCAGTTCTTTGGCTTTTGGTATATACAGCACTGCGCCCTTTGTTAGCGGCGCTGTAGATCAAGTTTCCTATGTATATGGAAAGCTTGGTGGTAATGTTTTAGATATCGAGTTAGAGACAACAAATGTATATAAAGCTTATGAAGAAGCGTGCCTAGAATATTCTTACATTGTTAACACGCATCAGGCAAAAAATGTTCTATCTGATATGATGGGCGGCGCAACAGGATCATTCAATCAGGATGGTGAATTTTCTGCTTACAGGTCTGATACGGAATTGAAACCAAACTTAAGATTTACTAAACTAACTTTAGAATATGCTCGCCATGTGGCGTCATCAGTGGCTTCACAGATTGGTCTAGGGCAAAATGAAAGAATATATTCGGCATCTTTTGCTAGAGTCAACGACCAGCAAGATTATGATTTACAGGCTATTATATACAGCGCCTCGCTAGAAGCAGGCTCTCCGTTTTCAGGAGCGATCGGCAACGATAGAATACTAATAGAGAAAGTGTATTATAAAACACCAGCATCATCATGGCGCTTCTTCGGCGGCGGAACTCATGGTATGGTTGGTAATCTATCATCTTATGGCATGTATGCAGATGATAGTACCTTCGAGCTAATACCAGTATGGCAACATGAGCTACAAGCTAGTGCTTATGAAAATAATATAAAGATGAGATCATCGCACTATTCTTATGAGTTAGTGAATAATAGACTAAGAGTGTTTCCCATCCCTTCATCAGATGCACCGCTTAACTTTTATGTTAAGTTTAGAGTTTCTAATAAAGAAGCCTACGATGAAGAAAGTGATCGCAAGTATGGCTCGGAAGGCATCAATAATATGAATACCCTTCCGTTTCCAAATGTGCCGTATATAAACATCAACAGTATCGGCAAGCAGTGGATTAGGCGTTTTGCATTAGCTCTCTGCAAGGAGACGCTAGGTCAAATACGTTCCAAGCTCGGATCGATTCCAATTCCAGGCAATGATGTTCAGTTGAATGGTAGCGCCCTAATCTCTGAGGGTAAAGAAGAACAAACTGCTTTACGAGATGAACTCAAGGCTGTGCTGGATGAGTTGACTTACGGTAAGTTAGCCGAAGGCGATACTGCCCTTATGGATAACGTCAACACAACACTTCAGAAGGTCCCCTATGGGATCTATGTAGGGTGATATAGATGGCAAATGAATGGAGCCAGCCAGGAGCGCCCCCAGGACCACTGTTTGTTGGTAAGAAGGAAAGGGACTTTGCTAAGCAAATAACGGATGAGATAGTCGAAAAGATTGTCGGGCAGAGAATATTATATTTTTCTATCGATATGGAAACCACCAACTTTCATCCTTTGTATGGCGAGGCAATTAGCAAAGTGTTCCTCCCGCCAGTACATGTACATGTTTTGGTTGAGTATGAAGGTTCCACCACAACGTCAGAACAATTCGGTGTTGACAAACTTGACACAGCTAAGATACACTTTCATAACAGGCGACTGACAGAAGATCAAGATTTGTTTGTGCGTGTTGGGGATTATATCCAGTATGACAATAAAAACTATGAAATAGTAGAACTTGCTTCGCCAAGATATATTTACGGACAAGATGCTGGCTTAGACGGGCACAAGGTTGAGGTTATTGCATCCGTAAGAAAAGCAAGAGCAGGACTATTTGAGGGTATGCCATAATGCCGAAAAGAACTAAGACAAATGAAATAACTGAAACTTCAATACCTATTCGTCCGTCAACGCTAGAGACAATAGACTTTGCTATTTTCAATTATATAAAAGAAAATCTAAATATACACGTTGATACTAACGATGGCTACAAGAGAGTACCAGTCATCTTTCAGACTCAAGAGAGACCAGTGATGGTCAAGAAGAGTCCAGATCTTCGTGAAGCAGGCTTTGGTGCCCATGATTCACTGATATATCCTCTTATATCAATTCAGAGAACTTCTGTCAACAAGGATGTGACAAGAAGAGGGAAATATTATTCTCCTTTGCCGCAAAATGCAGACGGCTCGATGGGTAGAATAGAGATAGCAAGAACGGTCAACCAACTCAAGACTAGAGATAGGGCTAACGCAGACTCCGTAAGGCGCTCTGCGAGCGGAACCGATGCAAATAAAAAGACATTCCCCAGGGAAAGCACAAGGGTAGTGTACGATGTCTACACCATACCAGCACCAGTTTATCTCGACATAGGATATCAGATCAGCATGAGGTCAGAATATATTCAACAGATGAATGAAATGTCTACTCACTTCATGCTCTCAGGCGGAGCTAGAAATTATTTTATTCTAGAACATGAAGGTCACCGCTATGAGGCTTTTGTGCAGTCTGATTTTACGCAAGAGAACAACGCAGCTTCTTTAGGGACAGACGAAAGAATGTTTACAAGCAACATTACTATCCAAGTGTTGGGCTATATCCTAGACCAAGAGAAAATAGAGTCAGCTATCAAAGTTACACAAAGCCCCGCAGAGATTATCATTGGTCGTGAGCGAGCAGTATTATCAGACGAAATACCATTTCATCTTGACATCGATAATAAAATCAGAAGATAAAAAATCCTACCCTGAGCATTTTGCCATATCGCCACACTATTTACATTGTATTGTAATGCATTTACAATTACTGCATATACGTTGAAACTACGAGGAGAATGATATAAATGTCAGAACGCAAATTCAAGTTTATTTCACCAGGAGTCTTTACTAGTGAAATAGATAACAGCCAACTCCCTAAGGTACCCGATCCAATCGGTCCAGTTATTATAGGTCGAACCCGCAAAGGTCCTGCTTTTAGACCAACTACAGTTAACTCTTTTGAAGAATTCATCCAAGTCTTTGGTGATCCTGTAGCAGGTGGCAAAGGCGGAGATGTTTGGCGAGACGGTAATGAACTTGCCCCAACTTATGCTAGCTTTGCAGCACAGGCTTGGTTAAAGAACAGTAACGCTGTAACAGTCGTCCGCCTTTTGGGACAACAACACCCAGACGTCAGCGATGGCGCTGCTAACGCAGGTGCTGCTGGTTATGAATTTGATGGCATTGATGATAGCAACTCCTCGCAAGGCGCATACGGTCTCTTTGTATGGCCATCAGGAAGTGCTGCATCAAACGGCTACACTATCTCTGGTACTCTAGCAGCCGTCTTCTATGTTGAAGAGGGTAGAGTTATTCTCAGTGGTACGAATGCTCGTGGCGCAATGACCGCTTCTGGTTGCCAATTGTTTAAGTCAGACGCTAATGGTGAGTTCGTAGCTCAGATCCATGGTGCTTCTAACTTGAATGAGCACAATCCATCAGAGCGAGTAACATTCAACTTCGATCCAGCAAGTGATCGATTCATCAGAAAAGTATTCAACACGAATCCAACCTTGGTTAATGATGACGTTTCTACTGCTACACTAGCAGATGGAACCAATCGTGTCAACTATGTTCTTGGTGAATCATTTGAAAGAAAGGTCTTGAAAGGCAGCGCCTTCCGAGAGTTATTTGTTGACGGTGCGGCATATACAGGCGACGTAATGTTCGGTGCTATTATGCCCTTGCAAAACCCACAAACTCCCGCTGAAGAGCACGGCGACTTCAAGTTCTCTGCTACTAAGGCTACTACGGGTTGGTTCATATCTCAGGATATGACAGACTCCTCAGGCTCTTATGCAGCCGAGAACCAGCAACGGTTGTTCCGCTTGGAAGCCCGTGACGTTGGTGAACAAGTACAAAAAAGTATTAAGCTATCGATTCAAAATGTCAAAGCTTCGACCACAAACGCTGATCCATACGGAACGTTTGATGTTGTAGTTCGTGACATTCGTGATACCGATAATAGGCAAAGAGTCCTAGAAAGATTCACCGCTTGTAATCTAAACCCAGCATCACCAGATTATATTGCTAATCGAATTGGTGATCAACATGATGTTTATGATTCGGCTGAGAAGCGCAACCGCCGATATGGTGAGTATGCTAACCGCTCTGATTATGTTAGAGTAGTGATGAACGGTGATGTAGAACGTGGCGCAACTGATCCACGCCTATTGCCATTCGGCTTCTTCGGTCCAACCAAGTATCGTGATGTTGACATCGTTAGTGGCTCAACTTCGCTTCATGCTTATGGTAAGGGTCAAGGCGGCACCGCAGGCGGCGGCAGCGTCCATAGTATGCTTGACGGCGGTGGCGCTGGCTTCGGTACATTGGTGAGTCATGCTACAGCGGGCATTATGCCCACAGACACCCAAATCTTGGATATGGGTAAGGCTAACATGACTGCCAGTATCCGATTCCCAGAGCTTCCATTGGTTGTTAGTTCATCCTATGGTTCACCTAACTCTAAAGAAGTAACACACTTTGGTGTGTACACAGGGCAGTCGATTGCAAACAATCGTTACAACCCAGAGCTTGCAGACATCGTTCGCAGCTTGAGTGTTAACTTCAAGGACTACACTGCGGAGGCATCGTTGGATTTGGCACAAGTCAATGCCGACACAGCAGCAACCCCCGATGTCCCAGTTCGCCAGGCAGACACAAGTACAGCAGGATCATCTGCTAGACAACACTCATTCGTGTTCTCACTTGATAATGTCGGACCAGTTCCAGGCAAAGCCAGCGAAGCCAAGCACTACTATGGTCTAAGAAAGGCTGGTTTCTCATACACCGCAGGTGCCGCTCATGGCGCTACAGGTGCTCGTGAAGCTTCCTTTACAACAGGTTCATACCAAAAGATTTTGGACGCAGGTTATAATAACTTTACAACCGTGCTGCATGGTGGGCATGACGGTCTAAACATCAAAGAGTCAGAACCTTTCAATAACACCAGACTTGGTACTGATGAGACGGCAGCCTATGCTCTACACTCAGTGGTCAGAGCACTTGATCTTGTTCGAGATCCTGAAGATGTTCAGTCTAACTTGTTGTCTGTCCCAGGCATTACCTCAACCATAGTCACCGATAAGATGCTAGAAGTAGCAGAAGATCGTGGGGATATGCTTGCAGTTATTGACTTGGGGAGCGTGTTCACACCTTCAACAGAGAATACAAGCAACTACCAGACTCGTGCTGGTAACACCGTGAAAACTGCTGTTGATGCTCTTACAAACCGTGAGATCAACACTAGCTACGGTGCTGCATACTACCCATGGGTTCGTGCCCGTGACACCCTAACTGGCAAGCTACTATGGCTACCACCTTCGATTCCTGCACTGGGCGCAATGTCCTTTACAGACCGAGTTGGTGCCCCATGGTTCGCCCCAGCAGGTCTAGCTCGTGGCGGTCTTTCTGACGGCGCAGGTGGTCTACCAATCATCGACGTTACCAAGAAGCTCACCTCGAAAGATCGTGATGATCTATACGCAGCAGGCATTAACCCAATCGCCAAGTTCCCAGCAGAGGGTATTGTGATCTTCGGGCAGAAGACACTACAGACTACCCCATCGGCACTTGATCGTGTTAACGTCCGTCGCCTAATGATCTTCATCAAACGTGAAATAAGCCGTGTAGCTGCTAGAGTAGTCTTTGCACAAAACACCAGAGAAACTTGGAATAGATTCTTGGGTGAAGCAGAGCCTATCCTCAGAAACGTCAAGGCACAGTTTGGTCTAGAAGACTTCAGACTTATTTTGGATGAATCAACAACAACTCCAGATCTGATTGACAGAAACATCATTTATGCTAAGGTGCTTCTCAAACCAACCAGGACTGCCGAGTTCTTCGCAATCGACTTCAGTATCGCAAGATCTGGCGCATCGTTTGCAGATTAATCTAAGGTGAGTTCTATATATTACGAGGAGAAAATATAAATGGCTGAGATATTCTGGAGTGCTCAAAACTCTGATCCAAAAAGAAAGTTTAGATTTCAATTGCTGGTTGATAATATCCCTGTATGGGTTGTCAAAACTGTACAGAAACCAGCAGTGACTGTGAACCCAGTTGTTCACCAGTACCTTAATCATGAGTTCAGGTACCCAGGACGTGTGACGTGGGATTCCCCAATCAATGTTACCTTGGTTGATCCTCTTGATCCAGATCTTGCCAGAACGACTTTGAACATGATTCGCAATGCTGGCTATCGTTATCCTCTAGATCCTAACCAGGCTAAGACAACGATGACCAAGGCAGATGCCACTAAGGCATTGGGTCGTGTTGCCATTCAGCAGATTGATGGTGAAGGCAATCCAGTCGAAGAATGGGTCCTTAGAAATGCATTTGTATCTAAGGTCACATATGGCGACTTGGATTACACCTCTGATGATATGAGTGAGATCACTCTAGAGATCACTTATGATTGGGCAGAGCTTCAGGTCTCACACGCCCCAGCTAATGGTTACAGCATAGACTCAGATCTACAGCAAGCCGACGCTGATGGTGTTGTCAAAAGCTAAGTCTAGTATTATAAAGAGCTAAACAAAAATAAAATGTTGTGGTAATCTATTTACTACAGGAAAGGTTTCGATAATATGGCACGCAATAAAAGTCGCACTAGTGCGCCCAAGGTAGAACAGGACGCAACGCCTCCTGCCCCAGCAGCAGCAACTTCACAGACACAAGAATTCAGTTGGTCAAACCCAACTGAGTTTGTGGATTTGCCATCTGGTGGAAAGTATTATCCTGAAGGACACCCACTTCACGGACAGGACGCAGTAGAGATTCGTTTCATGACTGCAAAGGAAGAAGATATTCTCACCTCACAAGCACTTATTCGCAAGGGTATTGTCCTAGATCGTCTAGTAGACAGCGTAATCGTAGATAAGCGCATTACATCAAATGCTTTGCTAATCGGCGATAAAAACGCTATTCTAATAGCAGCAAGAGTTACGGGCTATGGAGAAGAATATAATGTAAAGATTACATGTCCTGCCTGTGGTGAAGACTCAGAAGAAGAATACATGGTTAGTGACATTATGACAGTCAAGACTGCTGACGCATCTGAAATTGTTTGGAATGACGATGGCACCTTTGATATTCAGCTACCAATGACGAAGGCTACAGTAAGCTGTCGTTTGATGACAGGCGCCGACGAAACTGCTAATGCTCAGAGAAGAAAGCAGATGAAGAAACATCGCATGGCTAACAATGAGCTAACGACTATGCTTCGCACGATGGTTGTAAAGATCAACGGCAATTCGGATAGAGCTATGATCAATAGCTTTGTCGAGAACATGCCAGCAAGAGATGCAAGACATCTAAGAATTACTTATACCAAGGCTGTTCCAAACGTGGAACTGAGCACAGACTTTGACTGTGGCAACTGTGGTCACTCCGCAGATATGGAGGTCCCGCTCAATGCGGGGTTCTTTTGGCCTGACGCCTGAGCACGCTACACAGCTTTATGAGCAGTTCTTCTTGATGAAGTACCATGGCGGATGGAGCTTTACTGAAGCATACAATCTGCCAGTCAAATTGAGAAGGTGGTTTTTAGAGAGGTTAGCGGAAGAAATAAAGAAAGAGAATGAAGCGCATAGGGCAGCGATGCGCAAAGCAAAGAGGGGCTAACACCCCTCTTTTATTTTACTTTCGCAAACTATTTACTAAGTATAAGTGAGGTTCTGCACATGAAAGAAGATCAAGATAAAGATTTATCCTCAGTAGTGATGGATTTGGGCGCTAACAGAAGAGGAACTTTAAACGAAAGCGTGCTTAGTATATTCGCCGCTTGGGTTCAGTATCTTTTAGAGAAGATGTTTATGGGTGCCAAGGTCCCAGTCAAGGTAAGGGGCAATAGACTTGAGGTCATGCGCTTTACGGATACCTTGGTAGCAGAGAAGCGTTTTATGACTGCTATAAAGAAATATGGCTTAGACAGTCCGCTTACATTTAAGAACCGTGCAAAACTTGAGAAGTCAATCAGACTATTCGAGAAGGAGACTGGCATGAAATGGCCAGTGCGATAGAGGGTTAGTCGATGGCTATGTTCCCCACAGAAGAAGAATTAGCTCGCAATGAAAAGCTGATACAGCAAAATAAGCAAATACTTGAGCAGAATAAGCAAAGTGCGCAAGCCATGCAAGATATGGCGACAGCGAAGCAGATGCTTAGTAATCTTGACGACGCAGATATACAGTCAGCACAAGAGGCACTCTTATTACAGCAAGAGGCTTTTGAAATTGAGGAGAAGAAAAGAGAACTAGCGAAACAGGGTCTGACGATAAGTACCGCCGAAGAAATATCATATCAAAATAAATTGGAGGGTATCCGAGTAGCCAGAGATATGCATGGAGACATAGCCAATTTACTTGATAAGACCCGACGAGAGCACGAAGATGTAACAGAAGAGATCAGAAAACAAAATCATGAACTTGAACAAGGCAAAAAAGAAATAGAAGCCTTTAAGAAAAAAATGGATAAGGTCCAAGGGGGTTTCAATAAAGCTCAGGGTATCGCTTCTTCACTTGGTTCAGAAATGGGCGGCATGGTTTCAGGCGCTGCCGACTTTGCCATGGGTCTTGGTAAGGCTGTACTCACTGGAAACTACCTTGAATTTGCACTTGATCTGGCGCTTGATGCAATGGCGGCACTAATCGGCGCATCCATGAAGTTGTCAAGTATACTTGCAGAGGGTATAAGATCCTCAGGCTTGCAAGACTTCGAGCAATTGTTATATGCCAACGTGGCTGCGACAAATCAGTTTGGACTAGACGCCGAAGCCACAGCCAGATTACTATCTGGACTCAACGATGGCTTTGGGCAGTTCGCTCTTGTATCGGACGATATGAAAGGGAAGCTAATAGAACAAGCAGCAGCCCTTAGTAATCTTGGTGTTTCTGCCGCCGAATCAGGAAAGCTATTTGATACACTGGTTGTAGGTATGGGGATGTCAGCATCCGAAGTCGATCAGGTTGGCGATCAATTTACACAACTAGGTCAGATCGTCGGTAAGTCAACAGCAACAATGGTTTCAGATTTCAATAGAATGTCGGGTAGTCTGGCTCAGTTCGGGTCAGGTGCTTTGGATGTATTCCAGGATGTGCAGGAAGCTGCCGCTCGAACAGGGATCAGTGCAGATACAATGATGGGCGTATTTGAGAAAACCACAACATTTTCAGGCGCTGCTGATATGGCTGGAAAATTGAATGGCGTTCTTGGCACAACTGTTGATGCCATGGAACTTATAAATTCAGAAAACCCTGCTGAAACTATGGACATACTAAGAAATTCTTTATTGGATGCAGGAAAATCTTTTGAAGAAATGACTATGCAAGAGCGCCGCTTTTTGGCAGAAACATCAGGTATTAATATGGCAGAGCTACAAAAGGGACTCTCAGGCGGCGAGCTTGATACAAAATCCCCAGGGGAGACAGCATTAGAAAGCCTCTCCAAGAAAGCTATGGAAGTTGGTAAGCAAATATCAGCTACCTTTGATAAAGTATTTAATGCTTTAGCTACTTCAGGCGTGCTAAAAGACCTTGAAGAAACATTGGGAAGTTTGTTTGGAGAAGGCAGTTCGACCGATTCGTTTGCTAACTCAGTGATCCCAGGCATGGTCGGTGGAGCCAAGATTCTTGTGGGGCTGTTTAAAAGCCTAGCTAATGCCTTCAAGATCGCAATGGCAATTATCAGCCCCATATTATCTGTCTTTACTTTCGCAACTCAGCTTGTAGGCGAGTTGGTGATGGCTATCGGCAAACTATCTGAATATATTACCAGCTTCCTTATCGAGCCAATGGAGAAGTTAGCCGCCACGATCACGGGTGGTATATCAGGGTTCTTAGGAAGTGTCTTCGGCGCAGACGATTATGTATCAAAGGGCGGCAGCACTTCAAGTTCTTATGGTGATAGGATGCTATTTGACAAGGGAGACCTTGTTGCCCTTAACGACGGAGACACAATCATAGCAGGAACCAATGTTCAGTTTGCAAATGATATGGTGTCTCAGGCGGCGAATCAGAGAACAGGGATAGCTGCAAACAATGCAGCAGGTAGCCAGCAAAGAGCACCAGCCCCAGCAGCCCAGGTTGCTAGCGGACCTTCAACTGTGAATTTGATGTTAGATAGAATAAATCTTGGTAAGGTCGTTGGCGACTTGGTAGAAGAAAAGATGAGTGTTGCTACTTAATATGGAGACACAATAAACTACTATGACTAAGCCTATAAAACCACAAGACCTACCCAAGCCAGATTCTCAATCGGATAAACAACAAAAATCCCTCCAGGGCTTGATGGATCAGCCAGTCGATCCAGGCGGCGCAATTTCGGCTTTATATGGTCAGGGTTTGACATTAACATTTACACATGTACCAACTGGCTATCATGTTACATTCGCAGCTATGCTAACCTCATTTGACGACAGTTTCAATGCAGAGTTCCAGGGCACAAAAGTTTATGGGCGAATGGATCAGATTGCTGTCTATACAGGAACTACCAGGCTAATTAACTTTTCATTTGATATAGTAGCAAACTCGCAAGAAGATGCATATTTCAACCTTGGGAAGATAAGTCGCCTTGAGAGCTTTATGTACCCAGCCTATGATGGCAGCGGTGAGACTGGAACGAGCACAATCTCAGCAGCGCCTTTGATGAGGATAAAGTTTGGCAATCTTATACAGGGCTCGAATAACGAGGGTTTGTTGGGATATATAAATGTTGTCAATACTGCTCCGAATTTTGAGCACGGTTTTTTGATAGAGGAAGATGGGTCTATATATCCAAAAGCCTACACCATGAATGCAACATTCAATGTTCTTCACGAGCATGAGCTTGGATGGTATAAGGACGGACCAAATTGGAAATGGCGTGGTGATAAGAACGGACAATACCCATACACAAACAATTTACCAGATGGCGCTTACTTTCAAAGACCCGCAGGCTCTGCCCCGACCATGGCTGAATTGAATGCTACCAACAACCAGACAGCTACCCCAAGCACGGATGCCACCGCCGATGGCGCTTCGCCTGATAGTAAAAATAGAAAAGCTGATAAGATTAAGGCAGCCAAAAAGAATAAGGTTACAAGCTCAGCACTAACCCCAGGTGGTCGTGTTGGCCTAACTCGACCAGAGTAAGATATAGGAGGCAGTAATGAAGAATAGATATTTCCAGAGAGAAGTCATTATCAACGATGATGAAAACTATAAAAGAGAATTTCTAGATAACAAGCGTGACGCTAAAGTAATCAATCATTACGACACTCCTGTATTCAGATATCCAGATACTGATGAGATAGCCCAGCTTCAGATAATAGAGGTTATCTGGGACTCAAGGTCCAGACTATTCAATCTAGCTAATAAATATTATAATGATCCCACACTGTGGTGGGTCATCGCTTTGTTTAATCAAAAACCAACAGAGGCTCATTTTGTGTTGGGTGAGACAGTTTATATACCCTTACCATTGGAACAAGTCTTAAGAATTATGAGGGCATGAGATGGCCAGCAACGATAAACAAGATAGTGCGATACTGAGAGGTAATATCCAGGCTTACTTAATAAACAGCCTGAAGGTTTTAGAGCCAGCGATGCATAAGACTCGTGGCACTAAATTTACTAGACATCTTGTCCATACGAAATTTGATCCTTGCGAGCTTGTATCACAATTTAATAAAACTACGGGCATTGAGGCTTACATGAGAGCTTTGCCAGCACAGTTGAGTGGTCTGATGCCAAAAATAAGAATATACTTGAGACAGGGTGAGGGCACTGATGGAAAGCCAAAACCTGATATACCTGTTCATTTTAGTGGGCATACGTCAGCCACATATAGCCAAGCAACTCAGGGCGGAAATCTAGATATATTTGCTAGTCAAGCCAAAGGTCGGGATGTGGGCATCACTAGATTCCATGTGTCGATTGACAATAAATTTAAGTTTAAGTCAGTACAAGCTAGCATGGAGCTATACTTCAAGAATATGGCAGACCTTTCACAGGGTCCTTATTTGCATTTGATAAAGTTGATGAAGAAGAACCAGCCCTATAATAAAGGTGGTCAGGACAACCCTAAGACAAAAATGCAAGCTCTGGCTCAAGAGCGCAAAGCAATGGCAGCCAGACTCAAGGTAGACAAGGCGGGGAGAGTACAGTTAGGACCAGCGGAGAAAGTAAGACCCGTCGCTAAGCGCCTCGACCCAGCACCACTTAAAGCTGTAATCGGCTGGGCAACAAACAAAGGTGAAGATTTACCACAAGATCGTACTGGTAATGTGCCAACTAGAAACTTATATAATTTCTTAGAAAGATCAGCCTTGACACTGTTGCTTAATGTTAATAAGTATAGTATTGACTTTGGCGATCAGGGTGAGATAAAATTATCTATAGAGATGACTGGTTATGCAGACGATAGTATGTCTGCAAACGATGCCAATATATTTATGAATCCGTGGAAAGTTCAGCGATCAACACCGCACCCTAATGTTAGAAACCGCACAGGCAATCCAATTGGTGTAACTAACACAAAAACAAAAAACATGCTACGGATTACGGAAATATTTGGTAAACCAATTCATGAGCTTGATCTCAATGCTTTGCCAAGGCTTAGAGGAGCGAAACTAAAAGATGGATATTTTTACAGCCTCCTACAGCAAAAAAAGGTAGCCTTGCAGAGTGCAACAGTGCTGTCGAAAAATAAAGCCAGAATAAGATTAGACCCTGAGATTACTAAGCACTTAATCGCTATCACTCAGAAGGACATTGAAATAGTTAAATTACAATCATCAGCAGACGGCGGCAAAGAACTCAACAAGCTTCGTGAAAATCTGAGCAAGCTTAAAAAGATACACAAACTAATTGGTGATGCTATTAAAGGGAACGTTTACAGGAATTTTCTAGAACGCCTCGAAGCAACTAAAGGAGTAATGTCATTCCAGGTCCCTGCCACGGAGCTTGGGATTACTGCTGAACTTAGCGATGAAAATACAGATAAGGAGTCAGTATCTACTTCTGTTGATGCGTCGGCATCAAGAGGGCGTGGGTTATCTAGCCCGCCAAATTTTGTAGCGGCACAGATCAGTTCGGCGACTTTCGACGCTGCTGGTGCGTCAAGCAAGGAAGCGAGAAAAGACCAAAGAGGCGGCTTGGCTTCCTCACAGCCATTTACTGTGTCACCCGCAGCAGCCAAGAATAAGGATAAAGATGGAAATAGTAATTTCCTGGTACCGATTACATTTGTACGAGTTGGGGACATAATAGACACAGCATTTCACAGTTCAGGATTCTTTACTCATAATATCAACAAAAAGGAGGGTACATTTAGGGTTGTCCTAGATAGCGTTCTCATCGACCTACCAAAAGAGGGGGTTACCTCGTTTAGCTTAGCAGACATTCCGATCCAACTGTCTGCATTTGAATACTTCTTTTTTGAAAAATATGTAAAGAGAAACGTAACCAATGTGCCTCTTCGTGGATTCTTGGATGACTTTATGAAGTTCGTTGCCGCTGAGATGTCAAATGCGGGACTCACTGGAGAGGGTACTTCTCAATTTGAGCCATTCATTGTCCCATTCACAGCGCCTAATATTAATGGCAAACCGCTGAAGCCAGGAAAAGAATATACAAAAACATCAGTAGAATTCAATACCAGCACATCAAGCCCAAGAGGCTTTTCGGTTAAGAGAGAAGCTGAGAGTAGTATCAACATGGAAGATTTGAACAACTACATAATTTTATCAATGGTTCAAAATCCGTCACTCCCAGGAGAAGCGAAGGTAGATAACGGCAGGGGTATTTATCACCTGGTGCTTGCGGCAGGCAGAGGACCCGTTAAATCGATCAAGTTCAGCGAGATGGATGTGTCGGAGCATATCAGGACAATGAATATCCGTGATGGTTCAGCAGACTTTCCAACAGTGCCACAAAATGCCACGGTCGATCTAGTCGGTGCTCCACATTTTTGGCAGGGTCAGATGGTATATATCGATGCCGACTACGCTATGGAAAACGCATCCATAAATATTGGCATTGGTGGGTATTATTTTATTACAAAAGTAACTCATGATCTCAATGAGGGTGATTTCAAAACAACGCTCGATTGCCGATGGCAGGCATATAAAGAGGTTGCTCCAAAAAGCGCCAGCAAGAGGAGTAGTAATAAATGACCAGACCAGTATCTTTTGGAAACAATTCGCTTGGCTCATCAGATAGCTTCAGGGAGAAAAAGGTTTACTATGAACAGGTTTTCCCTGAGGACCTCATTCCAAATCACATATCTCTATGGGATGACAACAGGTTATATGGTAGAGTAAATATGGATAATGAGATTATAACACTTAGAGAAAGTACTCTTTCACCACTAAAGGCAACTAAAAACAACGCTGCTATGTTCGCACCAAACTTTATAGCCGATGCTTTCGGTGATTTAGTTGATAAACTGGATGCTTGCATGAAAGAAGGCAAAATAGTACCTAGAGGTCCATTTGCTAACTTGGAAGTGGTCCGTGGGTGGAGCAGTGTCAACCAAGAGTACGATAGATTCATGAAAGATCAAATTTTTAGCGTATTTGTAGAGCAATTCCTTATTTTTAGCAAACAAAACGAAAGAATAAAAGGCTTTTCTGGATTTTTAGAGGTTTTTGGCGGATTTTCAAAGCATTTAGGTAAACTATTGCCGCTTACGAGAACTGGATTTGTTGAGAGCACTTATTGTACTCCATATACTACAGGATTGGTGATTGATATAGGTAGGGGAGACTATTCGGATGATTTTGAGAAATCTGCAACCTACATCAATGATCCAAACTTTTTATTTTTCGCTGATACGGCAAAACAATTTGGATTTTTTGTTGATAGGAACGCCCCTTGGCGTTTGATTGCTAATTTGGGCTCCGCTGCTATGCAACGCTATGCAGCAAAAAGCGGTATTGTGCTGACAGACAATATACTAGAAAACATTGCAATAATTCAGGATTCGATGTATAAGATAACTAGCCCTGTTGATATGAACATCCTAGCAGCCTATCTAAAGGATATGTATAATGCGTATGTCGAGAGAAATCCATACTTGTTTGAGCAGATTATGAAAGAAGACCACAAGTGTGGTTCAGTTAGTAGAGTATACGAAAGAGATCAGATTGGCGATGCAGTGATGGATGAGTCGTTTGTGACTGGTGAATACAAATACCGCTGGGCAGTGAGAAGTCACTATTATATGAGAATGTTTGAACGGGGCATTAAAATAGATCTTCATAAGGATAAGAAAAGGCTTCGCCACTTATACAACATCATGGATGCAATGACGCCCAGTCAGGCACCAAGCATTGAGGGATATAGGGAAGCTGTTAGAACTATAGAAAATGAGATAATTGGACCCTTTGCTCCATTGCCCAGGGGTATGCAGGATGAAGATGATGACCTATTTTCACCGATTCCGAACTATTAATATTGAACAAAACATATTTTATGTGGTAGAAAGGGATTATGTTATTCCAAACCATAGACGATAAAAAAGAATGTTCTGGCATCTTTCACGGTGGCAGTATGACCTACAACCCAGAAGAGTTCCCTGATGACCTGACCAGAACATGGAAGTATACAGCATCCATGGAAGGTTACAGAGGGGTTGACTATGCGGAGATATATGCTCTAGGTAAGACACTCGATGAGATATGCCCAGAGCACTTACAGGATGAGTGGAAGATTGTTAAAGAAAGAATGCAGGCTTTCTTTAAGGCAAATGCCACTGCCAAGATCAGCACATCGCAACATTGTTTGTTTGAATTGATCCCAGAGAAGTTTCTAAAAGACCTGTGTAATATGAAAAACCTGATCAGTGACTGGGTTATCGAGAACACAAAACGACCACCAAATTATAAACACTTGCTATCTACTTTGGAAATGCTTCGTGATGTTGAAGCTTACGATATTAATATTGATCCCCTAAAGGTTCGTGCCATTAAAAATGAGCCAACTGCTAGATTGGTACTTGATAGACTCAGCAGAGGTTACACAAAAATTAAATACAACCTGTTTTCCACCAGAACAGGTAGGCTAACTTGCACACAAAGATCCTTCCCAATATTCACCTTAAAGAAGCAGCATCGTGAAATCATCGTGCCTTCAAATGATATGTTTGTTGAATTGGATTTTAACGGTGCTGAGTTGAGGACTCTGCTAGCTCTTAGCGGACAGGAGCAACCAACTGGTGATGTGCATGATTGGAATGTAAAAAACGTTTTTGATAGCCAGGTTTCACGAGAAGAATCAAAAGTATTATTCTTTTCGTGGCTGTATGGGTCTGGCTCGGAAGAATTGAAAAAGTGGAGAAGTTCACTGTCGAAGGTTTATAACACTAGGACGCTAAAATCCAAACATCTGGATGTTGATATGATTATGACCCCATATCATAGAGAGATCGCAGCCAGCGAGCGTTTGTTTATCAACTATCTAATCCAATCGACGACGGCTGATTTGTGCTATGAGCAGTTTAGGAAAGTTTGGGATATCATCAGGGGCACCAACAGCGAGGTGGCTTTTGTTCTGCATGATGCGATTGTTGTTGATTTATCCCTGAGTGACAGACCGTTGCTAGAAAAAATGATGAATGTCATGGCGCAAACTAGGTATGGTCAGTACGGCGTCAATGTTAGCATTGGTAAGAACTATGGCGATATGAGGAAGACGAAACTTGGCTTATAGAATATTGGGTATCGGTACCGCAGCGTGCAAAACAGCAGAAGCCTTCAAGAGGGAAAAGAATTATCTAGTTGACGTGATTGACGATGAGACCCTTGGTGCTCATGCAGATATGGAGACGTATGAAAAGAAGTTCGACTCTAAAAGTCTAGCCAAGGTATTCAAGAAGTATAGGAAGAACGACGAGGTACTAATAATAGTCAGCGGCTCGTCGGCATCTAACGGCAGCTTGTTGCGAATCGCTGAAATGATAAAACGTTGTTCATGTTCAATTCTTTACTTATACCCAAGCATAACTTGGTGCAGCCCAACAGAAAAAATTAATAATAAGATAACTTTTGGTGTTCTGCAAGAAATGACTAGATCTGGTCAATTTGAGCGTTTCTACATTATTTCAATGGAAGAAATGGAAAAGCATATAGATAAAGTAACTCTCAAGGAGGTGGAGTCGGAACTAAACAACAAGATATACTCCTTGGTCAGTATGCTGATATACATGGATCATGTAACCCCAGACCGAACAAATTATGAAGCTACTCGACAGTCCACTAGAATTGTTAGTCTAGGGTACTTCTCAGACTCTGGAGAAGACCACCTTCTTTATCCCATTGACGAAGAAGATGTAAAAGAGAGAATTTATTATTTTGGGATTCCAGAGGATGAATTTACAACCACAGCCCTAATGGAGATAAAGAACCATCAAACGCTCAAGCTCGCTCAAAATTCAAGTACATATTTTAAGGCTTACTCAATGAAGGGAGAGATCAGCGTTAGATATTCTTTGTACTTAACGGACATTCCACAATCCACACCCTATTTATAAAAGAACGAGAAGTTTCAATATATAAGGGGGTGAAGTAATAATGGAAAGAGGAGTTTTACTGGCTACATTTGTTCGTGGCGAAGAAGAAGAAATAGAGAAAGCAATAAATAAAATACTAGACACAGTAACTCTAACTAATAAATTCATTTTTGTACTATCACAGAAGTCCGACCCAAAGAAAAAAATTATAACATATAACTCATCCCTACAAGGGCAGGCAATTATAAAGAACGAGTATTACACCATTAGGGTGCACCGCAAAAAGAAAACCAATACTCTTTATACAATCAACGGACTCAATCTAGCAATTGAAGCAGAGCATGACGGTCAGCGTGGCAAACACCTAAAACTTGACTGGGAAAAATACAGAAGTCATGTTATAGTATCGCACGGGAACACCCTAAAGGCGATACCAGTAATACTTGAGAAGATCCTCGAAATCAAATTCGACTAAAATATTTCTTTACAAAGAGAATAACCTGAAGTATACTTACTGTATGGAAAATGGTAAACTGACAAATCGAGCCATGGCATTTCTTAGTGGGTATTATTTTATACTTATTTTCTTGACAGCCTGCATTTTTTATGACATAGTAGTAACTGAAGTCACAGGATTCACTTTTGGATATATCTTTGCCATATTCTATTTTATATACAGGCTCAAGGCTGTGCGTCAGCTTCTTGAAGACAACGATCACTACAACTAACTGCATTGCCAGTAAAAACAAAAAAGATTTTAAAAGCATTACACACCGTAAAAAGTGTGCTAATATGGTCTCAAGGTCAACTAACCAGTAAAGGAGAAATACAATGGGTATTGACTTAAGTAAGATGCGGCAGAAGCACTCTGCCTTGACTAATAAGGGTGGCGGCTCAAACGACACCTTTTGGAAACCAGAAGAGGGGACACAGACTATTCGTATCGTTTGTCCGAAGGATGGCGATCCATTCCGTGACTACCTCTTCCATTACCGCATGGGCGCTGATAACAACACCAGCATGATTAGCCCACGCACCTTTGGTCGGGTCGATCCGATCGCTGAGTTCGGCAATCAGTTGTGGAACGAAGGCACGGAAGCTTCCAAGCAAGAGGCTCGGAACTTCTTCCCTCGTATGCGAGTATTTGCACCCGTCGTCGTTCGTGGCGAAGAGGACAAAGGCGTTCGCATCTGGGGCTTCTCGAAGACCACTTATGAGTCTTTGCTAAACATCGTTCTCGATCCTGAGTACGGTGATATCACTGACCCACACACGGGCACTGATATTCGTTTGGAGTACGGTAAAAAGGCTGGACAGATGTATCCAACCACCGAGCTTCGCCCAATGCGTAAGGCATCTAAGCTTTCTAAGACCGATAAGGAAATCGATACGATCTTAGAAACTATGCCCGTCTTCAGCGAAGTATTCCCTGAGACCACGACCGAGGATGCACAAAAGCTACTCGATCAGACTCTTGAGGGCGGCTCCACCGATGTTTCAGAAGGTACAGCCAAGTATGGCGGTAAAGCTGAAGCAGAAACCAATGACATCGACAAAGCGTTTGATGATCTACTGGCGTAGTTGACCTTCGCTAATCCGCAGGGAGGCACGGGATTACAGGTGCCTCACCCTTCGGGGATAATATTTTATAAAGGAGAGTAGCATAATGACTACCAACAAAACACTTAGCGTCCATTATGTGGGCACATTCGATGACGGCACTGTATTTGATGATTCCAAGAGCCGTGGCGATGCCTTGCAAGTTCAAGTAGGCGCTGGACAACTAATCCCTGGCTTCGAGCAGGCTGTATCGGAGATGGAGGTTGGACAAACTAAAAAGATCCGCCTACGTCCAGAAGACGCCTATGGACCAACTAACCCCACGCTCATTCAGGAGGTTGGCAAAGAGGCATTTGATGAAGGCTTCAACTTTCAGGTTGGTGAGTATGTTTCTGGTCAAGGAGAGAATGGAGAGCCTGTAACTGCACAGATTGTCAACGTTGAAGATACTAAGATAACTCTTGACTTCAACCACCCAATGGCGGGCAAGAATCTTAACTTTGAAATTACAGCAGTAGAATCTTAGTGTATAATATCAGTACTAGGAGGAATGATGGCAAAAACTAATGCACTTGTAAGTGACTTGAGGAACTCCCTCAACAAGCAAGCAAAACACACAATCGCTTATGACTTGCACGGTGAAAACCCTACAGAAGTCAAGACTTGGATCTCAACTGGCTCTACTGTGTTGGACCTAGTGATTTCAAACCGACAAGATGGCGGTATCCCTGTAGGGAAAATCACCACTATTGCAGGTGAGTCACAAAGTGGCAAGAGTTTGATCGCTACGCATATCTTGGCTAACACACAGAAGAAAGGCGGGATTGCTATCTATATTGATACTGAGAACGCCAGCGACCCTGGGTGGATGGTTAATCTAGGACTCAGCACTGATGAAGATTTCTTGTACTTGCAAACGCAAACCCTGGAGGATACCTTCCAAGCAATCGAGAATGTTATTGCCAATGTAAGGCAGAAAGCACCAGATCGTTTGGTGTGTATCGTTTGGGATAGCGTTGCGGCAACCCCAGCACGGGCAGAGGTCGAAGGTAGTTATGATCCTAACTCACAGATCGGCGTGTCGGCACGAGTTATCGCTCGTGGTCTACGCAAGATCACAGAGATGATTGGGCAACAAAAGATCGCTCTTGTACTAACTAACCAACTCAAAACAAACATTGGTCAGATGTTTGGAGACACAAGAGTTGAGCCAGGCGGCAAGGGACTACCTTATCAGGCTTCTGCCCGTGTATGGTTGACACGGCACACAGGTAAAGCCAATGGGGTTATTACTAACGACCAGGGTCAGCTTATTGGCTACAGGACCTCAGCCCAGATTGTGAAGAATCGCTTCGGACCACCTAACAGGACTTGTGAGTTCGATGTGTTATTCGACCTGGCAAATAACAAGGTTGGCGTCGATGATGAAGGTTCGTGGCTTAAGGTTATTGCAGGGTCAGATAACTGCCCCAGAGCAGGCGCATGGTATACTCTAAAATATGATGACGGGGAAGAAAAGAAGTTTCAAAAAGCAGACTATCCTCGTCTGATTCAAAATGAGAAATTTCGCAGTAGAGTCCTTGACATTCTACACAATGAGCTTATTATAGGATATGATCAAAGTGTAGATGGCGATGTGTCGGCAGAATAAGTTCCTTAGCGCAGCTATCAGAAAGATAGACTCTTCCAACTCTGACTATAGCGTCCAGCATAGACACGCTGCCGTTATTGTCAAAGGGGGAAGAGTTTTATCTTCTGGGGTGAATAGGATCAAAACACACCCTAAAGCTGTTGTCGAGGATGAAGACGGTGAAATGATTTGTAAATCAATTCATGCAGAGATGGATGCTATCTCAAGAGTTAAGAATAAAGAGCAACTTAAAGGGGCTACTATCTATGTTGCCAGAAAAGGCAGAAGTGATCAAGTTGGAATGTCTTTGCCATGTACAATGTGTCAGCGAGCACTAAGAGAGCATGGCTTAAATAAAGCTATATTTACAACAGAGCATGATCATGGGGTGATATATTTTGGAGGGGAAGAATGAAAGGTTTTATTATGATGGAAATGCCAAAGAGAATTAAGATAGCTGTTCCAATTGAGGATGACGGCGGAATCTGTGCATTCACTTTGAAGAACATGAGAGATCGAGCCTGGGGCATAGTGGCAGATATGGAATACGAAGATGACCGACGTGACGCATAAAAGACTTTTACTGATTGACGGTATGAATAACTTCCTCAGGTCCTATGTGGTAAACCCTAGCCTAGACGCTAATGGTTCCCATATTGGCGGCATGGTAGGGTTTATTAATTCACTAAAAAAAGCTATGACAGAGACCAAGCCCGATGCTGTAATCATAGCATGGGAAGGCACTAATGGCTCTCGCAAGCGGAAAGAGATAAACAAAAATTATAAGGCAGGACGCAAACCGCCACGTCTCAACCGAGAGTATGAGTTTACTGCTGAGGAAGAAGCAGAGAATAAATTACAGCAACTCATTATGCTGATTGACCATCTAGAGAAGCTACCTGTGTTGCAGTTGTCGTTAGATGAAGTGGAGGCAGATGATGTTATTGCTTGGGCTACAAAGTCCAATCATTATGCAGATTATCAAAAAATTATCTATTCTAATGACAAAGACTTCCTTCAGTTGTGTGACGACAAGACTATCCTGTATCGTCCTACAGCTAAACAGGTTCACAACAAAAATTCTATTATAGAAGAATTTAAAATCCATCCTCGAAACTTCGCTATTGCTAAAGCAATCGCTGGTGATAAATCAGATAATATTATTGGCGCACCACGAGTTGGTTTGACCACGGTGGCTAAAAGGTTCCCGTTTCTATGTGAGGATAAAGATTATATTTTACAGCAAGTCTTCGACTTTTGCGAGGAGAAGGTAAAACAAACTAAGAAACCACCACAGGTTTATAATTCTGTGCTAGAGTGCTCAGGGACACTAAAAGATAATTATGATATCGTTCAGTTGTACGAGCCCATGATCTCCTTGCAGGGTCAGCAAAGACTGTCTGAAGCAGTGAACGGCTTTACGCCACAACTACAGAAGAATGATTTTAGGATGTCTTTAATGAAGCACGGTATCAGCGGCATCAGCGTAGATAATTTATTCCAATCTTGTATGCAAATTGTAGTAAACAAATAATAGTGTTTAGGGTATTGTAGCATACCCAGGAGAATAGCATGACCGATCAAAGGTTGACAGAAGAAGATAGCTTTTCTAAGTTTGGCAAAAGCTTTCAAGAGAAATTGGGTAAGTTGATCTTACTTGATCGCTCATTCGCTAATCAGATGACTGAAGTGCTGGATATCAAGTTTCTAGAACTTCGATATTTGCAGGCATTTGTAGAACTCATTTTTCAGTACAAAGAGAAGTACAGTGTCCACCCAACATTTGAAACAATGGTTTCGGTTATTAGAACTGAGATGGATGACTATCCCGATGTAGTACGCAAGCAGGTGATCGAATACCTTTCTAAGCTGAAAACTAATCAAATAAGTGATGAAGATTCTGATTTTGTCAAGGAGAAGTCGTTAGACTTCTGCAAGAAGCAAAAACTCAAAGAAGCCATCCTTAAATCCGTGGGCTTGTTGCAGACGTCATCCTTTGACGAGATCCATAAGGTTATTGATACAGCCCTCAAGCTTGGTCTGGATGATAGTCATGGTCATGATTTTGTCCAAGACTTTGAACAAAGATATATTATGAAGGCTAGAGATCCTGTGATTACAGCATGGCAAGAGGTTGACAAGATTACACGAGGTGGTCTTGGCAAGCGAGAGCTTGGTGTAGTTATTGCTCCAACTGGAGCGGGCAAATCAATGGCTCTGGTACACCTTGGCGCTATGGCAGTTGCTATGGGTAAGACTGTCATGCACTATACTTTGGAGCTAGCAGAAGGAGTGGTGGGAATGCGTTACGATTCTTGTCTCACTACGATCCCTCTGTCGAACCTACACGACCATAAAGATAAGATCAAAGAAAAAATTACTACCCTAGATGGGCAGCTAATTATTAAAGAATATCCTACAAAGTCTGCAACTACAAAGACTTTGGAGTCGTCGCTAGAGAGGCTTCGACAAAGAGGCATTGAGCCCGACATGGTTATTGTCGATTATGCTGATCTGTTGCGCCCTGTAGCTACTAATTACAGGAGCGAGCATCGCCACAATCTTGAGTCAATTTATGAAGAGTTGCGAGGCATTGGACAGAAATTTGACCTACCAGTTTGGACAGCCAGCCAAACTAATAGAAGTGGGTTGAATGCGGAGGTTATTACTATGGAATCAATCAGCGAGGCTTTCAACAAATGCTTTGTAGCTGATTTCATTTGCACAATCTCCAGAACAGCAGAAGATAAAGTTGAAGGCGGTGGTCGCATGTTTATCGCTAAGAATAGAAACGGACCCGATGGCATCGTCTTTCCAATGGAGATCGACACTAGTAGAGTCAAGTTGAGGGTTTTGCAACCAGAGGCTGGCTCGGACCTAAACTCGGTAGTCTCTAGAACCCAGCAGGAACAGAAAGAACACTTGCAGCAAAAGTATCAAAAGTACAAGAATAAGAAACAGAAGATGCAGGACACAAACAACAACCAGAAGGCAGCAAGTTCGCAGCTTAGTGGATTAAACAAAGAAGAATTTAGAAAGCTCGCCCAAAAGCAAGCTAACCAACAAGAACAAAAGGAGACTAACGTCAATGTCTGAGCCAGAACTATCAAACAAGATCCTATCTGATATAACAGTTTATATGAAATATGCCAGGTTTTTACCTGAAGAGCAGCGCAGGGAAACGTGGTCAGAATTAGTAACTCGTAATATGAACATGCACATCAAAAAATACCCCAAGCTGGAAACGGAAATCCGTGAGAAATATCAGCTTGTTTATGATAAGAAGGTACTCCCTTCGATGCGCTCCATGCAGTTCGGCGGAAGACCGATTGAAATCGCCCCCAATAGAATTTTTAATTGCGCCTATCAACCTATCAACGATTGGCGTGCATTTGGTGAAACCATGTTTCTTCTTTTGGGCGGAACTGGCGTCGGCTTCTCCGTCCAGAATCATCACATCGAAGAACTACCAGAAATTCGTAAACCTAATCAGAAAAGAACTCGGAGGTACTTAATCAATGATAGTATTGAAGGATGGGCTGATGCCGTTAAATATCTTATGCGTAGCTACTTCTATGGCGGCTCGAAGCTACGATTTGATTTTAGTGATATTCGCCCTAAAGGTGCTCGCCTTGTAACCTCTGGTGGCAAAGCCCCAGGACCTCAGCCCTTGCGTGAGTGCCTGGTGAAGATCGAGGGCTTACTAAGCGAAAAAAGCGATGGTGACAAGCTAAGCTCAATTGAGGTGCATGATATTATTTGCCATGTGGCTGATGCTGTCTTGGCTGGCGGCATCCGAAGAGCCGCTTTGATTTCCCTGTTTTCAGCCGACGATGATGAAATGATTGCAGCCAAGTCGGGCAACTGGTGGGAAACCAGCCCGCAGAGAGGCAGAGCAAACAACTCAGTCGTCTTGTTACGACACAAGGTTGATGAAGAGTATTTCATGAATCTTTGGGAGAGAATTAAGGCATCGGGAGCAGGCGAGCCAGGCTTTTATCTGTCGAATGATAAGGACTGGGGTACGAACCCATGCTGTGAAATTGCCCTTCGCCCACACCAATTCTGTAACCTGACTGAGGTCAATGCTAGCAACATTACTAGTCAAGAGGATTTGAATGAAAGAGTTGAAGCGGCTTCCTTCATCGGTACCCTACAAGCGGGCTACACAGACTTCCATTATCTGCGCCCAGTTTGGCAGCGAACAACTGAAAGAGACGCACTTGTTGGAGTTTCTCTAACTGGTATCGCATCTGGTCGTGTGCTGGCAGATGGAATTTCCTTGAAAGAAGCATCCCAGAACGTAAAGAAGGAAAATGTTAGAGTGTCTGAGCTTATTGGGATTCGCCCAGCATCTCGGACTACCTGTGTTAAGCCAGCGGGCACAACGTCCCTTACCCTTGGGACGTCAAGCGGTATTCACGCCTGGCACAATGATTATTATATTCGACGTCTGCGTGTAGGTAAGAACGAGGCAATTTACACACACCTATCGATTCATCATCCCGAACTTGTAGAAGATGATTACTTTAGACCTCATGATACAGCCGTGATCGGGATTCCCCAGAAAGCCCCTGACGGCTCGATCCTAAGAACAGAGTCGGCTTTAGACTTGCTGAAAAGGGTTAAGAAGGTCACGAAGGAGTGGATTCGCCCAGGTCATCGAACGGGGCAAAACACCCACAACGTCTCAGCCACTATCTCGATCAAGGATGATGAGTGGGAAGAGGTTGGAAAGTGGATGTGGAAGAACAATGTTAGCTACAATGGACTTAGCGTGCTTCCTGACGATGGTGGCACTTATGTTCAGGCACCGTTTGAGAATTGCACCAAGGAGCAATACGAAGAGATGGTCAAGTCCCTGTCCTCTTTGGATCTTAGCACCATTGTGGAATTTGATGATAACACTGACCTCAAGGGTGAAGCTGCTTGTGCTGGCGGAGCTTGTGAAATAACTTAACGATCTAATCAGAGTAAAGTAATATATAAAATATAGAAAGGAGCCCATCATGGCTACCCTAAATTTTATTATGCCTAAAAGCCTGAAAGACGGCTTTTGCGCACGTCAACCTAAACAGAATAAGGTCAAGCATAGCTGGTTACCCTCAGGACAGACCCGTGCCCTCCCAGGAGGTAGTGTTGCCATAGAGTGCTACTGTAGGCATTGCAACGAGCGTGAGTGGAGCACAGTAACAAAAGTAGAGTTCGTAAAACTTACAAAACAATGGAGCGAGTTATAATGAAGCCAGTAAACAGAAGACTAATGGTCGAGCCCTATGAAGAGGAGCAGGACAAAAGCTCTTTCATCATTCCAGAGGAGTACCAAGAAAAGTCACACATAGCTTATAAGATTACAGCCACTTCTAATGATTGCAGCTTGGGTTTAGACGTAGGCGATATAGTGGTTGCACACAGCACAGACCCAGAGATTATCCACTATGAGGGTAGGCAGTATCATCTGTTGTTAGAAAATCGTGTGGTTTGTGTGGCTAGCTAGCCGCCTATACACAGGTCCTCAAATATTTGCCTGATTTGCAAAAACACTGTTTCTGAATTGGCGGTTGGGGTGAATAGCCTTCTTTGTTCTGCATGTACGCACATGAGGAATGTATTGTGGTGTTCTTGAAGGGCGAAGACAAAAAGTTCATATCCTCCTGTGATAGCAAAGTTGCTTAACTCATTGCAGGACATCCCGATTTCTGTCTGAGCTTGTTCGTCGGTCATGGTAATGATAACCTTTTGTGCTCCTGACCTCCAAGAGAAAGGGTACTGATTCATGGTCCAATACATAGCATCTATCGTAGGCTCAAGCCCTGCGCTGGGGGCGTGCCGAGCATCCTCTAGAATTTGTAAAAACTCATCAGCCCCTACAAAGTTGCTAATAAATTGAGCGTGTCTATGGTGAACTACAATATCCTCATCTCCACGGGTGCCCACGATAACTAGTCCAAATCGGAATGTACTAGTGATGGGATCACTCAGCAGTGGCTCAATGCCTCTTATCATTGACTCTATTTCATCATCAAACGAACCAGAAATATCGAGAACAAAAACTAAATCTACACCCCGAGAATCAAAACCCTCATCAACTTCCCCATCACAATCATTGTCTAGATTATCGCACACTTCTTCTTGGGGGATAATTTGCCTATCACAGGGTCCATCAAAGCCACCGTTAGTGCAGTATCGGACACCAGCACGACACTCCCCAACACCCATTGTTCCAGCGGGTCCTTCATAGCAAACGATAGCAGTAGAATTTGCTATTCCCTCATCTATTGACCCATCGCAGTTGTTGTCTAGTCCATCGCATATCTCATCAGACGGACCAATGTGTCCGCTACAGTACACAGCGCCGTTATCGCAGGTCATAACTCCTGGGGTGCAGACCCCAACCCCATAAGAAGTACCCTCTACAAATCCACACAACTGATGCTTTTCTGGGTATGATTCGTCTATCTCGCCATCGCAGTCATTATCAATTCCATCGCATATTTCTTCGGAGGGACCTTTGGCACCCGTACACTCTGACCAGCCTTGAAAGTCGCAGGTTCTTAGTCCATAAGAGCACTGCCCTGGTCTTGCGGGTGGTGGATCTGTGACACCGTTAGGAAAATCTAATCCCTCGTGGTTGCACAATATTTGCTCACCTGGACGGCACTCAAGCGGCACAAGCTCCTCATCATCAGTACACGACTGACAAAAGACTAGTAAAACAATTATTAATAGCTTGGTTATCTTGTCCATTCGGCTACGCTCTCTAAGCAAGCCTTCTGATCATGAAAAAGTTTCATCTTAAACATCTCGCTACCAAGCCAGCTAAAAGATAATTGTTTTGCTGGTAGGTCATCGGGAATGTCTGCACTTAATATAATGGGAGGGTTCGCCTCCCTGCCTGGCATTGCGAATGCTAAAAGTAATTGATTTCCTTTTGAGGTCTGAATCACGCCTCTGATCACGCCAACTCTATTAGCTGCGGGTATGCCTATGGCAATACGAGTCATAGAGTTAGGATTATTATCTAAGGTGTCTAACGTTTGGATAACCCACAAGCAATTACGTTTTTGACCTTGTAGGTAGTAGGTTGTTTGCTTGGGTATTATGATTTGCGGCGAAGGCTCGGCAAAAGCAAAAAAAGATATTATAGCAACAAGAGAGACTAATGAAAGTACAGAAGCTAAGACTATAGTTCTTTTGCGCATCCTTGCATATTACTTTGCTTCCCCAGCATAGGTCACGAAAGGAAGCTTAGTTATCTCCTTGTATAGGGGCTTTTGAGTTTCCATGTCCATGAACTTTACGCCCTTTACAAGAGTAACTAGGACTTGCTTGGTAATATTTACGTCGTCTTTGGTATATTTCCATCGACCCTCAGTAGCTTCTTTCCAAGCCTGCTGTATAACAATTGAGGCTTGCTTCTGGCTCTCATTATTGACCTCGCCCCCAAAAGAAGCTGAAGGAGATAGTAGTAAAAACGATATTGTTGCGATGATTGTTAGAATTTTCATAACTTATTAGAATCCCACCTTTGACAATGAAGTGTCATAAACATTCGTAACTAGTCAACAAAACACCAAAATGCCTCATATTTACTACATGAGAGTAAAATTACCGATCCTAAGATTAGCCACTCTGCTGGTGTTATTACAAATGGGCTGCATGGGTGGATGTTATTCCACCAAGCAAGTGGTCAAGAAAGATGACAAGCCACACGAAAGGATGCCCTTCGCATCTTTTGTACGAATTGAGGCAACTCATGCTATCCAGGCATGTCAAACTATAACTGACAAAGATGGCAAAGAGGGCGAGCGATGCACAGTAGGTGCCGTTAGGTATACTTCGTCAGGAGCCATCATCGGTCATAGCGAAGTAGACCCTACAATCGCATACGCTTTGACTGCGGGACATTCTTGCCAAAAGAAGATAAAGAATAAGAAAATGGCAGGGTTCTCCTTGAACACGGTGGCTAGCACTTATGTCACTTTGTCCTATCGAGGCGTGTTGAAGGCAGCAGAGATAGTTGCATATGAGATGACTTCGGATGTGTGCATACTCAGAGTGACTGGCTACAAGGCTAAGAAGCGCCCCAAAGTAATTCCAATTTCTAAAAAGATGCCAAAGATGGGCGAGAAGGTATACAACCCCGCCGCACCCAGAGGTATTTTTGGTCCAGGGATGTTGCTTATGTTTGACGGTTATTATGCAGGTGTTGGATATAAAAACTATATGTTCTTCACGTTACCAACAAAGCCAGGCTCAAGCGGCTCGCCTATTTTGAATGAGAAGGGAGAGCTAGTATCGATGATATTTGCAGGATTCCCAGCCATGGAAAACATCGGGCTAGGCTCAAATCTAAACGCAGTTCGTACATTTGTAGCCGAGACAATTGTGATATCAGAGATGGACCTGTGGGCGAAAAAGAATATGAACTTAGATTCTACTGAATCGAATACCATAGAGCCACCGAAACCGTGATGCCTCCAGCAAATCAGCGGGAGCGTGAAGCATATCAGAGAATTAAAGAGAACGCATATAACGCCATGCACGAGCCGCAGGTCTACGACGTAACACCAGAGGCTATGCCTAAGACGAATTATCTGTCTGGCTTGGTGTGGACTTCTATGGTGGCAACATTAGTTTGTGCTATTTTCATGGGCTTTTTATTATATCTTTATAATCAGATAGATTTAGAGGGAAGCCTACAGAAAGCTACCAATCATGCAGTGGTCAACCTTGAGCGGGTTATCTCTAAGCAGAGCGAAGAAATAAACAATCTAAAAGAAGAAAACAAAAAGATTCATAATCATATAAAGTTTTGGACGCCCATAGATTGCAAGCCTAAAGAAAAATGGGTGATACCAGGCATCGGCTTGCCAGAGATACCAATCCAGCGCCAAAGCAGAAATAAAATACAAAGGTATGGTGACTTCCAATGCTTCTCTTATTAGTAATAATATTATCATTAGTTTTTATTCATGAGCTTGGGCATTATGTCGTCGGTCGTTTGTGCGGCGTCGGCATCCAAGAATTCTCAGTGGGCTTTGGACCGAAAATTTTTTCATTCAACGCATTTGGCAACAAGTGGTCTCTCGGTCTACTGCCTCTCGGCGGCTATGTAAAGTTCGAGGGTGAAGAAGATTATAATAATACAACACGAAATCCTAAGTCTTTTTGGGCAGCACATCCACTAAGGAGAATGATAATAGCCCTAGCAGGACCAGCTACAAACCTAGCTCTACCTTATGCTATATTTTTCTTTTACTTGTGGGGTATGCCTTGGTCAGATGTTAAAGCACCCGATGGTTCAAATGTTGGCACGGTTAGTGCCCCATGGGCTTGGAAGGGAAGTGTTGACACAACACATAAAATGTATTATAATATATACAAATCAATAGACATCATAAAAGACAGGGGAGTATCAGTAAAGGACGTCGGCGGACCCGTAGCTATCTACGAGATCACAGAACAGGCACAGGCAAGATCAACCCAAACTAAAGACAACGGCTTTATTTATCAGTGGATAGCTTTCTTGAGTATCAACTTGGGAATAATTAATTTACTACCAATCCCTTTACTAGATGGCGGACATGTGGTATTCTCTATAGCAGAGACAATAATGGGACGTAAAGTTAAGTACAGGACTCGTGCTTGGCTATCCTATGTTGGTTTGGCATTTGTGGTAGGAATAATGGCGTTAGCAATCACTTCAGATATAGGAAGGTTGATAGGATAACATGGACATCGGAGATGTTGTTTGGCAGGACCATAACGGTTTATTGAGACTCGGCATAATTAAAAGTATTGCAGAGGGCGATGACTCATGGTCTAGCCTTAGGATAGATTGGGTGGAAGACGATATGTATGAGTATTGGAATCAGCCCGAACACAGGAAAGAAATTTACCGAGGAGATGAGGTCAGAACAGTTTGCAAGAACAGATTAAACAAAATCGTTACCGCTGCTTTGATCTAGACCCATGGAGGAAATAAAAATGTCAGATGAAGAAAATAAAGTATCAGACGAAGAATTGCCAGATGACTTAATTCCTAAGCCACCTTCAAAATTGGCACCTAGAGGGATTACTAGTTTCACGGTATATCGCCAGGCAGATGAAACAGGAGTCTCAGGCGAAGGCGTTGTGATCGAAGGTGTGAAGATGGCAACGGGTCAGTGTGTGGTGCATTGGCTCTACCCACCACCTCGTGGTGGTATCGCTATCTTTGATAGTATGAGTGACTTTGTAAAGGTACACATCGAGCCACACCCAGCCAATCAGACGATCATCACATATCAGGATGGCACCAAAGAAGTCTTCGGTAAAAAAGAAGAGCTTGACAAATCCGAAGAAGAATAGTATAATATAAAAAAGCAAAGTAAAGGTTGCACATGACAAAACGAATCGAGAGCAAGATTCCTTTTGTGGGACTCCACGCCCACTCAGGACTTTCCCCGTTTGATGGCTTAGGTATGCCAGGCGAACATATGGACTTCGCCTTTGAGAATGGGATGAATGCCCACTCGCTTACCGACCACGGACACATGAATGGCTTATCCTTCCAGGTTGAGCACCTAAAGAAGATGAGGGCAGATGGAAAAGACTTCAAAGCAATCTATGGTTGTGAAGCTTACTTTATCAAGTCACACAAGAAGTGGCGTCAACAGTACGAAGAACACAAAGCCAGTAGCAAGCGGCAAAAGAAAGAAGAGTTTGCTATGGTTGTTGAGGATGAGAACCGCCAGAAGAAGTTCAACCCTCTAAACATCCGCAGGCATTTGGTTCTATTGGTTCAGAATCAGGTTGGATTGAGCAACCTCTTCAAGCTTGTATCGGACAGTTACCGTCCCGAGAATTTTTATCGCTACCCCCGTATCGACTTTGAGATGTTGGACAAATACAACGAGGGCTTGCTTGTTAGCAGTGCTTGTATGTCAGGTCCGCTCTTTGGGGACTTTTGGAAGCACCGTGATCCAGTCACTCACGAGTACGACGCAGACATGGTTTTAGCATCGATGCGGCAGACGATCGGGGAGTTCCAGGATATCTTTGGCGACAGGTTCTACGGGGAGATCCAGTGGAACGACATTCCAGAGCAGCACATTGTCAATGACCTAATCATCCAAGCCTGTACCGAGATGGGCGCAGAGGTTATCAGTACATCCGACAGCCATTACCCACGACCAGAATTGTGGAAGGACCGTGAGATGTACCGCCGTATTGGGTGGGCGGGCAAAGCTCCTTATGAAGATCAGGACGCTCATAGGCTGCCAGAGTCGGTAGAAGAGATCGGCTATGAGTTATATCCTCGCAACGGGGATCAGATGTGGGATGCCTACAAGAAGTACGCAGGTCGATCTAAGGTAGAGTATGATGATGACTTTGTGTTGGCTAGCATTGAGCGCACACATCAGATCGCCTTTGATCGTATCGAGGACTTCCTACCAGACAGCGAAGTTCGCCTACCAGATTTTGTTGTGCCAGAGGGTAGCACGGCAATGCAGACCCTAACAAAGCAGGCACTCAAGGGGCTAAAAGATAAAGACCTTAAAGACCAAGAGTATATCGATCGCCTCAAGTATGAGTTGTCGGTTATTAAAGATCGAGGCTTCGCTCAATACTTCTTGACGATGAAGGCTATTAGCGACAGGGCGCAAGAGGAGATGCTTGTGGGTCTCGGTCGAGGCTCGGCAGCAGGATCATTATTATCCTACGTCCTAGACATTACGCAGGTCGACCCAATCAAGTATGCTCTCCAGTTTGAGAGGTTCCTAACCAAGGGCGGCAAAGGCTACCCCGACATCGACTTTGATGTTGAGGAGCCAATGCAACTCAAGGAGCAACTCGCAGAGGAGTGGGGGAAGATCGGCGTCAATGTTGTCCCCATCAGCAACTTCAACACGCTCCAGTTGCGCTCACTCATCAAAGACATTGGGAAGTTCTATGGCGTCCCGTTTGCAGAGGTGAACAAAGTCACAGGCGTCATGATGAGCGAAGCTACCCCTAAAGCCAAAGCAGCCCACGGTCAGACTGCGGGCGTTTACGTCCCGACATTTGAGGAAGTGAAGAAGTACAGCGAAACACTCCAGGCGTTCTTCGACAAGTACCCCGAGATCGCAACGCATGTTGACAATCTTTTTGGCAATGTTCGTAGTGTGAGTAGGCACGCTGGTGGCATCGTTGTGGCAGAGAACTTGGATAAGCACATGCCATTGATCAACTCAGGTGGTGTGATGCAAACCCCGTGGAGCGAGGGGCAGAACGTCAGGCACCTTGAGCCGCTCGGTTTTATTAAGTTTGACCTTCTCGGACTCTCAACTCTCCGTATGATTTCGGGAGCAATTCGACATGTGCTCAAGCGCCATCACGGCATTGAAGAGCCGACCTTTGAACAGGTCCGTGCCTTTTATGATGAGAAATTACACCCCGATGTAATCGACTTCGATGACCAAGAAGTCTGGAAAAATATTTTCCATAAAGGTAAGTGGGCGGGCGTTTTCCAGATGACCAGCGGACCAGCCCAGGCTTTCTGCCAAGAGGCAAAACCAGAGTCGCTTATGGACTTTGCAGCCATCACGGCAATCTTTAGACCAGGACCTTTGTCGGCAAAAGCGGATAAGATGTATATTGCCAATAAGAGCAATCCAGATCAGGTAGAGTATAAGCACCCGCTTATCGAGGAGGTGCTAGGGGATACATACGGGTTACTGGTGTTCCAAGAGCAGTTGGCTATGCTGGCTCACAAGCTGGGAGATAACATCTCGCTAGACGAAGGGAATCTCCTCCGCAAGGTTCTTACCAAGCGTGGCACAGGCAAAGACAGCGTAAGAGATAAGATCTACGCTAAGTTTGTCAAAGGCTGCAATGACAAGGGGCTATCGGAGCAGGTTGCTAAAGACCTTTGGGCAAAGATGGTATTCTTCTCAGGCTACGGCTTCAACTTGTCACATGCAGTATCTTACGGAGCGGTGTCGTTTCAGTGCGCTTGGTTGGCACACTATTATCCGACCGAATGGATCGCAGCGTTCTTGGACAAGGAGCCAGAGAAGCGCAAGATGGCAGCAATCAACACAGCCAAGAAGTTTGGCTTCAACATCGTACCAGCCAGCATCAACAAGTCAGGAATGGTTTGGGAGATCTCCGAGGATGGGCAAAACCTCATCCAGCCGTTGACTGCGATCAAGGGGTTGGGATCAACAGCTATCCAGCAAATCTTGGACCACCGACCTTTCAATACGATTGAGGAGTTTATTTTCAATGAAAACATTACTTACTCCAAACTAAACAAGAAGGCACTGGACGTCCTGGTCCGAAGCCAGGCATTGAATGAGTTGATGGATGATCGCTTCACAGGGATGAAACACTTTTGGTCTTCTGTGGCAGTCGATCGCCCACGCAAGGAGAAGAACCTAATTGAGAATATTGACGCATACAAAGAAGAAGGTAGCTTTACAAAGGAAGAAAAGATAGAACATCTAACAACCTTGACGGGAATCTATCCTATCGATCTAATCATGGATGATTTTACAAAGCAAGCTCTCATGAATAAGGGTTGCCCTCCCATCTCCGAGTTCGACCCCGAGCTTATCCTTTGTTGGTTCATTCCAAGAGAGATCAAGGTCAAGAAGACGAAGCACGGCAAGAAATATTATATTGTGTCAGTGACAGATCACAACGGAGCAGATGAGCAGATCAAATGCTGGGGTGTAAAAGACACAGACATTATTAAAACTAATCGTATTTACGTTGGCAAGCTTAAACATGAACCACGATGGGGATTTAGTACTTACAGCGTCAAGCATAATCTTAGGCTTTTATAACATATAGTAACTATTTATATTGTATTACCGCACCCGCAAGGTGCCCAAAGGGGATTTATCAAATGAAGATTACTAAAGAACAACTCAAACAAATCATTAAAGAAGAAGTTGCTAGAGAGATGAACGAAGAGTACAGCACACAAATGGAAGTACTGTTCCAAGAGCTTATGCGAGTAGCCCAAGAGATGGGTGGAACACCAGAGATTATGGATGATCTTCTAGCTATGCAGAATCGCCATGGTGGAACAAAGCCAAGCGAAACTGGTGCTGGCGATATAGACATGAGCAAGATGGACATCTAAGATGAAGATTACAAAGCAGCAACTAAAACAAATTATTAAAGAAGAGGTTGGTCGCTACGCAGACCTTGGTAAAAACCCTCACGCAGACCAGCCACACGTTGCGGCTTTAATGGAGATGCGTCAAAAGATCGGTTCACTTTCAAACGACATTGTTGATAAGTTGGGCGGCAGCGTTCCGATTCAAGATGCACAGAGTTATCTTGATGATGCTGCTAGGAACATCTCTAAGGCAATGGACGAGATCATGTTAGCATTGGAGATGGACTCATGAAAAACTTTTTACACAAATTAGTTAACTTATTCAATAGCAGCCACTGTTGCTGCTGCTGTGGCTGTTGCGCTTGCACTAGCTGCGAAGGGGCATGTTAGATGAAAGAACTATTATCAGAGTGGCGCAAGTATATTACAGAAGTCAGGTATTCTGGCAACCAGGGCGATCGACAAAAAGAAGTTGTCGAAGCAATGCTCAAAGAGCTTGGTTTGGTCGGTGACGAAAACACAGACAAAGCAACATACGCATACACCTACACGCTCAGGTCTGTAGCAAAAAATCAGAACCTTAACGACAAGCAGAGAGCGGCGCTAGAAGACCCTCGCTTCAAGAAAGCTACTGGCATGTTCATGGAGTTCAAGAAGGAACTAGAGGGACAAGATGCGGACCCAGAGATAATTTTTGAAACTGCAACAATGCTAACCAAAGAGGCAGGTAATCGTCTATCTGACGAAGATGATTTAGGCTGAGGGATAACAAATGAAAATTACAAAACAACAATTACAACAAATAATCAAAGAGGAACTCCTCAAGGAACGGCTGGACGAAGAACTTGAGGTTGTTATGCAACACCTAGAGAAGGCACAGGAACTTCTTGGAGATTATATTAGAGAACAGGGGGGTGACTACCATCCGCTTATGGACGCAGAAGATCAACTTAGGACCGTAATTGGTGACGTTGGTAGAAGCGGCAGCGAAGGCGCTGGATTCGGATTTTAAAATGAAAATCACCAAAGACCAACTGCGAAATATTATTAAAGAAGAAATCTCAGATCGTGACAAAGATACGATGAATGATGTTATAGCAGAGCTTAAGAAAGCCGTGCAGGCACATAAGTCCCAGCATGAAAGACTACAAGCTATCCTAGACAGACTAGTAGATAGCGAGGGAGATTAAAGTGAAAATCACAAAAACTCAACTACGAAATATTATTAGACAAGAGTTAGCAGAAGAAACCCAAGGCGAGATGAACCTGGCGGGGATCAATAAGACGATCCATGCTGGCTTGTTAGATCGTGGCAGAGACAACGACCTTTATGATGCACTGGTCAAAGCCGCTGTAGAATATGAAGAACACTTAACTAAAGTGCTGGCGAGTATTATTCCAGATATGAAGAGCAAGCCAATTGCTCACATAGAGTCAATCACCACAGGTGTTTTGAGGTATGATATATATTACCCAGAGCATATTGAGATAGAACTCAAGGCTATTCCAAACCGAGGCGACACATCTAAAACCGTATTCAACCTTAGTGTACAGTTCCCCTTTGGTGATGATAAGCTCGAAGACGAGAAATATGATGCCCTCAAGAAACTAAGAGGCGGTCATGGAAACATCGGCAGCGTAAAGGGCGTGTTGAATCTATTGGCACAAGGCGGCAGCCTTTATAAGAGCCAGACCAAAGGCTTGGCAGCCGAGCCAGAAGGTCAAGGCGAACTGCCATTCGGCGAAAGCAAAAAACGCCATATTAAAATCTCAAATAACACACTGAATAAAATTATTCAGGAAGAGCTTAGAAATGTTTTATTGGAGAAGGGGAGCAAGTAGAACATGAACATCAAACAACTCAGAGAGTTAATTATAGAAACACAAAGAGAGATGCTACAGGAGCGTCAAAGCTTTTTGCTTGATCAGCCTGGCGTAGTCAATGAAGAACTACTGGATGAGGGTGTTTATGATAAGGGCATTCTCAAAGCAGTCTTCACAGCGGGCGGACCAGGCAGTGGTAAATCTTATGTGGCTGACGTAATGTTTGATGCCAGAGAAGCTGGCAAGGATAAGCAGTTTGATGCTGCCTCGTTTGTTGGTCGCTATGGGCTTAAATATGTTAATAGCGACAACTTGTTTGAGATAGGCCTCAAGAAGATGGGTATCCCACTCGCTGATCTTGGTGCCATCTCGCAAGCTGCCAAAGAAGGCGGCGAGTATAAAGGACAAGATGCAAAAGAACTAGCACAACAGATTGGTCTGCTGGGTAAGCGAGCCGACTCTACCCGAGCCATCGCCAAGGGTAAGCTAGCAAAGCTTCAGGGCTATTATGCCGCTGGTCGCCTGGGGATGCTGATTGATGGTACTGGCAAAGATTATAATAAGATGGTGCAAAAAAGGCAACGCTTGATTGACCTTGGGTACGACACCTACATGATCTTTGTGGACACCTCCCTAGATCGTGCTCTAAAGCAAAACGCAAAGAGAGAAAGAAAGTTAGACCCTGAAGAAGTACAGAAGATGTGGCAGCAAGTTCAGGACAATAAGGAAAACTATCAAGAGCTATTTGGCGCTAATAATTTTACAATCGTTGTCAACAATGAGCCAGTGCCACCAACCAAGGAAGCAACAAGATCGGTGCAGAGATTCGCCGAGGCTCCAGTTGAAAACCCTCTGGGTCAATCTTGGATGAACGTACAGCTTGCCGCCAAGGATACTTCGGGTGACGCACCCTCAGAAGAACCTTCCGAAGAAGAATAAATAAATCCTTTACAAATAGTATAGGTGTGGTATCCTTATAAAGAAAGGGGTACAGTGGATAAGAAACAAAAGAAAAGCCTCAAGCGCAAGGCTAAGAATAAAAAGCAGAAGCAAGCGTCTGAGGAAGCCCAACGGCGGATGCAGAAGCAGATTAATTTGTTTGACAAACTACCAAAAACATGTTCTACTTGTAGTATGGAATTCCCAAAGACAAGAGAAGCACACATGAGTTGGAAAGTAGTAGTTAGAGCTAAGAACGAGATGGTTAGGTTATTCTGCCCAGCCTGTCAAAACAAAGTCACTGAACTTGTAGGAGAACAAAGTGAAGTTTAAAGAAGCAGTCACTTATGATGATATGCTTTTGGTGCCGCAGTACAGCGATATCGAAAGTAGGAGCGAGGTAGACATTACAAACTACCTTGGGCACAGAGAGTTTACTTTACCTATCATTGCTTCACCGATGGACACCGTGTCTGAAACAGAGATGGCAGTCACCATGATTAACGCTGGCGGGCTTGCTGTACTCCACCGTTACAACTCTATCACAGAGCAACAAGCTATGGCAGTCGAAGTAGACAAGGCTACTAACTTGGTTGAGAAAAAGCTCGCCGCTGCTATCGGCGTGACGGGTGATTACCTAGAGCGTACCGAGGCGCTTATCAGTGCTGGTGTTGATATCCTCTGTGTGGATGTTGCCCATGGACATCATGCCTTGATGAAGAAAGCACTTACGACTTTGCGGCAAGAATATGGAAATAATATTTATATTATGGCAGGCAACGTCTGCACGTTAGAAGGTATCAACGATCTTGCTGATTGGGGTGCCAACGCAGTGCGCTGTAATATTGGTGGCGGCTCCATTTGTAGCACTCGTATAGTCACGGGTCATGGATTGCCAGGCTTGCAAACAATCTTTGATTGTGCTAAAACAGACAGAGATGTTGCAATCATCGCAGATGGCGGAATCAAAACCTCTGGAGATATTGTCAAAGCCCTAGCCGCAGGAGCCGACTTTGTGATGTGTGGGTCTCTTCTGGCAGGCACAACTGAGAGTCCTGGCAGGGTGATCAGTCTACCCGATAATAGCAGGGTCAAAGAATATCGAGGCATGGCCTCTAAAGATGCACAAATGAACTGGCGCAACAAGTCTTCTACCCCAGAGGGCGTTGCCTCATATATTCCATTTAAGGGCAGTGCTATTGATATCTTGAGGGATCTTGATGGCGGTATTCGCAGTGGATTATCTTACACTGGTGCTCGTAGTATTGACGAGCTACAACATAAAGTAGAGTGGGCCCGACAAACCTCAGCAGGCTTGATCGAGAGTGGTACACATATCCTAACAACCCAAAGCGGTCGGAGAAAATAAATTGTATAAGTTAGAAAATGGTAGCATTTGTTTTGATTTCTTTGACAGGCTCAGTAAGTCATGCAGCAAGCAAGAATGTAGACACTGGATCGACTACGAGGGAGATAGTAACTGTTCAGTAGTTTGTGCAAATAAAAACCCAGGCGGTCTAAGCCTGCGAGACGTCGCCGATCGATTACAGATTAGCTTCCCGAGAGTCAAGCAAATTCAAGATAAAGCAATGGAAAAAGCAGGCAAAAGAGGACTTTTTGATTTCATGGAGGAATAATACTTTTTACCCAACTATTTACTAACAGTTGACGAAGACGTCATCTAAGTATATCTGATTTATTAAGGAGTTGAATAAATGACAAAGCAAGATAAACTACTAAACGAACAGACCATCCGCAGATGGGCTAAGTTAGCTGACGTTAACGTCATCAGCGAAACATTCTTCGCAGACGAAGAAGAAGTTACAGAGAATACCGAGACAGAAGAAACTGACGAAGAAGAAACGGTAACCGAAGACGGTGCCGCTACTGAGGAAAACACCATCGAAGAAGAGGCTCACGAAGAGGGCGAGGAAGAAGGTGATATGGATGTAGAGATGGACATGGGCGACGCAGACGATGCCGAAGGCATGGATGTTGTTCAAGCTGTCCTAAAAGCTCTTGAGCCATTTGGTGTTGAGACTGAAGAAGATGATGAAGCAGAAGAGGCAGCACCAGAAATGGAAGCTGGCGAAGCTGAAGATGCCGCAATGGCAGCCGAAGATCCAGCAATGGATCATGGTATGGGAGATCGCTATAACCGCAAAGACGAGCAGATCGATCTAGAGGTTGTTGATGAAGAGGCTTTAACTGAAGCAGTGCTCAAGCGAGTTCTTGAGCGAATCCTTACTAAGAAGTAAAGAAAGCCTTTACACTTTGTCATTTATAAAGTAAGATGTAGGCCAGGGCAACTTGGTCTACATCTTTTTTTATTTTATTGAAAGTTTAACTTATGAGAGCAAGTGTAAGAGATATTTTGAACCTGCTAAAGTTTGTAGGAGCTAGTGACGATGATAAGGTTGTCACCGCTGAAAAGCTTTTTGTAGCCAACAGGGTTCTTAATATAGCATATGAGAAAATCGATAAAGGGCACATGGAGGTGGCAGACTTATCCCAGTATATCCAAGCCCTGATAGAGTACCGAGATGGGACGCTAGAATTTAATTTTGAAATCGATGAACAGACAGGCGAAGATAAGGTATACTTTACACGCCAAGAGCAATCTATATACAGTAAGTACGCTGGTCAATTCAGGAACAGCAATCTTTATAACGACTTGAAGTCAAGCAAAGGAAAATCTACACATGCCGAAGAAGACGAAGAAGAATAAGGAAGAGGTCGAAGTACTAATTCCAGAATCCGATGCAGAACTTGATGCTGCTTTGGAAATTGTTTCAATTGAGGACATGACTGAGGAAGAGATCAGGGAGGTAGTCCCTACATTAGTAGAGGTGGCTACTGAGAAGAGGACCCCACGAGCTATTAACTTCTGTGGTAGTCTTGACGAAGAGGCAGCCTCCGCTATCATTTCAGCTATGATCTATCACAACTATAACAATAGTCTTGTTATGATCAACACCGAGAAGACAAAGCAATACATGGCTGTAAAGCCTATGCAATTCTATATCTCAACATTTGGTGGCAACGCCGCAGACATGTTTGGCATCCACGACTTGATGTTGTCAATGAGGTCGTCAACACCTATTGAAACAGTAGGACTCGGAAAGGTTATGTCTGCTGGTGTTCTGCTGCTGGCTTCAGGTGCTGAAGGCTGTAGGTTCATTGGTAGGAACACAAGAGTCATGATCCACTCGCTTCGTGCAGGACATCACGGTGCCATGCACGAACTGGAGACTGAGTACGAAGAAACCAGGTGGCTACAGGATCAATACATTCAGGCTCTAGCTAGCGTAACTAACATGAATAAGAGAATGATCAAGAAGATGATGGAAAGGAAGACAAATGTTTATATCAATGCTAAGCAGGCTATTGAATTTGGTATTGCCGATCGAATCCTCGATCAGTCCTACTGGGATGTCCCAGAGTAAGGAAGAGGTAGAAACAATGAGTTTGCGGGAAATTATAGCTGATAGAGAAGCCGTCATTGCAGCCTATGAGAAAAAGGGCTACATGTTTTTTGACGGCAATAAAGATTATAATGTTAACATCTTCGGCGTCAGGGTAGACAACCCAGACAGCAATCGCTTTGACGACTACCTGTGTGCTGTATACAGAGAAGGCGGAGAGTGGAAACACCACGTTTGGAATGCTACCACGGACCCAGGAAAACACTGGCTAGAAAACCCACTAAGCCCTAAGGGCACGGCTATCCTTATTCCAGGGCAGTATCGCTCAACCTGGAAGCTTGCCAAGCACCAAGGCAAGTACGAGGCACTGTGCCAGAGGAAGCCAGTTAGAGTTTGGCGTGACAACAACAAGGATGATATCCTAGATTACGGCTGTGAAGAAACCCAAGAGGGTCTATTTGGCATCAACATCCACAGAAGCAATCCAAGGACACAATCTTATCTAGTAGAGAAATGGTCAGCAGGCTGTCAAGTGTTCCAGAAGGTTGACGACTATAATCTCTTCATGGAGATATGTAATAAGTCTGCAAAGGCTTTTGGCAATTCATTTACATATACTCTGTTTGAAGAGCGGGATTTTGCTAGTTAGAAAACTATTTATACATTGAGGAGTACTTTTTACCATGAACACATTTCAAATTACTAAAGCTAGGCTCAAGCAAATTATTAAGGAAGAGCAGCAAAAGCTCGATGAGGAGAGCCAGAGCTTGGAAGAAAAGTCAACTAAGAAGTATGACGACAACCCTAAGCTTAAAGGTGATCAAGATGAATTGCCCGACGGGCTCCAGAAAGCTATCATTGATAAAGAAGGCGGTGACGCCGATGAGGAAGAAGAAGAGAAGAACGAAAGTTTGGAACTTGAAGCTATGATCCGACAGGAAATATTAGCAGCCTTAAACGGAGAATAACATGCCAGGGCACAATCCCTATCAATCTCTAGCGTCAGATCCTAACGTGGCGATGGAATACAAGAACAAGATCAACCAATTGAACCAGCGACTAAACGTCAATGGATACAATTACGATCGTGACTTTGACGGCATGAACGATAAGCAGCGTTATATATTTACTATGGGGCTGTTTGTTAGCCCTGAGCAAGCCGACAGTATCGATGATTATGTTGAGTTTGGTCATGATAATTGTGACTGCCCTGATGTGGTAGACGACCTACGTCAAACTTGCCCCACCCTGATGGCTGGGATAAAAGATACCCAGCATAGTATGAGAGAGACGCAAACAAGAACCATAGAGATGGGGCTAGAATTTCTCATAGAGCAATGTATTGACGAGATTATTCAAGAAGGCAGGGGTGTGATGCACCCAGACACCGTTGGACTTAAGCTTACCAACAAGGAAGGTCAAGCGATTGAGACAGTCGGGCAACAGTTTATTAAGATAGGCGAGCCCGAAACAATAACAAATCAAGCGCAACTCGCTCTAGCTGTTTATCAACTTATAGCCAAGCAAAATAAAATTCCTACTCCCAACGACTTGAAGTCAGCCCTGTCTAACAATAAGCTCAGTAAGCTTGTCCTGTATAGCAGCGCCGAGGGGCAAGAGGATAAATTGCCTACTAGGGTCAAGTCAGCCCAGATTCTCCTTGCGAAGGCAGACAAAGGGAAGGCTCTAGGAAAAGAGGTGTACGCTTTTATAAAATATGGCAGCGGGCAGACAAGCCCAGGACCACCATGGCAGCAAACACAATTCCGACAGCAGACAGGCTTCGGCTCTAAAACCACACAGGCTGGGAAAGAGATTCAAGAAGTAGGTCCTAGTTTACTGGGCGGCAGTCGTGACCAGAAGATGGCTCTCAACTCTGTCCCAGGCTCACTTGACAAGTCCATATTGGACAAAATAGACACTGCTCTAGCAAGAAGCCTCCCTGCTTATCTCAAGGCAGCCGTGGCGGGGCAAGCCTTACCTGTTCTACAGTTCGAGTCAGAGGAAAACAGGGATCAATACTTGCCATCAATCTTTAAATACCTAAGCGAAGTCACGGGTCCAATATTCTTAGCCACAGGCAACAAGACATATTTGGGTAACGACGCCGTACTTGACAGCGCCCTAGAGAATCTACTCAAACCACGAGGTGTCAACAACTGGACTGAAAGCGATGGCGTGTCATGGCCTATGTCTAAAAACGAAAAGCTAAAAGACAGCTATGTTCATTTTGGTGATAAGCAAGATATCATGGTTAGTTCAAAAGCTGGGAAAGGTGCTAACCCAAGTGTGGCAGAACTCTATGCAGAGTTGGCGGATATAGAACAGGAAGAGAAGCAACAACTAATAGACCTGTACGGACCAGGCAACCCTTCAGGGATAAACTTGTATACTGGCAATATGGAAGACCCAGGCATTGTGGACATGATGGCTGACAAAAGATATAGTTGGTGGGATTTAGTTATACGGATGCACGTTGAAATAGCAGGCGACTACAATCTGACAGGGGATCAATACAATCAGATTAGAGAGATGATGAAAGCTGAGAAAGCTAAAAGATGGCCTAGAGAGATGGCACCAGTAGCGGACAAAAATATAAAAGCCAAACTTGATAAGTTCAAGGCACTCTTCAAGCCCAACACAGACAAGTCCGATTATAGCGAGGCGCTCCATATTATTGCTGGCATGGCAAAACTAGCACAGCAGGCGGTCAACAATGCGCAGGGTAAAGACGGAGAAAAGATCTTTACAAACTTTGCTAAAGCGATGTATAATAGATTACCTTTAGTACAGATCTACGCAAAGAGGGGAGCTTATGTGGCAGATGGCGATACAGGCGTAAAGTCGGGACCATTAGATATCATCTACCCAGCTAAGTTTGATGGCGAGATCCGAGTTGACGGCGGCAAGAACTACTTTGCTACTGGCAACAAAGGCAAGATGACCATTAAGATCCCATAGAAAGTGAGGCTCGGTGAAAGCTAAGAAAGCTGATCCCTTTGAGCGATTCAAAGACTTAGAAGCAGAGCATTGCTGGCAGTACGAAGTAAGACTTCGGAATACCGAGCAGGACCTTTCAGTGCTGGGCAAAGATTTAGCCTGGGCTGAATCTCTCCGCACGAGCGACTTTGACTTTGATTATGTGGACAAGTCAGACAGAGAGCAGTGCGATGAGGTCAGGGATTTTATTGTTCGCCACGAGTTTTTGGGTTGCCTTCCCAACCGACCAACCCACAGGTTCACGGCTAGACTTCGAGAGACTGGTGCGCTGGCAGGTGTAATTGTGATGGCGACACCCAATGCCTTCAGTCATTTGCTGGGCAAAGAAAATAAAAATATAATAAAGCTAGTATCAAGAGGGGCATCAATTAGTTGGGCTCCAAAGAACATGGGCTCATGGTTGGTATCCCGAGCCTGCAAGTGGATGGTTCAGAACACAGAGTTCAGATGCTTTGAGGCATACAGCGACCCACTAGCAAAAGAGCTAGGAACAATCTACCAAGCACTGAACTGGACCTACCTTGGTCAGACATCGGGAACCAACAAGGTTTACCGAGATCCAGACAACAAAGACCGTGGCTGGTTTAGTGATAGAGATTTCCGTAAGAAATCTAAATACAGACGCTATGCCGAGTCCTTGGGCATAAGCGCAGAGGAATGGAGAAAATACATGGGAAAGTACTCTCCTAAGTGGGAAGAAATGGAAAATACTAGCCCTGGCTTGAAGGCAAAGATCAAAGCCAAAGAGAAACAGTATCGAGAAAGCTGCGAGTCGAGGGTTGTGCCAGCTAAGCACAAGTACTGTTTTATTTTAGGCAGATCTAAAAAAGAAACTAAACAACTACGAAAATTGTTTGTACAATATAATCCAAAGAAGGCAGACTTGCCTTATCCAAAAGAACGTGGGAGGTCATAACAAAATGGCAAATATATTATTTGGCGCAGATACACAGAAGAAACTATTAGCAGGGGTGAACAAGCTAGCAAACGCTGTCAGTTCAACCCTTGGACCAGCAGGACAGAATGTTATCCTGTATCAGCGAGGTGCGCCACCCGTTGTAACCAAGGACGGCGTTAGCGTTGCACGAGTCGTGCAAGTGGAAGATGACTTTGAGCAGGCGGGCATTGATGTAGTCCGACAAGCCAGCATGGAAACAGAGAAGGCTAGTGGCGATGGCACGACTACGACCGTTGTTATTGCTCGTGATCTACTCAAGGAAGCCCAGAAGCAATTAGCTGTAGGCGTTTCTGGGGTTGAGATGAAGCGTGGCATCGACATGGCTACAGAGGATATTTTAAGCACGTTAGATGGCATGTCTAGTCCGATCTCGTCAGAGGAGGACATCCAGCATGTTGCTACTGTCTCAGCGAATGGAGACGGCACCATTGGCAAGCTGGTCGCCTCGGCAGTAGTTGCAGCAGGCAAAGACGGAGCCGTCAAGATTGAAGAGAGTAGATCACTAGAAACTAAGCTGGACGTCATTGAGGGCTTCAAGGTTTCAGCAGGTTATGTGTCGCCTAAATTTATTACAGACCACAGAAGAAGCGCAGTAGAATATAATAATCCTTTAGTGTTGACTACAGATTATGAGCTTGATTCACTAGAAGAGATGCTGCCAGTGCTGGAGGTAATTGCCAGAGACGGCAGACCCTGCATTATCGCAGCCGAGGAGATTTCAGGTCAACTACTTGCTGCTTTGATTATTAACCGTATGCGCAACGGCATGAAGATCGCAGCGATCAAGGTACCTGAGTATGGCGAAGAGCGTCGAGCCATCCTATCAGATATTGCTACGACGACTGGCGGAACATTTATCAGCAGAGATAGCGGAATCCGCTTAGGTGATATCAAGCTGGAGCACCTGGGGTCCTGTAAGAGTGTTGAGATCCTCAAGAGTAGAACAACTTTTGTTGGTGGAAACACTGATTTTGAGGAGATGGATTCTCTGATAGAAACCTTAAAGAAAGAAGTAGAGGACACTGAGGATCTGCATCAGGCAGGCAAGATACAAGAAAGAATTACTAGGCTTGCATCAGGCGTGTCTGTACTACAGGTTGGCGGCGCAACTGAAGTAGAAGTCGAAGAGAAGAAGCACAGGTTTGAGGACGCACTCGAAGCTGTGCGTAGTGCCCAAGAAGAGGGTGTAGTGCCAGGCGGAGGCATTAGCCTTATCCGTGCAGCCATGGCGCTGCCAGAAAGAAACTTTGAGACCAGAGGAGAATTGCTAGGGTATCAAACCTTAGTCTCAGCTTGTTATTCTCCTCTGCGCCAGATTCTAGACAATGCTGGGATATCCAGTGATGTAGTCATCAACTCTATTCCTATGGAGGAGGGAACTGAACTGGTTGGCTTCAATGTTCGCTCGGGGCGCTTTGAAGATCTGATCGAGGTCGGCGTCATAGATCCAGTGAAAGTAACAAAGTCAGCGGTTACAAATGCTTCGTCAGCAGCGGGTATTTTAATTACTACAAACTGCTCGGTTTTGCGGGAACAAGTGGAACAAAAGGCAACCTGAAAACTAGTTACTAATAGTTCCATAAAACTACAAAGCCCAGCGTCTGCCTGGGCTTTATTTTTTTCAAAGAGGTGGTAGCACTATGAGTGATGAAATTCTAAAACTATTATTAGAGAAGCTAGAAAAGGTTGAACATAAAGTAGTTAACTCCCCTGCGATGAACGGCGGCTTTGACAAGCTGTTGTCTGAGGTCGACCACATTAAGCAATCTCAAACTGAAGTATTAGAGTCCGTCCGTGGCATTAAGCAAAGCCTTTACGAGCCCGACTCTGGATTATACAGTCGAGTCAAAGGTCTGGAGACAGAATCAGCCAGACGCTGGCAGTTTATCAAAGAGGCTAAGCCAGCCCTGGAATTCTCCAAGGAGCTTACAGTCTGGAAGGTTAGAGCGGATAAGGATCTGGAAGAGGTCGAGCGTTTACACCTTGAGGTGTCTAAGCTTCAAGATTGGAAAGACGGTATGCAGAAAGTTATTTGGCTCCTAGCCACCGCCGCAGGCGGGCTGTGGATCAAGAACTTGGCAGACCTAATGATGAAATGATTGGCTTTATCGTAGGGGCGATTATGTTTTCTATTGCCACCATTTATTATCGTATTAAATGGAAGCAGTGCAAAGCAGAGAAAAACAGAATACTTAAAAACTCTTGGCAATGGCAAGACTGGGGGGAATAAAATGAAAAGCTGGAAACCTATCTTTATTGAGAACAGCAAAGTGCCTGTTTGGTTATCATACCTTGCACCAATAAACATTGGTGCCATAACTCTTTTCTTCTTGGTATTTAGCCGAGGGGAGATGGGCAAAAGACTGAAGCGCCACGAGACAATCCACTTCCAGCAGATGCTAGAGACATTGGTCATTGGCTTCTTGTTTTTGTATCTCTGGGATTATGCCAGGGGATACATCAAATACAAAGATGGTGCAAAAGCCTACCGCTGCATAAGAGCAGAACAAGAAGCATATAATAATGACGGCACAGCAGGATATCTACAAAAAAGAAAAAGATATCAGTGGATACGAAAGTATGCTGCATGAACCAAGGAGCGCCTAGCATGAACCATCAAGGACTTGCAGATGAATTAGTTAAGTTAGCAGAGCATCTTGTGGGTGGCTATGGTATATTGTTTTTCGTAGCGTTTGTCACTTTTATGTTTAGGGACTTCGTTACGAACTTTGCAGCGGGTCTAAGATTTATGTTTGGGTCCGACTTTGACGTTGATGACCTAGTATGGATTGATGGTAAAAAGAAAGCAAGAATCATGCGCCAGACCCCAGTAAAGACAGTGTTCCATCTACTGGAGACAGATAGAAAGCTTGTTGTTCCCAACATAGACCTCTATAAATTAAAGATAGAGAAGGCACTCCCAGGTGCAAATGATGGGAGAGACATCTAGAATGCGTGTGAGCACAATTGAAATGATGGTATTGCTTGCGTTGGCTGTATTGGCTGGCGTAATTTTTTTATAATATTTCCTTGACCAATGCCTGATGTGTGGTATTATAAATTGTAAGGGAGACAAATAATGAGTTACTGGTCCCAAATGTACCGCCGCCCTCAACGAGCAGAGCGCCTTGAGCTTGAGAACGGCGAGGCTCGCTTCGAGTCCTTGATGGCTAGGAAGCTATCGCAAGGAGACCGCAAGTTCGCTGAGTCTCTCAAGAGTCAGTTTGAGGATGGCGGCAAGCTGTCTCCCAAGCAGATTGAGTGTGTTGAGCGTATGGAGCAACGCTACTCTGATGAGTCTGTGTTGAAGCGTGAGCAGTGGGCTCAGTCCTACAAGGCTGACCACCGTGAGACCGCTATCATCGTGGCTCGCTACTATCGCACCACTCAGTACTTCCGAGATCTTGCCAGCAAGATTCTCTTAGACGAGGAATTTATTCCTACCGAGCGCCAGTTCATCGCCATGACCAAAAACAAGTATGCTAAGAAGGCTATTGCCACTGCGACCGAACCGCCAGCTTTCCCTGTTGGTTCGCTCTGCAAGATCCGTGCTAACGCTAGCCTGGTACATCAACGTGAGTTACACAACCAAGTTGCGCTTGTTATGGATAATCATCCTATCGGTCTCCACGCTAAGTCAACCTTGCTTGTGAACGGTATCCAAGTCAAGCTAGAGGATCGCTGCTTGAAAGTAGCGAAATAATAAATTATACAGTCAGGGTGATAATATGGTAAAACAGTATACATAATATTGAAGAGGTTATTCTATTGAATCCAAAAGCATACATATTTGATATGGACGGGACCTTAACTGAGTCCCGCCGTCATATAGTGAGTGCAACGGCGGACGCCTTACGAAGCTTGATGCCAGCAAAACTATACTTAGTTACGGGCTCCGACTTTAGCAAGGTTGCAGAGCAGCTTGATAACGATCTAATCCTTGGCACGTTTGAGCGCATATACGCATGTAATGGCACTAGGGTTTGGAACTGCAACTTGGATATGGACGATGAAACTGGGGCTCTTGAACCAGAGTTGATCCACAAAGTAAGCTTGACAGATCATTACTCACAAGCAGACCTCAATCACATTACCACTACGCTTTTAAAAATGGCGGCAGATAACCACACAAAGTTTAAGACGGGTACGTTTGTCGAGTGGCGAGATCCCCTGATCAACTTCTCTCTGATTGGTAGGAACTGTACTCTTGAGCAGCGAGATGATTACGCCAAGTGGGACAGTAAATCAGGTGAAAGAGATAAAGCAATTGAGCAACTTGAGAAGACCTTCCAGGGCTGGGGACTATCCTTCAGGAAGGGCGGACAGATCTCTATCGACATCACCCGTAAGGGCTGGGATAAGTCCTACGCTTTCAGGAACATGCATGAGAAGCCAGAGGAGTGTGTGTTCTTTGGGGATCGTATCGACGGGAACGGAAATGACAGCGATATAGCTGTTTTATGTAAAACATATCACGAAGTATCTGGACCGCAGGAAACGGTTGAGATTATAAAATCAGTATACAACAAAGGGAGAAAATAAGTATGCGTGCAAATATTAACTTGAATATCCACATCGATCAAGTGAAAACTTTATCAAGAAGTATGCTAGCCAATGAAGGTCAGCGGTTAATGCATTTGGTCAACGGGTACACTGAAAGTGTCTTAAAGCCACTTGATGACGGTGATCTGGGAGAGGTTTTGGGGAACCTCGATGAACTTAGAGAGCACTTGGCAGATATTGATATAATGCTAGCCCAAGCAGGGAACATCCTAAGCGGCTATCACCACCGTGATGAATCTGAAGTTGCAGTTGAAACTAGCAGGCTCAAGTCAAGCATTGAATCTAGACTGGCAGAAGCAGAAAAGTTTAATAGTTTTCTGGAAAAGATTTCAGACCAAGTAGTGGAAGAAGGACCTGCGGAGAACCTTGATGATGGCGAAGACTAATATTAGTAGCTTCCTGACTCAAGGCGACTTGGTTTATCTACCCGCTAAAACATCGCTAACAAAATATGATTCAGCGGGCGTAGCGAATACTTTTTGCTATCTGAAGGAGCCAAGAGATGTTGTCTATAACCGTGGTCTCGGGCTCGGCAGGGTAGAGATTTTGTATGAAGGGGAACTTTGGTGCGTGCAGGAAGAAAGCTGTTTCATGCCATGAAGATAACTAAGCCAAACACTTGGCTGAATCTTTATGATTTCTATGCCACGAACCATCTAATTCCAATTGACTTTTGGTATGATTCAGATCAGCCTGGAGGACCATACAATAATCCTTTTTATGAGCCTGTGACGAATCGAAGGTTCAATCAGGTGTCAGCCAAGAAGGCTAATCCTGCCAGGGTCCGACTGATATTTTTGCGAACCCTACTTGCTGATGAGCCAGGGTATAAAAGGTTGTGTCACAAAGATGGCAGACCAGTATGGGCTTATGATCTAAAGTACGAAGGCGTCAAGCCATCTCAGGGCAGGACGCTATCCTTCAATCTCAAGGGGGAATCAAAGCGGTTTGTGGTTAGCGAGAGGCATACACTCTTCTTAGAGGATGATCAGTATATCAATCCAAACCACCACTTTTTTATGCTTAGTCATAGATTGGCTTTCTCTTGTTTTGGTAATCCGTTTGTTGCTGATAGATGCCTTAAATTGATGTATCAGAAATGCGACACGTCTGAAACAGAAAAGGAATTTATGAAGCGAGTCCAAGAAGATTCTCAAATAAAGATTGGCTCTTTGGTAGAAGTTAGGATGGGGCTGTTCGCTCCTGATTTTAAGTATCGCAAGAATCTCCTGATTACTATGGCAGAAAAATATTGTGATAAAATAGGATATGAGGAGTCACACCCCGAGCGGGCTAAATTACTCCGACTGCTGAAAGGGTCGTCAACTTTTCACGGCATCTCAGAAACCCAAGAGCCGTCATATATAGAGTTTGTCAATTGGTGCAGGGATAGCAACGAGTGCATATTTCCGTTAGGGCTGGTACTGAGGAAAGACCCAGTGCCTAAAAAGCTTTCGTCCAATGGTCGGGAGTCTTACACAGTAAAATTTGGTGATTTAGTATATGAGGAACTTCACCCTATACAAATGGAGGTTGTAAAAAACAATGTATAATGTAGTAGCAAAAGCAACGTGTCCCTATTGTGTGTCAGCAATAGAGTTACTAAAAGAGAATGGCTTATCTTATCAAGTAGTGTCGGTTGATGGAAACCCTGAACTTTTACAGGAGATGAAGTCTAATTACAATTGGCAGACAGTACCGATTATTACTGAAGTAACCCCAAGGGGAACTAGGTTTATTGGTGGCTATACGGATCTTCGAGAACACCTCAAGACTGGGAAGACGCTGCTAAGGGGATGATTTGTCAGAAGGTAAGAAATATGGTCTTAAGATCAACACTGTAATTACGAGCATCGAATACTTGTCGCAGATAAGAGACTATGCTGAATCTATTATCCTAAACTTTGAAGAAGACGAAGAATTTTACACAAAAGAAATGCTCAGAGATCTGTGTGCATTCGTGACTGCTGTCACGGGTCAGATAGAATGGGTGATGGATGATATAGTGCCTAGGGCACCAAAGGATGGCGTAGTACCAGTAAGCTCGGAGGATATTGATACCATGAAGCTTTACAGTGAGATGGTTAACAACAGGCTGACTAAATTAAAAAAGTATCATATTTCTTTCAAGGAGCATTAACAAATGTTGAATAATCTATTACAATATAGGCACACCGCAGTCAATGCAGCTTTAGGGTTTGTGTTCTTGGGTGTGATCACAGCTAGGCTAATCATAGAACGACTTGGGGATAGGTAGTATTGTATACTAAATCAGAGCTAGCTTTTATTAGGAGCATGTTGGCTGGCGACAGTTGTCAACAGGCTCAGTCTAATGTGGCTAGGCTTGGCTTACCTGCGCTTACGAAACAAACACTAGCAGTCTGGCAAAACATATACCTACCAGTATTACGAAAAAACAGATTTTACGCAACCAGCGTCGCCTCAGGCACAATGTCTATGAGCGACGTAATCACTAGCATCAATAAAAGGATGAAAGGTTAGAGATAATGAATGAAGAAAAGTCTTGGTTCAAATCATTTTGCGAAAGCAACCGTCTACGCTATCGGCTAGCAGAGGACTCGCACGCCGTCGCTGTATCTTCTGGAAAGTGGAAGAACGATCAATTCTTCGACGGCTTCGGCAAGGGCATTGTTGGCATCTTTGTGCAAAGAGATACAAAGACACAATATACATATTTGAAGAAGCGCCTGATCGATAAATTTGGTTGCGAGGTAACTCAAGATGGGGAAACTGAAGGGTGCTTTACAGTAGAAGCCTGGCAAGCTATGCCCATTGCTAAACACTTGAGAATTACCATGCACAAGGCTAGAGTATCCAACCCTAAGTGGCTGCATAAAGATGAATAGTCCGCTGAAACCAAGCCTATCTAAAGATGATATTGCATTTGTTGGGCAATTGTTGCTCAAAAACTCTCAGACAGACATAGATAAATTAGTAGGTTCTTTAGCGGTTCAACTAGCCCACTGCCACCAGCAACGGGATATGCATCGCTATCTTAACCCAATATTTTTCTTAGCTGGGCTTCTTATAGGATATTATATCGGAGCCTAAAGGGGGTTCGGTGGAAGCCAAAGTTGCTTTCTATAAAGGAGAAGGACAGTGGCACAATCGCTTCATAAGGTATTGGACTAAGAGTAAATATTCACACGCCGAACTAATAATAGACAAAGAGTGCTACACCATAGAGCCATTCAGCTTAGAAGGTGTCAGAAAAACAGAATGCGATTATAGTGAAGCCGAGTGGGATTTTATATCATTTGAGATTACGGATGAGCAAAAAGAAATATTCAATAATTTCTTTAACAAAACAAAGGGACAAGGATATGATTGGGTTGGAATGTTGGTAAGCCAAGCGTTACCAAACTATTTTGTCAAGTGTGTAAGCAAGTGGTACTGCTCCGAGTGGATTATCTACGCCTTGCGTCTAACTAATATTATCGGACCAGTATATGAACTATCCGATTTATCACCAAGTAAACTACATCAGCTTCTAACGGAGGAGAAAAGATGACGCTATCTGATGAACAAATTTATTATAACCTGCCGAGCCATACTAAAGAGGCTGTTGGCTTATCGGATCGATATTGGGATTTAACGCTGCAACAGAGATCCTTTGTGAGTGATTTGATTGAAACTTGCGCTGCACAGTTTAAGGACCATATCCTTATGGATAAAGAAGTTTACACGGATCTGCTCTCGGATTCCTTGGCTCAGATCAAAGATGCGGCTGAAGATATTGATCAGGTCAGAAATCGCATCAATAGTTTTAATGAAGTAGATAATGTCTAGAATGCAGTTTGCTGTAGGCGACCTAGTGTTTTGTGCAGACCAGCCCTCTGAAGAGGAGAGGTTTGTCATGTGCTCTTATGGACCAGACCACTGGGTTAACCAGACATCGAATCGCCCCTTCCTTCAGCCAGAACTTAAATCGCTAAAGAGCATTGTTGATCCTGTGTTACACAATTACAAGCACTACTATGGCACCACGGGGATAATTACTAGAGCCAAAGCGCCGAAAGGCAAGGATTCAAAAGGAATATATGAGATTTTTATCGAGGGTACAAAGTATATCGCACAAGATTATGTGCTTCATCGGCATATGACGACTGACCCCCTAAAAGCGGTCCCCGTACTGAGCCATCACCATATCTAGTAGTCTTTGTTTTTCCTCGTCGTTATTCGCCATGAACCACAGATAACCAAGCGTAGTTTGCTTAGAGTTTATTGATTGTTCCATCTCTTTTATAGATTGCTCCAGGGATATGTTCTCAGCCTCCAGCAAATATTCTGGCACTTCAATATTATATTTCATGCATAGTGAAACAAGTTCTGCTAAATTATTATTATCATATGCTTCCCTGGCTCTAAAAAAATCCTCTACGTTTTCATTTGAATTGGTTTTGTCTGGGTGTGTTTTGTCTATTAGTTTCCTAAAAAGCTTTTTTGCATTGGGGTCTTTTGGTGCGGCTTTAGATTGGCTTGTCTCTACATCTTCGCCATCGTCCAGATCATCTGCGAACCCAAACGGGTCACCATCGCTATTAACCTCTGTAGAAATTGGACCACCCGATTCTCCTTCCTCATCCTCGTCTTGGGGTCCGTACCCACTATGTATGCCCCGTGACTCCATTAGCTTTTTCCAGAGTTCAGACGTTTTCATCTCTCTGTCGCCCGTAGCGCAGCAGTCTTCTACATGTTGCTCTTCGCTTTTGACCCAGCTATACTTTGATCTGAGTCTTTTGTTTTTCATCTTGGATCTCTTATCATTAGCCATATTATAAATAGCTATACAATACAATGAAAGTGTGTTATTAATAGAATCATGAGTGAAGAAAATAAAAAGACACCACCCAGGAAGAGCCGACTGCGAGCAAAGAAAGGCTCGCACAAATTGACAGAGCGCCAAGTGGAGATGATCAGGTCGCAGAAAGGCAAGATGAGCGTGCGAGAAATAGCGAAGTGGTTTGCCAAGAAGAACCATTATCAAATTAAAATCAGTCCGTCATTGGTGCAAGGAATATTGAGTGGCAAGATGCATAAGAAAGAAGATAAGGTTTCAATCTATGATTTGATTAACGAAGATGTCTCCGAAGAAGAGCTTGAGAATATGGACCCAAAGAAAGTGAAATATGATTAGTATTGTTTTGGCAACAGTTTTAGCTACAAACCTGGCAGCGCCAAGCTATAGCAAGCGACCTTACATGGACAAGCCCCAAGTGAAGCGCCACGCTAACCAGATAACAAATTATCTTAAGAGGACAGACCCACGAGTGCTTCGTGAGGTCCTTCGTCAAATGAAGTGGGCTCCGATTAAAAAGCGCAAGCGAACAAAAGCCAGCACATTCGATGATTGGTATTTTGATATGATGTATGACTTCGGTGGGATTCCCAAAGTAAAATAATAAGGATATTAGATTTGAGCGCAAAGTTAAAAGTAGAAGTTGGCGACGTCGATTACAGTGAGTTATCAGAAACATTAAAGTTCACTGTCGTGTTGAACAAAACCGCAATTGATTGCATCATGGAGACGCTGTTTACCAGCAGGGACATGATCACTAACGAGGAGGTCGCCTTGGCGGCAGCCGATGCCCTGCAAAGGGGGATTGCCATGGATATTACAAGAGGCGGCATGAGGTCGCCAGTTATCAACCCATTTGAAGAGGACGGCTGATGAAGAAAATCATCCACGTCAACCAACACGTCATCAGGCGCAACACAAAGCATGGAACTGATGAGCCAGTATTGACGGTAAAAACATATAAAGAAAATAATTATGCCCACGAGGCTATAATCAAAACAAAAGATGGTGTAGAATTAGGTAGGGTCATCTATAGTCCACACAAGCCACTGAGTTGTGGAGCGAGAGTATGGATTGAGACTGATACTGAAACTGCTGATGTTGAATTAATTGTCAGAGAAGGAGAAACAAATGACACTTGAGACCGCAACACAACTAAGCGCAGAGGCAATGAAGGCGGTCAAAAACGCCCAGCAATCGCCTCTCATTGAGGCAGAAAATGAAGCGTTACGCCAAGCAAAGGCAGCATCGTTTCTTAATCCTCATGATGATAAGGACCAGCGAGCAACTCTTTTCCCGCCTGCTCCTCCAGGTAAAACATATCGTCGTATTATCAAGGCATTCCATCAGTTAAAGTACTCGCAACTTACTGATAAGAATAATCGACATGCTGATGTAGATGAGAAGCACTGTCGAGAGGTTTTGCAGCCCTTGCTAGAGCGGGCTGGGCAAATTAACTATCCGATTATGGGCAGAGCTAAGTCCCCAGTATCGTTTTATACGGACCATGGTCATAACCGAGGTTGGTCCTCTAACGATCTATGGCCTGGCAGACTATTGCCGTTTTTAGAGCTTTTTCCTGATGTGTATGAGGTCACCACCGATTCTACTGGTCAGGAGATTTATACTGCCATCTCCACCCCCGAAGGAAGCCTAGGAGAATACCTTTCCGAGGTCCGATGTAACCCTAGTCAGGTAAATAAGATTTATACTATATTTTGTGCTGTCGAGCATTTGAAAGAGTCTTTTCAGCGTGATCCATCATTCCACGGGCGAAACCCCTCAAGGCAGTTCCCAGATCGAACGGGCGGAACCTTTGATGATATCATGGACTTGCTCCACCCAGAGCAGTTCCTATACAAGGGCACCCGCACTCAGATTTACAATAGGTGGAAGCAGGGCGCTCCAACCTCATCTACGATTGCCCAGACTCAGGGTTCCCGAACGAACGAACTGGCGAAGCTAGGATGGGATCAAGGCTTGATCCCTGGGAAAAACGGACAGATGTCTGAATATAATCGGGAGACTTTCAAAATTTGGGAGTGGTACGATGTAAAGAACAATGCTTATTTGGGTATGACTACAAGCAATGGTAATAAGTTCAAGGAAAAGATTTTCCTGAATTGCATTGAAGCACATTGTGCAAACAGAAGTCTTCAGTCCAACGACATCAACCTTCTGTTTGTGATCGATAAACCTAGTCATGTTCTGGCTAACCTAGAGACACAAAGAGATAATCAGGTCAGTGAGATTAGAAGAGTTAACGCCATGCTAAAAACGCTTGGAATCAAGCTGCGCATTAAAACGGTAAGGTTTGTGAAGCAGCTAAAAGATACTAATGACATTGGTCGCACTGTGATTGTATGAGAGAAAAGATGGGGAATAAGCGACTCCCAACTGGCGGGAAGTGGAGATTTCTTGGCGGCAGACTAGTGCCATGCCTGAGAACAACTCTAGAGAAAACTAGCGCAACAGACAAATATACGTTCCATGTCGGCACGGATAGCAAGCCGTTTACTGAGTATACAATTGTCAGCACAGCCATATGTCTGCGCCAAAAAGGCTCTGGAGTCTTAGTGGCTTATCGGAGGGTGAAAGTTGATAACTTCAAATCATTAGCAGAGAGACTACTGTTTGAGACAACCGAGTCAATTGCAGTTGCGCAGATGATAGAGGGAATCACTGGCAGATCACCATTGGTACACGCAGATGTTAATATTAAGGATGAGGCTGAGAGTAGTAAGATGCTAACAACCGTCGAGGGCATGATCAAAGGCATGGGTTTCAGTGCTGTCTGCAAGCCAAACGCCTGGGCAGCCGATATTGCAGACATGTTTACGAGATAGAGAATATATGATTGATTTAAAACATGCAGATTGTTTAGAGTATCTTCGCACACTCGATGATGAATCAGCCGACCTTGTTGTGGTTGACCCTCCTTACTTTGAGATCGTCAAAGACGCCTGGGATAACCAGTGGGGCTCCGAGCAAGAGTACCTAGATTGGTGCAAGGCTTGGACGGAGGAGTGCTTCCGTGTCATGAAGCCAGGTGCCTGCTTTTATGTTTGGGGCACAACTAAGACAGACACATTTCTAAGATATAAGCTGAATGTTCTCAACGAGATACCAGATGCTCATTATCAAAACTGGATCATTTGGGCTTATGACTGGGGTGGCAGAACAAAGAAGAAGTTCCCCCGCAAGCATGAAGATATTCTAATGTACTCCAAAGGCAAGGAGTTCCCATTTCATGCTGATGACATTCGAGTGCCCTACAAAATGAAAAAGAATATCCGTGCCACCGCTAGTAACAATCCACTAGGCAAGATCCCAACTGATGTGTGGACTAAGAACAACCATACCACAAGCAAAGAATATGCAGGCTGGCACACTACCCAGAAACCCATCTCATTGCTAGAGAGAATCATAAAAGCTCATACACAACCTGGCGATACTGTGGTAGACTGTTTTAGCGGCTCGGGATCAACGATGATTGCCTGTTCAAATACTGGTCGATCGTTTAGGGGTTGTGAGTTTGATGAAGAATATATTAATAAATCCCTCGAAAGGTTAGAGGTTCTATGCAAGACGAAGTAAAGAAGTATCAAATCATTTATGCTGATCCGCCTTGGGATTATAAGGGGCAGCTTCAGCATACAGGACAAGGCGGCAAGGACTCTGGCGGAGCTACAAAGCACTACGGCTGCATGAAACTGGCAGACCTAAAGAAGCTTGATGTTCCAAGCTTATGCGATGAGGATTGTCTTATGTTCATGTGGGCGACGAGCCCGCACCTTGACCAAGCGATTGAGCTACTGAAGGCTTGGGGGTTCTCCTGGGCAACTGTGGGGTTTGTCTGGGATAAGCAAAAGGTCAACCCAGGGTTTTACACCATGAGCCAAGTCGAGCTTTGCTTGATTGGTAAGCGAGGCAAGATCCCAAAACCACGAGGTGCCCGCAACATTCGGCAGATGGTCTCAGTGATGAGGGGGAAACACAGCGCCAAGCCAGAGGAAGTAAGAAAGAGAATTGAAGAGATGTTCCCAGAACAAGCCAAGTTAGAAATGTTTGCCAGAGCCGCCGCCGATGGCTGGGACGTGCATGGCAATGAAATTGAAGCAGATGTGGAGTTAGATTTTGTCAGTCAATGACCAAAGTAATTTATTTAATGTTAGTGATGAATGTTATGATTGCGGGTGTGACTTAAAACCAGCCTGCGCAGACCGACCAGGGAATAAAATGAAAGTAGAGAAAAAGAATATGCAAGTAAGAGTACAACGAGTTCATGAAAATGCTAAGATGCCAGTGAGGGCCCACAGCACTGATGCGGGTATGGACTTGTTCTTTTGCCCGACGCCAAAGCCTGAGCTAGATTCTCAGATTGAGACCGTGCTACCGTTTGGTTCATCCGTAATCCCAACTGGGTTAAAGATCGAAGTTCCTGAGGGTTACATGCTGGAGATCAAGAACAAGTCAGGTATTGCTAGTAAGCGTGGCTTGCTTGTGGGTGCTTGCGTTGTTGACCGAGGGTATACTGGTGAGATCTTCGTGAACCTCCACAACGTTACCCACCGCAACCAGACTCTCCACGACGGCGACAAGATTGCCCAGGCGGTCTTCGTAAAGGTTGAAACAAATATCAGCCTGGTAGAATCAGATAATATTTATGACGACGACACAAGCAGAGGTGATGGCGCACTAGGCTCAACGGGCGACAGGTAAAATAATAATAAAATATATTTGCCAGTTTCCTTGACGTATCCCCTATCCGTGGTAATATAAATTGTAAGGGAGATACAGATATGGGTTATCGCACTAATCAATGTCAACACTGTGGTCAATACGGACACAACCGTCGTGGCTGCCCACAAATCAAAGAAGCCCACGCCAGAGTTGAGAGCCTTGCCGAGAAGTACGGCATTGAGCGTTTGGAAGATGAGCTTGCCTACGCTTCCACTCAGTGGATCAGCAGAATCAACGAGGCTGCCAAGATTCAAGACGCCGATGAGGATGAAATCTCCTGGCGTGACCGCTGGCTCTGGGAAGAGGTTGAAGAGCGCAAGATTGCTCAGGCTCGCAAGAACAAGCGTGGTCGTCGCTGCGGTTTCTGCGGTGCTCACGGTCACAACGCTCGAACCTGCCCAACTAAAAAGGAACATCGTGTCCAAGCTGATCGAGTTCAGGGTCTTGCCCATCGTGTAGTAGCGGCGGTTCTTGAGAAGGCTGGGATTGTCCCAGGGGCTGTAGTTGGGGTTCGGGAGTGGGATTACAAAGCTGAGGAATACCGTATGGCTCCAGCCCTTGTCAGTCACATCGAGTGGGATGCGATTGCCAAGCCTGGCTATAAAACGCCGCAAGGCATTCCAAACATCTTTGAGGACTGGTTCTCCAAGCCAATGATTCGGGTTCAGACGCCCAATGGCTCGGGGCTAATAAGAATCCCTTACTCTCTCAAGCAGTGCCCAGAGTACCACTGGTACGAAGGCAGGGAAGATCATAACTCTTCGATGATCAGCCCATATCTTGCGGGTGAGGTAAACAAGAGTCAAGGCTGGAAGGGTGACGACATCTCACTGATCGACCCAGAGCATTGCAGTAAGATCCAGCGTTGGTCATCCGTTTCTTGGTGCGCCGATGAGGAGCTTACTCCTGTCATTGAAAAGCTCATCGCAGAGGTCGGTCTTGCTATGAACGATATCTTATAAAGGAGAAGAAAATGGGTTGGGCTACTAAGATTGATAAAACAATCACAAGCTTTGAAGAGACAACAGGCAGGATTCAAGATGCCATGGACTGGGCGGAGAAGGCACGAGACTATGCACATGAATATGACAAGGGCTGCACAGCTTATGTTGACATGTACAAAGCCCATGCTGCATTAGAAGCCTTGAAGAGTATAGTCGAGAAAGCATCTAATGATTTAGCTAAGGATATGTTTGGAGATTGAGTTTTTTACAATAAAATAGCTAAACACTTGCTTGAATATAATATATATTAGATAAAGAATAACCATTAGGAGGTTACAACATGAATAACATTTTAAATAACTGGTCTGAAATCAAAGAGCTTATTGATATGCTAGAGGTTGATATGGGCAAGACTGCTGGAGGCAACAAAGCCGCTGGCGTTCGTGTCCGCAAAGAGCTTCGCAGACTCAAGACACTAACTTCAGGATTAGTCAAAGAGACTTTGAACAAGGAATGAAATTGCTGTTAGCAAGATTATACTTCTGGTTAGCAAGAGTTTTGTTGTCCCGTGGTTTGCTCGCTGGACAATGGTTTCAAAACAAAGGCATCTTGATGCTCGCTAAGATCGGAATAAAAAAGAATGGATAGTATGGTTGGGTTGGCATATGCGGCTGTTGCAGTTGGCACTAGCGTGGTGACTGTGATGGCGCTTGAAAAGATGACTCAGGCAATCGGCAACAAAAGATTTAAAAGAAAGGTCAATAGAAGACTGTGACTATTCATGATTTCATTGAGGTCGGCTTAGTTTCAGTTCTTTTACTCCTAACTTTTTGGATAGGATACGAATTCGGTGCGAACAAGAATGAATAAAAAGAAGTACCTTTACGTCTGTCAAACAGAGGATGGTCGCAACAATAAACTGTTAGAAAAGTGCGGGTTCCGATATGCATTCACAGAAATCGGTAACTGGAATTGTCCAAAGTGTGGAGCGAAGCTAGACCTAGAAGGTACGTCTGGCAAAACTGTCTCCGAAATACTCTCAGAAGGCTTCAGGGAAGAGAAAAAAGGTAAATAATGAAAAGGTTTACTCTAATTGACATCGTTACCATGCTGGGTATTGCATCATCTATTTTATTAGTATTGATGTTCGCCTCGGGATGCTCTATGAAATTCTATAAGGAGACACCAGAGGATACTCGCAAATGCTGCGAGCGGGTCAACTTACACACCGAAGAGATGGATAAGTTTGGGCGTTACTGCAAGGTAGCTGTGTTCCTCTCTAAGAGCGAAAACATGGCAGTCGGCGCAGGCGTCAAGAAAGGTGCGCAAGAGGCGGTAAGGATTTGTAAGTTTGTTTTCCAGGTTGAGACTGACAAGGATTTGATTTCAGCTTCAGATGCTCAACATTATTATAAGGTTCGCAGCTACGTTGTCGATAACCCTATTCAGAAGGGTTGGCGCATGAAGCTAGATTGTGACCCAGCAGAAATTTATTGTGAGGAGTTTTAAGATGAGTAGCAACGAACAGGGTTTTGCCTATGAGACAACGGTCATTGAGGCTTTGAAGGCGGCAGGAATCGCAGGCGACATTCAGGAGGGCGCAGGCGCATCGGCAACACTTGCCGACGCAGATTTTTTTGTCGGCGGTAAAAAATATTTATTAGAAGTGAAGCAGGATTCCCACGCACAGATGGGAGGCACCTCTGTACGCTATGATAACGGCAGCTTTGAGATGGTGAGTGAAGCCGTAGATGGCAATACGGCAGATCTAATCATCTCAGCACTAGGTCAAAAGGTAGAAGCCATTGAACGTTTCCTAGCTGCTATTGGGGCAGAGAAATTTCCTACCACTTGTGACAAGTACACTTGGACAGAAGCAAAGAAAAAAGGATTATTAAAACCTATCAACGCTAAAATCAAAGAGGATGTTTCTTTCATTATCGACCACTACAAGAAGAAAGGTATCCACTACATGCAGATTGGTGGAGCAGGCTTATTCTATTTGGATGAGAACCCAGCGGACCTACCCGTACCCAAGCTCGAAGGTGAGATTGACATCGAGTTACGAGCGGGGCGCAGTGGCTCTTCATTAAACGCCGCAGGCGTCCGCCGAGTCAGCGGTTTGTTGCGAGCCCAGGCACGACTAAAGTTCAAGGGCAAGTCGCCGATTAGCTTGGACTCACCCAGTGGGATTGCTCAGTTGAAGAGATGAAGAAGTCAGAGTTAATCAGGTTGATCCGCTACCAGTTGAACAGTGGCGATCACCCAGGCACAGAAGTTGTGCTCGATCTACTCGATCAGCTTATCAGCCAGGGCGGAGCAACATTGGGCGACGTAACAAAAATAAAAGAACTAATCTTAGAGGAATAATAAATGCTATACACGCTAAAGGTAGTAGCAACCATGATCGTAGCCTTTGCAGGAGGTATAGTATTAAACAGGTTGCTTTATAGATTCTTCGATTGGTTCTTAGATCTTATAGAAAGTTTTGATGAAGAGAACAGGCACTAATGCATAAGCGATATGATAGATACCCAGCATGGACCGACGCCCTAGCAGAACATAAGAGATGGAGCAACAGAGGCAAGTCTTGGACCAAAGAGTATATGAGATTATACAAACGAGCCACACAAGAACAAGCAGAAGAGGAGTGGTACAACAGGCCACCCGATTCATATCATAAACCACAGGAGTATTAGTAGCATGTCACGATTTGGAAAAACAGCAGGTGGTAACCGACGCAGGCACCCTCTTCGACAAGACGATTGGCAAGATCCCAAGACCTATGTGGCTAGGCGACTTGTGGTAGAAGCCAGGAACTACGACAAGAACAGTGATTCTATGAAGACGGTCGCCGATCGTTTCAGGTGGGCAGCCGACGCTTGGATAAGCAGTGGCTATAGCGACGATGAGCTACAAACACATCTTTGTAACTATTGTGGCGAAGAGAAGCCATTCTATGATTATTATTCTAAAAGCGAAATAAGGTGCAAAGAGTGTCAACCTAAAAGACAATCGGTTCCTATCAATACTCCCGAGCGAATCAGGAAGAGGATCGCCACCGCTTACGTTATCACCATCAAGCACGAATTGGGCAAGGGAAACAATAAATATATCTCTAATCCCATTCCTATTGTATGGGACGAGATAGAGAAACACTTGGGATACAACAAGGAAGATCTACTAAGGCATTTAGAGAGCAGGTTTGAGCCTTGGATGGATTGGAGTTGTTGGGGGCGCACCAGAAAAAATCAAGATGGTAAGTGTTGGGAGATCGATCATATCAAACCCAGGAGCACTTACGAATACACAGGAATCAACACACCAGAGTTCAAAGAGATTTGGAGCTTGGGGAATATTAGACCATTATCTCGCAAAGAGAACACAGCAAAGGGAGCATAAGGAGTTATGACAAGTTACCATGTAGACAAGAAGCTCGACCAGTTGACCGAGAGATTCTCAGAAGAGATCAACAAGGTCATCGCAGGCTTTGGTCATGAGTTAGAATACTTTCAAGACAGAGTAGAACGCCTTGAGAAAAACCACAAGCGGACCCAAATGAAGCTAGGATTCCTAAGCCTCGTGGTTCTGCTAAGTTTCATCCTATAAGCAGCGGGCGACAAATAATAATGTTTGAATTAGAAAACCCCAATAAAGAAGAAATGATAGAACACATCTATAAGATTGCAGATGAGTATATCCAGAAGAGCATAGATGATCCTAATGGAGAGTTAGCTTATCAAGAAACAGAATGGAGAACCCCAGGTAACTGGTTTGCTTCTATCGAGGATATCGAAGGTTGGGTTAAGTTGATCACTTCGCATAACAACTTCTATGGTTATGTTACAAGAGAGTTATATAAGTTAGGCTTCTATGATGAAATAGGTAATGAATACAGTGGTAGTGCTTTCAGCCGAATGTGGCATGGCAGAGAAGGACTTGCTGCCAAGGGTGAGTACGGAGTGACCGATGTGCCTATTAATCAATTGAGGATACAACGGAACAAGAAAAGAAGAGCCGCCAGGGGCAGCACCTTTCGTGTTTAGTAACTTTGCCTAATATTTGTGCATAGTTGTGTTTAGGAGTGACAATAAATGGGCGTTTTTTTTCAAGTTGACAGCAAAGTCATAGGGGTGCCTACTTTTTGTGCAAAAGGATTGCTTATTAATTGTGCAAAAATAAGGTTTTGATTATAAAATAGGCACAGTGTGACATTATTGTCATAGTGACCTTGGAGGTGCGAAGAGACCTAATACATAGATGATGTAAAGTCGTCAAGAAGATTATTTAGCAGGCTAAAGGGAATAAACTCTCATTATACACCATATACTATTGGTTGTTAAAGCAGGTTTTCGCAGGAGAAAAAAGTGAAAAAAGTTTAGCAGTTTCCTTGACTCCCAGCGTATACATGGTAATATAAGATGTAAGGGAGAGAGATTGATATGAGTGTAGACTTCAAAACCTTTGTGAACTTAGCGCCTGCGGTATCTGCCGCTCGCCTGCCTGTCCTGCTTCGTGGTCGCCACGGTGTTGGTAAAAGCCAGGTTGTTTACCAGATTGCTAAGAACATGGAGCTTCCAGTTGTGGAGCGCCGTGCTTCCCAAATGACCGAGGGTGACTTGGTTGGCTTGCCCAGCATTGAGGGCAATCGCACCAGCTTCAATCCGCCAGACTGGTTCAAACAGGCTTGTGAAGAGCCCGTTGTCCTGTTTCTGGACGAAGTTGACCGTGCCACCTTGGAAGTTCGCCAAGGTATCTTTGAGTTGACGGACAGTCGGAAGCTCAATGGGCACTACCTTCACGCTGATACGCTTGTGTTCGCTGCCATCAACGGTGGTGAGCACGGTGAGCAGTACCAAGTCAATGAGATGGACCCAGCGGAACTTGACCGTTGGTCAGTCTGGGACATTGAGCCTACGGTTGAGGACTGGTTGTCCTGGGCTAAGGGCAATGTTGACTCCCTGGTTTGGGACTTCATCAACCAAAACCGTGATCACCTTGAGCACAACGGTGACATCGAGCCCAACAAGCGGTACCCTAGCCGTCGTAGTTGGGATCGGCTGAACCAAGTGTTGGCAAAAGCTGACCTTCTGGAGTCCCCAGGTCCCCAGATGTTCGCCCTTGCTCAGTCCTTCGTGGGCTTCGAGGCTGCTGTCTCCTTCAATGACTTCGCTGCCAACTATGAGCGGCAGGTTACGGTTCAACAGTTGCTTGCTGGTGAGCGTGTGGAAGCCCTAGCTGGGTTCTCCCTAAATGATAACTGCGCTTTGATCGAGAAGCTTGACGCTTCTGGTGCGCTCAAAGAAGAAGACCTTAGCGAGGAACAGGTTGTGAACCTGGCTAAGTATTTCGTAACCCTTCCTAGCGAAGCTGCCATGAAGCTGTGGCAAGTTGTCGCTCGGATGCCACAACCCAAAGTGAAGCTGTTTCATGCTGCTGAGCTTGCTGACGGTGAATCCGTCGCTGGGTACCTGGCAAAGATCTTGGGAGCCTAATCTCTACCCTTACACAACCAAGGTTCCTTTGAGATCGGCAGAGCCCACCGAAGTAATGGTGGGCTTCTGTTTTTAAAGGGCAAATAAATATAGTAGTTTACTTGACAGGTAGCCATAGTGTGGTACTATAAATTGTAAGGAAGAGATGAAATGAGTTTTGATCTAAAACTACATGCTTATCGCTTACTGCTCAAAGAGCCTTTCTTTGCTGCTCTAAGTCGTAAGATTGAAAAGAAGGAAAACTATGGTATCCCTACTGCGGGTGTCAGAGTCAATCCTGAGAATGGTCACTTTGAGATGGCTTACAACCCAGACTTCTTTGAAGGTCTGAGTGATGTAGAAAAAGCTGGCGTACTCAAGCATGAGTTCTATCACTTGATCTTTGATCATGTTACCAGTCGTAAGCCAGAAGGCGTGCCACACAAGAAGTGGAACATCGCTGCTGACCTGGCTATCAATAGCCACTTGGTTGGCGAGCTACCTGACAACTGCTGTATGCCTGGTGTCGCTCCCTTTGAAGACATGCCCAAGGGTGAGTCTGCTGAGTGGTACTTAGCCAACATGCCTGAGGACAAAGAGTCTGAGGGTGAGGGTGAAGGTAGCGGTGATGGCGCTGAGGGCGAGGGTGAGTCAGGAGAAGGTGGCGACTCTGGCGGGCAAGAAGAAAATAATGATAACGGCTCTGCTAGCCCTGGTAACTTTGATGATCACTCTGGCTGGGAAGAAGCTGCCAGTAGTGAGGTAGCCCAGATGGCTAAGGAGCGACTCAAGAACGCCATCAAAGAAGCTGCCCAAGAAGCTGCTCAAGCTTCAGGAGGCTGGGGCTCAGTGTCAGGTGAGGTACGCAAAGAGATCATGAAGCGCCTTGAGACCAAGGTAGACTGGCGCAAGGTCCTTCGCTACTTCATCAAGACCAGCCAGCGTGCCAGCAAGAGCAGCACGGTAAAGCGGATTGATAAGCGTTACCCCTACATCCATCCAGGCAAGAAGGTACGGCGGCAAGCTAAGATTGCAATTGCCATCGATCAGTCTGGTAGTGTTAGTGATGAGATGCTAGAAGCTTTCTTTGCTGAGTTGAATAACCTGGCTAAGCTTGCTGAGTTCACCGTGGTACCCTTCGATACCCAGGTCGATCAGGATAAGGTCTACGTCTGGAAGAAAGGCAAGAGCCAAAAGGCTGAGCGTGTGATGTGTGGCGGTACCTGCTTTGATGCTCCAACCGAATGGGCTAACAACAACAGCGTGGATGGCATCATTATCCTAACGGATATGGAAGCCCCCAAGCCCAAGCGGTGCAAGGCGCAGCGGATGTGGCTAACGGATGCTCGGGGTGCTAGCCGTCCCTACTTCCAAACCAATGAGCGAGTGATCGCCGTAGACTAATTGACACCTTGAAATAAAGCGACAGGAGATTGACGCTATGAAAGATACAGAGGACCTCTTCGTGCTGGACAAGTTTGGCGGGGAGATAAACATTAATAACTTACCAGAGGTAGTAGCCCATGCTAATGCTAAGTGGGCTAACCTGCATCCTGCCTTAGACCAAGCCTACCAACAGCTTATGATCAATGAAGCCTTCTGGTGTTACCCTCATCACTATGAGTTCAGTAAGCTACCCCATTGGCATCAGCTAGGTATTGCTTGACAGGCTGCTGTAGTATGCTATAATAGGTAAGGTGCTATGGGTGGCCCCCACCCCCCTGGGGTACCCATGGGCCCCCTCCCTACGGGTATTATGTAGGTGGGTACTGGGGAGGGTATATAAGCCGCCTAAGGACGTTAACGACGTGTATGAAAATTTTGTAGAATTTAGAAAACTTGAAAAATTGCAAATTAAAAAATTGAGACTTTTTGGAAAAGAAAATGACTAACTTAGAACTAGAACAATTCGTAAGAGCGTTCCTAACATTAGAGCGTGCAGTAACAGCCCTGTACTCTTTGACAACAGATATAAAAGAAAGAGTCGACCTCCTGGAGGATAAGCTCGATCTAATGGATAAAAGTATTCTAAAACCAGATGGTATTCAATAAGGAGGCACCATGGACTTGGTAGATAAGATTATGACGTATGAAGCTGGTGGGCTAGATGATGCAGAGGTTGTCGAGCTATACCAAGAGCTACACGATACAGGCATCCTATGGGAGCTACAGGGGCACTACGGTCGACGTGCGTCCCTAATGCTGCAAGAGGGGATGATCGGGCAATGAGTATCCAGCTAGGCAGCTTAGTAAAAATAAGCGTGCCCCTGATGGCAGGTGACGCACCAGAGTTGCAAGGCATCTTGGTTGAGATTAAACCTATGCAGACAGAAATAAATAAAGGTAAACATCTTTGCAGAATCATGCTAAATGAAGGTGGCGAAGAATACTGTTTGCTAACAGACTTGAAATTGGTAAAATGATAATGGGCATTGGTTCCTTAGTACAACAAACAATCCGTGGCGGGCTCCATAGCGGTCAAGTCGTCTCATCGACTTTAGGTTTGATTGTAAATGAACTTAAAGAACCAGGCGCACTACCACAGTTCAAAGTGGATTGGTTCAAGGGACCTGACCGAGGTAAGCAGCTTTGGTATTACAAGCATGATTTAAAGGAGGCTGAATGAGCCAAGATAATATTGTAACGTTAGAGAACCCTGGTTGGGACTACAAGTATGTAGCAAAAATCGGGGAAGACCATCACTTCTACTTAGCTAAGCTGACGAGGGAGAGTTTCATCCAGCTTTGGCAAGCGTGTAATAGCGTGGAGCAGTTCAAGGCGTCGTATGAAGCCATGGGGGGTGGGACATGTCGCCTCCCGCACGAGGGTGCAACACCTGTCCCAGTGGAGTCCGTACACAAAATCCAGTATACGGTAGATGTGCTTAGGAAAAAGAATATCACCCTAAAGGACTACGATGCGAATGATCCCGCCGAAGAAGCCATGTGGGGAGACTTACGGAGGCTAGCGAGTGCCCACTCAAGGCGACAAGTTCAAGGTAGGTGACCTTGTAAAGTTTCCGCCTAATCATCTACTGGGTGGTGTCGGGGGTAATCTCTACATTGTCGTAAGGCAGCACGAGGGCGGCTTTATATATGTGCATAACGCCTGCCCCAAAGAGTACGGCAATACGGAGGCAATGCTTTATCATGAGGATGACTTTGTGCTCTACTCGACGGCACCATAAGCTTGAAAACACTTGTTGCGTTTCTATTGCAAAAAATACTTGGACTACGGTAGTCCTGCCTATGTGCCTGCAAAGAGTAATATTTATCAAAGGTAGCCGTTTAAGTGAGAACTATAAGAAAAAAAGAAGTGACCAAGGGGGCTGCCGTAGCCTACCTACTATATGGAAGGACACCACAGTGGATCAAACTCACAAAAAGCGCAGGACGCCTGCGATCGCCTAACGCCGACGTTAAGACAAAAGTTAATAAAAAAAATTACGGAAACTTCTATTGGTGACCTGGTGGAATCTAAGTTTGTTATTTATGGACCTGCGTTTACGATGGACGGCTATGAAGCTTCCTATGGGTCTGGACCTGGGCATCAAGGGATCGGTACTAGCTCACAAAAAATTTACGCCGACTTGTTGGATGAGATTTATGCTGGTACGAGCGTTAGTGTCGAGAGGGGTACCCTGGGTATCGTGATCGGCATGACAACTTTTAACGTGCATGTGCATTGGCTACCTAAAGGACCTAAGTGGTGGATATTTCCCGAGGAATATAATATTGTCTCAAAAAATAAAGAGGATACCTTTAGGATCTCTGGTTCGCATTAAGCACTACGCCGACTTTGATGAGCAAGAAGATCTTTATATTGTGGTAGGTTTGGAGCCTATGAGCCCATACGAGCTAAATAGCCATAGGGCAGAGCATTATACATTTTGTTATGTTTTAGCGCCTGCTGGTGACCCTGATGATTTTAAAAAATATCATTATCATAATGAGCTAATTGTGGTATCATCAAGTTAGGAGATAACTGTATGACTGAATCGATTGTAATGGGGCTGCTTGCGTTTATAGCCTGGGTTGGGTTTAGTACGGTGATTACATTTGTTATTGCGTCGGCTTTCTTTGGACTGCCGAATAAAAAGGAGAAGCGTTAGTGAATAAGCTAGACCTACATGGCACACCTCATGATGAGGTAAAAAATTTAACGGCGAGCTTTATCGAAAAAAATCTGCGGCGAGCGAGTATTCTTGAGGTCGTCACTGGACATAGTAACACCATGAGGGATATCGTGCTGGACGTCCTGACTCAATATAATCTTGAGTGGTATCTCGGTACTGGAAATCTTGAGGGGTCAATCAAAGTGATCGTGGATGACTACTCGGAGTATTATGATGACTATATTGATAATTAATATTTTGTTGGCGAGTCCGCAAATCGAATGTCCCCGAGTCCTGCCTGGAAGTGAGACACCGCTGCCTGCTGGTGTTAGCCTGTCACGAGAGGATGAACTACTACAACGTGTAGCTTGTTTTTGTAGTCGAGTGATGGAACAAGAGCGCACTTGCTTAGAAAGAGCTTTCACTCGGCAGGCTAGGGAGCGGTGCAAGGAAACAACTGCTGCTTGGGTTAGACAAAATCTGGCGCTGCCTCGCAACTGGGTCGAGGCTGGTGGTGTAGCGCCTCCACCAAACCGATCGATGCCAAGAAATATTAGGGTGGTATATTGAGGAAAGGATTTACTTTAGTATTAGCAGTCTCTATGGGTATGCTTCTCACTGGGCTGGCGATTATGCTTTTTCAATCCGTCAATCTGGATATGATGATTGCTGGTAACAAACGTAGATACAACCAGGCATCGTTTGCGGCGCAAAGTGGTATGAATCATTTTGCCGCTTTGCAGTTCAATTATGATCAGCTAAAAAATTTAGCGGGGAATAATCTGGAACTAAACCTGATCCGTGAAGCAATAGATGATAAACATAGTTATGAGGTTTCTATCAAGTTCTGTTGCGGTCGTCTTGGGGAGGTATTACAGCCTGGACAATATTATGTTCAGAGCACTGGTTGGTATAAGAGAAATACTAACCACGAGTCTTCTGCAACGTATCAAAGTTTTTATTCTCTTGACAATAATGATTTTTAAGGTATAACTATTATAAGGGGTCATAAACTTTAGCATGAGGAAATTCCATCATGAAAATTTATCCATTCTTACCCACCGAACAACGTCGCAAGGAACGTCATAAAGAATTAGAATTAGAGCTACCAGTACCACAACACAGCGAGATATATGAAGAGGCTACCACAGCACCAACAGGTTCTGACCGTGGCGTTTGCATTATCGATATGAATGAAGATATGACTGGTGGCGTGATTATAGACTAAGAGCATTTAACAAAACCATTAAGGAGGTTACATAAAATGGCTAAGAGAAGAAAAAGAAGACGAATAGCATTTCTGAATCGAATGAAGGATATGATGAATGAAGATCCTTCATTACCACTGGATCGTGCTAAGACACTAACTGAGGTTGAAGTCAAGAATGCGCTCCGTGTTGCGGATGCAAAAGCACGACATGATAAAGAAGAGCATCATAGAGTATTCGAGGAAACGTTATTCGGTAAGAATACTACTACCACACCCGTAAAGGAAACAACGACGGTAACTCCTGTAGAAGCCAAAGCAACACCCGTGAAAACGGAGACAGTGACTACTACTGCTACTAAGCCAGTGGTTACCAAGGCGACCACGACTACTGTTACTGAAAAAGCTACAGCAGTTACCACCAAAACAACCACCACAGCTAAGACTACAGCCAAAGCTAGAACAGCCAGTAAGTCTAAAAAGCGAACCACTACCAAGAGTAGAAAGAAGAAGGCTTAAATGTCCAACCCCTTCAAAGAGATCTTAGGTGATATTATAGATAAGCTCAAAGAAGAGCGTCCAAAGCACGCTTTGCCATATGGTACTTGGGTGAAACATTATAAAGATCCTACTCTTTGGGGGGTTGTGACAGAGGCGCATGATGCAACAGGAGAAAATCTTGCTGGTGAGAAGACATGTAGTTACATGGTTTACTGGCTAAATAATGGAAAGTCTAAAGGAAAGAAAAGTAAGATGTTTAAGACAACTATTGAAAATGACTTTTCTCTGATTGTTCAATTTGACGAAGATGGTAAACCATTTTTGTTTGAAGATGTGTAGGGTATTATGAGTGGTACCTATTCTTACTCTACTGGTTGGTATTCTATTAGCCCTGCTTTTGCCTGGTGGAACTTTGATGCTCATCGTGTGGCTGCGATCAAAGCACGCAGAGAAGCAGCGAGAATTGCTGAAGAAGATAAACAACAAAAGAAAATTAACTCTGCAAAAATTGCAGAAGGAACAATATCGGTATATGCGTAGTAAGCATTCAAGAAAGGAAAATAAATGAACTGCTTTCAAATCGAAGTCCGTGGTGCAACCTTTACAATCTGGGCTCCTACCCTCCGTGAGGCATTAGAAACCTTCATGATTGATATGGATATCTATGAAGTACCCAAGCAGTTGAGTGCTTTTGATATGCCTAGTAATATTCCAGCAGGCTTCTAATTACCAACGATGTTTTGGTTAATTCTATCTTTATCATTCCCGTCGTATTTTACGGCTCAACAGACTTCCATGGCTCATACAATTATTGAGAAGACTAGGCATGTTGGGGATGATCCATATTTGCTTGTTGCAACAGCATGGGTAGAATCTAGACTAAATCCTTTCAGTATATCCAAGACTAATGACTATGGTCTATTCCAGATCAACTGGACATTCTGGGGCAGAGAGTGGGGATATAAAGACAGAAAAACATTCTATAAAGATATGTCCAACCCTTACCATGCAACTGTTGCAGCGATGGTTGTCTTGAAAGAAATGAGAAGATACAAAACATGCCAAGGATTAAATCTTCCTGCTTGTTATAATGGTGGACCAGGGTGGAAAGTTTCAAAGAACAAAGATAAAATATTAGCTTACGCCAACAAGGTCAATCGACTAAGAATATATTATAAAAAAAGATTCCCTAACTGGAGCAAATAAATTTAACATTTGTACAAGCAACGTGCTATCTATAGTAAGCCCGACACACAACCATAATGAGGAAACTTACGCCTCGTGTCGGAAGCATGTAAGATAGGAGGATATTATGGTAAAGTCAGTTTTCAGTGACAAAAAAGGTTTGGTTCAGAGTGCGGGATCTGGGGTTACAATTCAAAATTCACTCTCTGTGACGGGTCAAGTCGGGATGACGGGTGCAATTTCGGTACAATCAACACCACTTTTTGGTGGAGGTTTATCAGTCGGAGCACAGGCTGTTACAGCAGCAGGGTCTAACCAGGGCGATGCGGCAGCTATTAGTGCCACAGGTGGTGCAATGGTTGTAGTTACTGGTGCAGATAACACCAAAGCTGTTCTCTTGCCATCTTTAGCTTCTGTTGGGGCTGGGAATATTTATTTCATCCAGAACTCCTCAGGTAACACCTTAGAGGTATTTCCTTCATCGGGTGACAAGGTTTCACCTGCGGCTGATGATGCTGCAATTACTGTTGCTGCAAATTCAATGCTGGTTTGTATCGCAGCCGATGCAACCCAATGGTTTGGATTCGAGCCTACTGTTGTCGGTGCCTGATAGGTAACTTACAGCTTTGGCTAAGAGAAAGGCACTCCTTCGGGGGTGTCTTTTTTTTATCTTTTTTATTTTTGATTTCCTTGACATATAGCCGTGCTATGGTATTATAAATTGTAAGGGAGATAGAGTTATGAAGTTAGAGAATGCTATCAAAAGAATCAACAAGCGTGCCAGCATCGTTGGTCGTGAGGTTGAGATCGATCGTCGTGATCGCAAAGTTTATGTTCGCTTTGAAGATGCTGTGAGCGAGCTTTCATTTTGGGTCAATAGTGATGGTCACATCAGTTCTCCTCATATTCGCCGTTATAATGACCATAGCGATATTATGGTAGATTACTTCGCTGGTTATCATCTCGATAATCTCAAGCAAGCACTTGATTCGCTGGCTCCATTGCCACCGAAGTACGAAGTCGGCTCTCTTGTTCAGTTCAAGAACAGTAAGCGTAATCAGCGTTGGAAGCTGGCGGGCAAGGTTGCCTTGGTGATCCAAGCTGAGTCTGGCGGTAACTACAAGGTTCAGTACCCAGGTAGCGAAGATCGTTACAATCCTTTCTACTCCGAGCGTGATTTAGAGTTGGCGGCATAAATGAGAAGCAAAGAAATCTTAGAAGAAATCAAAGCACGATGCCCCATCAAGCTTGGGGATCTTGTGATGGCAGGTGGCAACTTTGACGACGCAGGCAACAAAGCAGTTCCTGTTATGTGCTTGGTGGAAAGTCTATCACCAGCTAACGACGATGCTTTTGATCGGGCCTACGAAGGTGCTGAAGATCACTTGATGTTTCGGCTGCAACCAGTAGGCGTTAAAGAGTCTAATATCGGATTGTTTGTTGACTACGCATGTAATCTAGAAAAAGTTTAAATATTTGCTTGACACTTTGATATAGTGTGGTATTATAAATTGTAAGGGAGAGAGAAATGATTCAAGTAGGTTCCAAAGTTAGTCACCGTTTTCACCCGCTTTACCACAACAGTATTGGTAAAGTCATTAGCCTTGAGGGTCACCAGTTTGATGGTCACCAGATGGTCGTTGTGGATTGGGGTGTAAGTAAAAAAAGCATGTACCCCATCCAACATCACCACGCAGAAGCATTACGAAAGGAAGCATAATGGCTATTGCAAATCCCGAAGTTGAGTTTCACCTGCAAGACTTTATTGGTCAGTGTGTTGAGATTATCAGTGAGCACTACAGTTCTAAGTTGCCAAACTTGGAGGTTCCCGAAGTCAAAATCAAAGAGGGTGGCAAGTATTACAAAATCTTTAAGCAGCAGGGCGAATACAACTCACACGTTTGGTTCTTCGTCAGCAAAGAGGACGGCTTTATTTGGAAGCCTGCTTCTTGGAAAGCTCCTGCTCGCAACTTCCCTCGTGGAAATATTCTTGAAGACAAAGCAAAAGACGTCATTGGCGTCTACGGAATCTAGGAGGAAATGATGGATTACGAATTAAGAGAATTCGATGAGGATATTTTTATCCAATGGTTTACAGAGGAGGCTCGTAATGGTAGGATGCCACCAGAGCGAATGCAAGAACCCAATTGGGGAGTGAGTCCTGAGTTTCTCATCAACTCTTCTTTTGATGCGATCGCAGCCGACCGAGCAAAATGGCTGCAACCATTGATGTTCTTGGCAGGCATTAGCGTTGGTATGATTGGCGGAGCACTTTTGAGTTTAGAATATCCTATTTATTGGCTAACATTATAAGCCCGTAGGAGGTAAACCCCATGAAGAAAAAATACACACGTCGAAGATAAGTGTTAGGGGTCAACCCGACCGATCTGGCAGGAAGCATAAAGAGCCAGCGTCCCTACCTTCAGTAACCACATACCTTTTGAAGAGTTGCGTGTGGAAAACGGTTTGTAGGGTCAGATACACATGGAACAGGAGCCCCAGACGTACTTGGGCGAAAACTCTTCACATATGGTCCAGTAGCTCAGTTGGATAGAGCAACGGTCTTCTAAACCGTGGGTCGCAGGTTCAAATCCTGCCTGGATCACCAAGGAGTTTTGAGATGTTGAAAGTATTAGGGAAGTTGCCGAGGGAGTTAGTGGTCGCTGTTAGTGGTGGTCCTGATTCTATGGCTATTTTAGATTTCCTTAATAATAATCATAAGGTGACAGCATATTATTTTGATCATGGCACAACATTCGGAGAAGAGGCGTACCATTTCCTTAAGAGCTACTGCGCAAGTAGAAAAATCCCATTTGTAACCAGCGTTTTATCAGAATCTCGTCCAAGCGGCAAGTCACTTGAGGAACATTGGCGGGATGAACGCTATAAACGATTTCACGACTATAACCTACCCATCGTAACTGGGCATAATTTAGACGATGTTATTGAATGGTTCCTGTTCTCATCTGTGCATGGTAAAGGAAAAGTTATTCCTTATCAAAATAAAAATGTTATCCGTCCTTTCCTATCTACCTCGAAGCAAAGCTTGATTGACTGGTGTACAAGAAAAGGTATTCCGTTTCTGACTGACCCTGGTAATAGTAACAGAAAATTTATGAGAAGTATTATCAGACACGACATGATGCCTATCGTAGAAGAAATTAACCCAGGTATTCAAAAAACATTTAAAAAAATTGTAGAAAGCAGGTATAATAACATCTAACAGCACTGTGGTCCACTAGCTCAATTGGTTAGAGCAACTGACTCATAATCAGTAGGTTCGAGGTTCGATCCCTCGGTGGACTACCATGCCCGAATGGCTCAATTGGTAGAGCAGCGGTTTTGTAAACCGAAGGTTGTAGGTTCAAGTCCTACTTTGGGCACCAAGAACAATAAGCTCCCGAAAGGGGGCTTTTTTGTTTTATATGCAGTCTATTTATTTTGTATGCCTAATATAATAATACAGGACTTCTTTATATGACTGCTAAATTAGTTATCGGAAATGTAGACTTATTTCCCTTCAATGGTGATGCTGCTGTAACAGGCAACCTTGAAGTAAGTGGAGTATTAAACCTTTCAGAAGTTACTAGCGTTCCTGGCGCTCCTGCTTCTGGTACAGTGAAAATGTTCATGTCTGGTAATCAAATGTTTGCCAAGTTTCCAGACAGCACTTTAGTAAACATGTCAAGCTCTGGTCCAAATGTGACTAACGCTTCTGATAATAGGCTTATCACCTCAGTAGATTCGGATTCTTTTAACGGAGAAGCAAACCTAACCTTCGATGGCACAGATTTAGAACTTACAGGTGCTCTAAACGTATCAGGCAATATACTAGTATCTAACGACGTCACAACAGGATCTCAAGCAGGACCTGGGAGCTTCTTAGCATTAGACGCAAATAATAAGATAATATTGACAGAGGGCGGCGGCTCAGTAACAATAGCGAATGATGCTAACAACAGGATTACTACTGCTGGTGGCGATGGCTCTATCAACGGTGAGGCAAACTTAACCTTTGATGGCAACAAGCTTGTTATCAATGCTGGTTTGGTTCTAAATAGAAGAGCTATTACCTCGACCGTCACGGCTTCGGAGACAGATTATTATCTTGCTATTAGGGCTGCTGATGATTTGGATATTAGGCTGCCCGATGCATCCAGCTTAACAGAGGGACAAACGTTTGTATTGAAAGATGAACTAGGCACGTCTCCGTCGCATAATGTCGCTATCTCCGCATCAGGTGTTCAAACAATTGATGGTAAGAATTTTATTCTTTTGAACTCCCCTTTTGCTGCTATCCACCTATATACAAATGGTAGCAATGGTTATTTTATATACTAACCAAAATAGGTTCTGATATAACAACACATTATAGGTTATCATGGTTACATGAACTGATTAGCGTACCCAAACAACGCTGACAAAATTAGTTTATAAAAATGTTTTTTAGATAATAAGTTTTTCTCATTTCTTAGGAGGAAAATATAAATGGCTTATAAATTTCAATCAGGACTCGCTCGCCTCGGCGGCGAAGTCCACATGGATTCAGCCCTATTAGTTTCTGGTTCAGTCAACTTGGCAGACAAGTCGCTACCCATAGCAGACTTGGATGTCAATGAAGGAACCAATTTAGGTCCAAATGCAGCACACACGGATGAGCTTATCATTCATGATGCTGATGCGGACGCTACTAAAAAGATTAGAGTTGTCGATCTTGGACAATATCTATCAGGTTCAGATCCAACTTTCTTGCAGGTCAACCAAGCAACACAGGCAGCTTCTGGTTCATTCAGAGTTGTTGGTCACAGCATCTCTGGTAGTGCTGCTCTAGAAGTTGTTGGACAAAGTTTCTTACAGGGTAAAGTCAATGCATCTGGTGCTATTGAAGCCGAAGGCTCCATTACTGCTGGATCTAGCTTTATCATTGGTAGTGCTGATCTCAATGAAGCTGATATGGAGAAGTTGGATGGTATCACTAATGGTACTGTTGCGGCCTCCAAGGCTGTCGTTGTAAATGCTACTAAAGATGCTACTAGCTTCAACAGCTTAACTGCTGTTGCTGTTACTGGTTCGGTCAGCGTTAGCTCACCATCAGGTTCAATCACCGATCTTTTTGTTGGTGATGATCTAGAGGTTAAAGGCAATTTGATTAGTCATGCTGCTAATACCGCTCATGGTGTTGCTACTCACCATGCTAATGTTAACGTCACTGGTACGATTGGTGCAACTCACGTTGTTGCAACAGGTCTATCTGCTTCGGCTGCCGTCTCTGGTCTTACTCTAGACATTGAGTCTACTGCAAATGTTGCAGGTGTTCTCACTGCTGGCGGTCTTACCGTTGGTAGTGCTGAGATGAACGAAGCTGACCTTGAGAAGCTTGACGGTATCACTAATGGTACTGTTGCAGCTAACAAGGCTGTCGTTGTAGATGGTAACAAGGATGCAGGTGGTTTCCGTAACATCACTGCTGTGCAAATCGGTCATGCAGATGATGCTGATTTGTTGACATTGGCTGATGGCAAGCTCACCATTAAGGGTGACGTGGATATCCAAGGTGCCTTCAACCGTATCACCACCAACGCAACAGAATTGGCTGTTGAAGATGTTCGCATCATCATTGGTAGTGGTTCAGCAGGTGCTTCGCAGCTAGACGGCGGTGGTATCTTCTTCGGAAGTCCTGGCGCTGGTAAAGCAATTGCAGAAATTGCTTTCAATGATGCTGCTGAAGATGAATTGATCTTTGCTTTCTCTGGTAGTGAAGCAATGAAGATTGACTCTGGTGGTGATCTTACTGTTCAGGGTGATGGTACAGTCGAAGGTGCATTGTCTGGTGCTGCTGGTACATTTGATGCACTAGCTGGTACAAGCTTGGCACTTCAAGGTGGTGGCATTAGTGCTGCTGGTAATGTTGCTGGCGTTGGAACTATTGGTGCCAGCGGTCTTGCATCGCTTGATGGCGGGATCAATGTTAACGATGATTTCACTGTTGATGCTAATGGTGCAGTTGTTGCTGTTGGTGTTAATGCTGGTGGTGCTGTTACTGGGGTCACAAACTTTTCAGGCTCTGGTGGAATGTCGATAGGTTCTGTTACTGCTGGAATATTGGGTGACGGTGTATTGGCAATAGCAAGTGGTTCGATTACCTCATTGGTTGGCATGTCTGGCTCTGGTCAGGCAGCCTTCGGTTCAGTTAATGGTGAGCTTCTTACAGATGGAAATCTCATTATTGCTAGTGGTACTATCAGCCAGGCGGTCAATATGTCTGGTTCAGGTGCGCTCAACATGGGCTCAATGATAGGTGAATTGATTAGTGATGGTACTGTTACTATAGCTAGTGGTGCCATTGGTAGTGCAGCTAGCGTTGGGACTGTTGCATTAGCAGTTAGTCAAACGGGTACTCTTGCTCGTGTCAAACCAACGTCGATGCAATATAATCTTGCCAGCTTCGGTTCGGGCTCAGGTCCACAAGAAGTAGCAGGTCTGGCATCTGGTATGCTTCACCTTCTAACAGCATCCGCTGCCACCCAAACGACGTTTGGTGGTATCCCAGAGGGCGCTGGGGCAATGTTTACAGGCACTCTCCAGGTTGGATCTCCAGCCTCATTCGCAACAGTCACCATGACTGGTTCAGAATGTGTTAAACTGTTTGTGCCTAACCTTGCGACAAGTGATGCAGGATATACTGTTTCAATTAAGAAACAGGGTCTTGGCGAAGGTCAGTTGGTCCTAACCGCATCTGCTGCTGCTGGTAATGTTGCGTTTGATGGTGTCCTAACGGAACTAACACTATCATCCCCAATGGCTGCTGTCAACTTGGTGTGGACTGGAGTTGGCTACAACATCTACTAATATTTTGTAGAAGGTTATATAAAGTTTGCTACCTCAAAGGGGACACTTCGGTGTCCCCTTTGTTTTATGTGAAACTACTTATAAAGCAGAGGGTTTTATAATGGCATATAAATGGAGTGTAGGTCAAGGCGAGCAAGGAGATATTGTTTACTCCTCTGATCTTGATCAAGACACAAAAATAGACTTTGAAGAAGATGTAATAAAATTAGTAGCCAATGGTACAGAATATGTGACTGTCACCACTGGTAGCACTAATATTGAATTAGCTGGTGATGTTAGTATTGATGGTGCTGTTGTTTTCAACGAATCAAGCGCAGATAAAGATTTCCGAGTAGAAAGCAATAATGCCGAAAATATGTTTTTTATTGACGGCGCTAACAATCGTATTGGTGTTGGTACTAACCAGCCGCTTTTTTCATTTGATATCCAAGAGCGAACAGGTGTTGAAGCATGTATTCGCCTAAAAGGTTCTGCTGATGTTGGAATCAGATTAGCCGCTGACAGTGATAACTCAGGAGAGAATGACAACCCATATATTGATTGGTATCAAGACGGGCAGAACTCCAATTCTAGAGCAAATCGCCTGGCTAGTATTGCTATGGAGGGTGACGCAAATGCTTCATTTACCGATTCTCTTGCAAACGCTTTCTTCCTTAATGCTCACTGTCCTAACGCTGCTGGTGCCCGTCCGTTTCAAATAGCAACTGATCAAACCAATGGCACTAATAAAGCCCGCATCACTATCGAGGGTAGCAATGGTTATGTTGGTGTTCATACAAATAGTCCATCAACCGAGATGGAAGTTATAGGAACAACCAAGTCAGACTTTTTTGCAACCGATGTAACAGAACAAGATCTTGGTAGTGGAACCAGTAGCACCCTTTCTACAACTTCAGGTCTTGTGCTATTAGATGCAGATTCTATCAATGGCACTGAAATAGGTGGACAAGAAATGCATATATTGACATTTCCAACACCCAGTGTTTCTGGTCAGAGACTTACAATCATTGCAAAAAATGCCAGTACTAATAATACTATGATTATGCCATCAGGATTAATAAGTGGATCATTTAGTGGATTAGCAGATTCAATGGGTGTATCTGTTCTGTCGTTTGTTTGGGTTAGCGTGAGCGGACATGCCGCCTGGTATCAAGTATAATGTCAGTCGATCTAATCGATAGTTTGATAGCTAGCGGCAGCCTACCAAGAGCCATAGGTATGGTCGACGGCGGCGGTGTAATCACCAGAATACAAGATATAAAAGAAGAATTTGATGAAGGTGTATGTGGACCTATCCCAACCCGTGTTACCGCTTTCGGCGCTGGCGGTCTCAAGCAACCTCCTAGAAATGCAGCTTATGTAGTACAGGAGGGCGGCGTTGTTCCCTCTGGAGTCGATGAGGTAAGAGAGAATAAGGTAAGAAGATTTACTGGTGGTCCTGCACCAATGCCAAACGAGAAACTATTACACTTGATTGCTGAGGATCTTAGTTTTGACGTAACAGACGAATCTCCGATTACGGTTTCGTGGGCTGATAGCAGCGGTCAATGCGAAAATATCATAGCGCCAGATGTAGATGCAAGTCCAAATTATAATAAGCATTTACTTAACGGATTTTCAACAATAGAATTTGATGATGAGCGAGCATATTTTGAATGCAACTCGCCGCCTGATGCTTTGAAATCCCTAAAGCATAAATCACTTTATATTGTTATGAAATATTCTGTTGATGATATGGAAGATTCACCTGATGTTAATGACTTTGGTGATGTAGATTCTCATAGTATGGCTGTATCAGCTAGCTCAACACATAACAATATCATAAAGGATAAGTTTTGTGCTTATGCTATTAAAATTGACGACAATGTATCTTTCTATAGGGCAACATCAAATGATATCGGATCTTTTACTTCTAACTTAGTTTCTAGTGAAACTGATCAAGGTGACGATTTCGCTATAATACCAGTTACAGATGGACAATTTATAACAAGCCCGCAAGTTGCTGAAATTATTATTTACAACAACTGTCATGATGGAACGCAGATTGGGAGCGTACTGAAATATCTATTTTGTAAATACGCTTTATTATCCACCGCTGAAGTATAAAAACATACAACATATTTTATGGAGACTATTTAATAACGACTATGGCTAAAAAGAAACATCAAATTGTATTTAACTATCCACCACCTTTTCCGCACGACGGCGATGCGGAGATCAATGGTAATTTAGAAGCTAATAATGCTAGCTTGAAAAATATTAAGGCGTCTACTTTGGGCGCAATTTCAGTCTGTGGTGAAACAGTGATTGCAACCGATAGGATGACAACTAAATCTATTTCGATATGTGATGATACAGGCTTTGCAGATGGTCATTCCAAATTGCATGTTGATGGCTGTATCTCACTATCTCCTATTAGTGAGGTGCCAGAAGGTAGAACTTTCAAGAATGGCTACTTGTTTGACAAAGATGGTAATCTGCACTATAAAAGGCTAGATGATACCGTTGTGATTTTATCTGAATGTATTACAATGTTAGAATCAGACGGTAAGGGAACTAAGTTATTCACAGATGATGGAAAAAAACTAAAAACTATTACAGCTAAAGATGGCATCGATGTATCTGAAGGTCCCGATAATATACAGATCTCTTTAGCAAATCAAGTCGATTCCGCTGCTAACTTAGGATCTGTAGGTGAAGGTGTTTTTTCGGCTGTCAATGGTAGAACCGCTTTATTCAAAAAAATAGCAGGTGGCGAAAATATAGAGCTTGGCTCGTCTGGTAAAACAATTACTGTCTCGTATTCAGGCAGAGGGTTTATCAGACTCATGTCATCTGAACTTGTGAGGGATAAAAAACAGTACTCCAATGTTATATGGAGCACTCAAGGTGGGTACAGTAATGCACACGTTGATATTAAACCAAATAGCAAAAACCCCTATGCTGGTATAAACTTACAAATAACTAATTTAAGAGAAGGTCAAGAATATACTCTTTATGTTACTAATAAAAGTAGAAAAGTTTGTAGACCTTTCTCTGATATGGTGGTATACTATGGATATGGTAATGTTGTAACAGATAAAAAAGCCTCTAAAATAATAGGGGTAGAAGATATAAAAATTGGACCAAATGAAGTAGGTATTGTCAAGATGGTTTCTACTATTGAGGATAGCGCACCATGGTCATTTTATATCGATAAAGTTAGCAAGCTAATATAAGGAGAACAAAATGGGTAGCTTTGTAAAATGGCAGGGTAGATTAATAGAGGCGATTATTGATAATAATCAAGATGTAATCGATTATTGCAAGAAGATATTTCCTAAGAATGAAGAAGGTAACCCTGGTGTCTTATACGAGGAAACCGTTGCAAATGCTAAGGTTGAACTTGAAAAAAGAAAACTAAAAAGAAAGAGCAAAACTCCCAAAAAAACGTCTAATACCAAACCTAGGAGCAGGAAAAAAAATGAGCCTACTAAACAAGATAACTAAAAGTTTCTTGCTAAATGAGGACTTTAGTGCTAGCAACTATTCGTATTCATTACAAGCTATAGAAGATAATCTAAAATCTATTAGAGTTTCCTCTAAGAAAGACAAAAATCGTATATCTCTAGCTTTGGAGCAGACAAGAAAAATGAAGTCTCACCTCCGTAGGCTTGAGGAGAAAATTAACCACTTAGAAGAGCAGCTTCAGGTTTTAAACGAGGATTCAGGAGATAAGTAATGGGTGGTGTAGGCGGACACTTGAATCATCTTTATGATGATAGAAGTATGACTTTTGATAAGATGATGGATATCATCGATGCCGCAAGTCAAGGAAAACTCCAAGCTGAGGAAAAAGTTGATGGACAAAATTTGTTCATCTCCTGGTCTGAGGAAAGACAGATATCTCTAGCCGCTAGAAATAAAGGAAATCTCAAACAAGGGGGCATGGACGCTGCTGGGTTAGCTACTAAATTTGCAGGTCGAGGACCTATCGAGAAAGCTTATAATGAAGCATTTGACACATTCGATGCCGCTGTCAAAAGTATCAGCCCTGAAGATAGGGTAAAGATATTTGGTCAAGATGCTACAAAGTGGTATAACATTGAAGTTATGTCCCCAGAGAATCCCAATGTTATTCTTTATGATAAGAAGATACTAAAGATCCATTCGGACGGTCACAAGATCCTTGATGATAATAAAGCACCACAAAATTATGATGCTGCTAGTGATGGATCTCTTCAGACATTAGATGCCAACCTAAAGAAGATGCAAGACGCTGCGAAGGGTAAAGAATTTGAAATAGCTAGAAAGGCAACACTAAAGCTAAAAGCATTGTCATCTGATAAAGCAGCAACTAGAGCTAAAACCGAGATCAATAATGCTCTTTCGTCAATCGGATTGAATAGTGATGTCTCGGTTGAGGGTTACCTCAGAAAGAGGTTATCCAATATCCTAGATGAGCAGGCTAAAGAATTACCAGAGGAAAAAAGGTCTGGTATGGTTGCTCGTATTCTGCGTTTAGAAGGTTTCCCTAATCTAACTAAGATCAAGAAGGGGTTGACACCAGAACAGAAAGAGACTGTTAGTCAGATGTCTGAGCCTGTTATTGTCAAGCAAATGATGGCTAATGCTATTCAACCTATCGAATTAGCTATCCATGAGTTTGCTGTGGAAGTACTAAAGACAGTTCAAAGTGTTTTTATCTTAGATCCCCGAGAAGAAGTTAACAGATTACGATCAGTTCTATCCAAAACTGTGACTGACCTTGAAGCTATGGCTACCGATGGTTCTATTTCGGCAGAAGAAATGGACGCTGTTAGAATCCAACTTCGGAAGATTGGCGGCTTAGATCGTGTAACCACTAGTGCTGAGGGTTTAGTATTTGTAGTGGATGGTATGCTTTATAAGTTCACTGGTAACTTCGCTCCTATCAATCAAGTGTTAGGTATATTGAAATATGGTAGGATCAAAACAAATGTTGCAAAAGAAAACATTCTTAGAAATTTCGATAACATTATAACTGAAGTCATCGAAACTGTTAATGAAGCAGACCCTAACGGTAAAAGAGTTGCATTTGTCCCAGGGGCATTTAAGCCTCCCCATGCTGGTCATTACCTTGGTGCTAAATCATTTGCTGAGATGGAAGACATCGATGAGGTTAGAGTACTTATCTCACCTAGCACTCGTGATGGTATCACAGTAAATCAGTCTAAGAAAATCTGGGAATTATATATAAAGAATGACCCTGATAAGAATGTAAAGAAAATAAATCTAATTGTTCCACCCGCATCCCCAGTCAGGTATGTATACGATATGATTGAAGATAAAAAACAATTCAAGCCTGGTGATTCACTGGTGCTTGGTCAGGGTGAAAAAGAAAGCGGGAAGGCTGCTGAAAAGTTAGCTTCATTTGCAGAGCGAAAAAATCCTGGTGTTAATGTTGAATACGTTAAAACAAAGATGTATGCAAGTGGTGTCACAGGTACCCAGATGCGGGAGCTAGTATTAGCTAACAATGAAAAGGAATTCAAAAAACATTTACCAGACTTTATCCGCAAAAATGATGATCTAGCAGACCAAGCTTGGAGTATAGCTACTGGAGTAAATGAGTTACAAATGATCGATGATGCTATCGATGAAATGGTGACCACACATTCTGTTGGTGGATATGGGGCTCCTTTGGGCATATATACTAGCAGTAAAAACTCAAAAAGAAAAAAGAAGAAAAAGACAACTAAATCAAAACGGAGATAGTTATAGTATGACTCATATTGATAGAAACAAATTAATTGGTGAGCAAATATTGCGCAAACATATTCGCAAAAAGCTTATCGAAAGAAAAAATAGACTAACTGAGCAAGAGGACAAATTCCGTTCTTTGGTTAAAAAATTGTTATCCGAGGTAGAGACAGATGAAACCTCAACTAGATCTACTGGGATTAACGTGCTGGCAGATCTGCTGAAACGAATTGTTCCTATCTTAGAAGATTCTTATATGATGCTAACAACCAGCGCCGAGCAGAGGAATTCTTTTCGCAATCATATTATTGCAGCAGCTAAAAATAGTTTAGTTCCTGTAGATGCTGGTAAAAACGCTGCTAATGAAAACGTAGTATATGATCTTACTCAGCTTCTTGAAAAAGTTCAAGTAACTCTGGACGATGATGCTGAAGGTGATGGAACAGAACAAATTGCTGGTGATTTTATCGATATTGAACCTGCTGAAGAAGATGTGCTGGATGATTTTGGTATTTCTGGTGAGGATGCTACAGGAAGAAACTTTGCACAAAAGACATTTGAAAGAATTGAAACTCAAATTGTAGATCACTATGAAATGTTAGCTGACCCTGAGGATAAAGATGTTTTCAGAGAATACTTGCTAACCAACCTCATGTTGTATTTTGATAAGTTCGAGGATTCTCTAGCAGTTGATCCAGGTGAAGAGACTACTCCTGAATATGAAGAGGAGAAAGCTGAGTCTGATGCCGAAACTGATCCAGTCGATGATGCAGCAGATGATGCAGCCGAAGACTTAGGTGATGATGAAGAAGAAGGCGAAGAGCCACCACCAGCGTAAAATAAATTTAACGCTTTCCTAGCCTCAGGTATAATGAGCCTACTTAGCCTTTAAACTTATAAAAAAAGCTTATTGCCTTTACAATAATTAATTTTAAGTATATACTGTTAACATGATGGGGGTAAACGGTATCGATTGATAGGGAAATAGAAAAGGTGCAAGGGTGAGGGAAGCGTGGCTCACTAAAAACGCTTAACTTCTAATCGCAAACGACGATTTTCAACTAGCACAAGCAGCTTAATAACCTGACTTGACTTGAGGCGACGGCAGCCAAAAAACAGAAAGCCGTATTGTGTCTTGTAAGTGCTTTTGATTATCTCAGCCATAATAAGATGATCTAGTCAAGTGGTCTGTCCGACGATAAAAACAGTTCTAACCTTGTGAATGACCTCTCTGTGGAACTAGGCAAGACGGGAGTTCGATTCTCCCTACCTCCACCAGCCGCCCTTCGGGGCGGCTTTTGTTTTTGTACAACTACTTATAACGAGAAGAGGTTTATATGAAAACTATAGTTATCGATACCAACGTGTATCTTACCGATGTAAGGGCTTTGTACTCTTTTGGTCAACACAATATTGCAATCCCAACCATAGTGTTAGATGAGATTGACAAACATAAGCACAGACAAGATACAGCAGGTCTCAACGCTCGGACAATGAATCGAGTATTAGATTCCCTCAGAGCTAAAGGGAGTTTATTTGTAGGAGTGCAAATAGATGACAACTTAGGTAAGGTTTTCGCTGCGCAGTATGACCCAAGATATATGCCAGTTGGGATGAATTCAGGAGACTCAGATAATAAAATAATTTGTACTGCTCTTAGACTGAAGATGGAAGGTCGTGAGGTAGTAGTGGTGTCTCGTGACGTTAATATGCGTGTTAAATGTGATGCGTTTGGTGTGGTAGCATATGACTATCAGCCTGCTCAGGTTGTAGAATCGGTTGACAGACTCTATAGCGGCAAAGTTACATTAGAGGTACCGCCAGAAACTATTGACAAATTTTATCAACAAGGAGAGGTCGAGGCTCCTGAAGGTGTCAAATTATATCCTAATCAATTTGTTACCTTGAAGGCTCACGATGACGATAGCAAATCCGCAATAACAAGGTATATGGATGAGCATACACCCTTACAAAAGATCAACGCATATAAGAGGATTTGGGGACTGTCCCCAAGAAATACAGAACAAAAGTTTGCAATGGACTTGCTATTTGATAGAAGTGTTGATATAATATCCTTGACAGGGAAAGCAGGAACTGGTAAAACACTTATAGCAGCGGCATGTGGATTAGAACAAGTTATTAATAGCACAGCAGCTAAAGGTGGATATGATCGATTGATTGTCACCAGACCAGTGCAGCCAATGGGGAGAGACATTGGGTTTTTGCCTGGGACTTTAGAAGAAAAGATGATGCCTTGGATTGCCCCACTGAAGGATAACTTAGAATATTTATTTGGTAATCGCATGGCTTTGGAAGAACAGATGGACCAAGGGACAGTGGAAATCGAAGCGATGACTTATATCCGTGGTCGTTCAATTGCCAATGCATTTATAATTGTAGATGAAGCACAAAATTTAACATCTCATGAATTAAAGACTATAATAACAAGAGTTGGAGATGGTACTAAATTAGTATTGACAGGTGATGTAGAACAGATAGACAATTCTTACGTTGATTCAGTCTCCAATGGACTAACCCATGCGGTAGAGAAATTTAAAGAGTATTCAATTGCAGGACATGTTACATTGAAAAAAGGGGAGAGAAGTAGGCTAGCAGGTATTGCTGCTGAAATATTATAATGAGTACAGAAAACTATATTCGTAAAACATCCAATGTTATTAGAGAAAGCATGTCTATCAATCAAGTGGGTATCGATATCGGCGCAGACATACCAAATGACATAAACCTATCTAAGGTATTAATTACTCTCAAAGGTTCTGTACCAAGTGCATATTTTAAGAAGCTGGAAGGCATCAAGGTAGTTGACTTAGAAGAGTTCGACAGAAGAAATATTAGCGCAAAGTATTCATCAGGCGATCATATTCTATATGTTAGTGCTAAGCGACAAGATGACAATGCTGATATGTTGGATGATCTAATACACGAGATAGGACATCATGCCGAATACCTATATGACGATTTTATATATGGCGATAATATTATCAGAGATGAGTTTGAAATGAAACGAATGGAACTACGATTTGAGGTTGCTGCCGATGGTTATGATTACACTCAATTTGATTTCAAAGATACAGCCTACAATCCAGATTTTGATACATTCTTATACAAGAGGATTGGCAAAGAAAAAATTAAGATGATGACTGCTGGCATGTTTGTTAGACCATACCAAGCCATGTCACTGCGTGAATATTTTGCAGTCGGGTTTGAGCAATATTATCTTGGTAATCATAAAACTTTACATCGTGACTGTCCTGTGTTATATAAAAGACTAGAAGAGCTAGACTCAGAAGCCAGAAAAGAAAGTAGATAAGTGAAAAAACACATCTCTTATTCCGAGTGGAAGGACTGGTCCATCTGTCCTTATTATCATAAATTAGTACATATTGATAAGCTCAAAGGCTTTGAGGGCAATATCTACACAGCTTTCGGAAAAGCTCTGCACGAGACGATTGAAGTTGATATCGTAAAAGATAAGGTAGGTAACATTGATGAAATGGTTAGAAACTTCCAGTCCATTCTTAAGAAAGAAATAAAGAGCTTACCTGAAGAAGAAAAAAAGCGCATACTATCAGACTTTGATATCAAGTCTTGGTTATCTCAAGGAACTGAAATTGTCAAAGAAGTATATTCTGCTCTGACAGAAAGGTTTGGCGACTACGGCATTGGCTGGGAAGTATTAGCGGCTGAAGAGAAACTTTATGAGGATGTAAACTATTTTGACACAAAGAAGAAGTTCAAAGGGTTCATTGATCTTGTGGTGTATAACAAACATGATGAAAAAATATACCTGATTGATTGGAAGACTACTTCGTGGGGATGGAATAGTAAAAAGAAATCAGATTCAACCTTGGCATATCAGCTAGCGTTTTATAAGTATTTCTATTCACAAAAGTATGAAGTGGATATGAAAGATGTAGAAACCTATTTTGTGCTACTAAAAAGGACTGCCAAGGTTGGAAAGAAGGTAGAATTTGTTAGAGTTACCACTGGTCCTAAAAGAATCGAAAATGCTCTTAACACTTTGAAGAAAGCCATCTATAATATAGATCGAGGCAATTATATCAAGAATAAACTAAACTGTACAAACTGTCAGAAGAGGTTTGGAAACTGCACGTTTTACAATACAGAGTATTGTCCATAGGAGGAACAAGACTTGGCAGATAAAAAAATAAAAATACTAACCCTGAGTGACCATCCGCTCTTACCATCAGGGGTAGCTACGCAGACAAAGTATATCATCGAGGCTTTGTTAAAAACTGGTAAGTTTTCTATCCTGTCTTTGGGCGGCGCTGTAAAGCATAATAATTACAACCCCACTAAGACTGAAGAGTATGGGGACGATTGGGTGATCATACCAGTGGATGGTTATGGTACTCCCGATCATATCAGAAGTATCCTGCATAATGAAAAGATCGATATGATTTATTTCATGACAGATCCACGTTTCTATGGGTGGTTGTGGGAGATGGAGGATGAAATACGACCTCTAGTACCTATGGTCTACTATCATGTATGGGATAATAAACCATATCCAACCTTCAACAAAAGATGGTACGAGTCTACGGATGTGATAGCTACTATATCAAAAGTAACAAGTGATATAGTACAGACAGTTTCTCCAGACGTGGAAGAACATTATATTCCTCATGCAGTCGATGAGAAAATATTTAGAAAACTTAAAGATGAAGAAATAGCAATTGTAAGAGCTAACAACCCACTAACTAAGGGTAAGTTTGTAGCTTCCTGGGTTAATAGAAACGCTAGAAGAAAACAGAGTGGCACACTTTTATTCTGGTGGAAAGAATTCTGCGATCGAGTTGGGCATGATAAAGCAGTATTAGTAATGCATACGGACCTAAGAGATCCACATGGTCAACCACTAGATGTATTAGCGGGACATCTTGGACTTGATAAGGGACAAGTGATGTTTTCAACAGAAAAGATTGCACCTGAACACTTATCAACAATTTATAATATGGCAGATGTTGCCATCAATATATCTGATGCTGAGGGATTCGGCTTAGGAACTCTAGAAGCATTATCATGTGAGACCCCAATTATTGTTAATATGACAGGCGGCTTACAAGAGCAGGTTACAGATGGTAAGGAATGGTTTGGTGTAGGTATTGAACCTGCATCTAAGGCTATCATTGGTTCTCCGCAGGTTCCATGGATATACGAAGATAGGATGAACAAGGATGATTTTGTGAATGCCCTAGAAAAAATGTATAATATGACACATGAAGAACGCCAAGAGTTAGGCAAAAAAGGTGCCGCTCATGTAAAGAAAAATTATGGGTTTGATAAATTTCAAAAACGCTGGGTTGATCTTATGTTAGATATACATGAAAGACATGGCTCGTGGGATACGAGAAAAGGATATAAAGCTTGGGAGGTAATAGACCTGTGAAAAAAGTATTTGTTAGAGCGCCAGTACTGACAAGAAGTGGGTATGGCGAACACGCTAGGATGATTGTAGATGCATTATCAACCAGACCAGAGTTATTTGATATATATTTAGAACCAATCAATTGGGGTAATACCCCATGGATCACAGATCACGATCATAGAAGGAAATATTATGATTTCCTCACCAGAAAGAAACAAACCTACCAGGGACCGTTCGATCTATCAGTGCAAGTATCCATACCTCCAGAGTTCAAAAAATATGCTACTAAAAATATCGGCATCACAGCAGGCATAGAGACTGATCGAGTTTCCCCTAGTTGGATCAACTTTGCAAATCAAATGGATTTAATGATCGTAACTTCCAAACATGCACAAGATGGCTTTATGAGAAATGATGTTCAGGCACAAATGCCTAATGGTCATAAAGTCCCACTCAAGTACAACGTGAATACAAAGGTAATTAATTACCCTGTAAAATATACAGAACCAGAAGACTTATCAGAATCGCTTCAGTTACCTAATGATTTCAACTTCCTTACAATTTCACAGTGGGGTCCGAGGAAGAATTTACCTGCATTGGTTAAATGGTTTGTTGAAGAATTTCATGATGAGGGTGTAGGCTTAGTGGTAAAAACAAATAAAGCTAAAAACTGCCTGTCTGACAGGATGGTATGCACTGACATGATGAAGAGTATTCTAAAGTCATTCCCAGATAAGAAATGTAGTGTACATCTTTTACATGGAAGTATGACAGAGGAAGAGATTCATGGTATTTATCTACACCCTAAAATCAAAGCATATGTTACTACAACACATGGCGAAGGTTATGGACTGCCTTTGTTTGAGGCAGCATACAGTGGAATGCCGATAGCAGCACCAGGCTGGTCGGGTCAAATGGATTTCTTATGTATCGATAAAAAGAAAAAGAATGGCAAGTCAAGTAGGCAAACTATGTTTGAAAAGATCGGTTATGATTTAGCTCCTATTCAACAAGAGGCAGTTTGGGAAAATGTTCTTGAGAAAGATAGTCAGTGGTGCTACCCAAAAGAGCATAAAACAAAATCTGCTATGAGGAAGCTGTATACAAATTATAGTGCTAAGAAGAACACAGCCAATGTATTGAAAGAATCCTTATTTGAGACACATTCAGAAGAAATAATCCAAAAGAAAGTAGTGGATGCAATTTTAGACGTCTGTCCTGATACTAGCAAGGGTTGGCAGTCTGAAATAGCTGAAGTTGGTACGTTATAATGAATTTTATTTTTATAGCAGACGTCTTTGCAGATGAAATACCAGGCGGCGGTGAGCTTGTTAATGATCTTGTGTGCCAAGGTCTAGAGAATAGGGGTCACCATGTTAGGAAAGTTAGATCAGAAAATCTAACGCCAGTGGATCTAGAGAACGCCATTATGAATGGGCAGTGTGTTATATTAGCTAATCACCTATTAGTATCAGACAGATGTAAGCAAATGCTTCGAGATTTATCAATGAACAGTAATAAATTTCGTTTTATAATATATGAACATGATCATAAATATATTGAAGGCAGAGATCCATCTAAATATGAAAACTTTACTGCACCTGACCCAACACACATAAATGGTCCAGGTCTGTACGCTACTGCTAAGGTATTATGCCAAAGTAAAATTCATAAAGACGTATTACAAAGAAATATTTCTGTAGCAGATGCGGTTAATCTTGAATGCTCTATTTGGAGTGATAATTTTATTGAGGCTGCGGAGAACTTAAAAATTGTAAAGACAAAATCTGCGGCAATATTGAAGTCTACAAACCCAACTAAAAACCAAATTGCAGCAGAAATGTATTGCAGAAGCAATAATATTGAGTATGATTTAGTTGCTGCGGATAACCCAGTAGAACTTCTCAAGGTATTATCTCAATATGAGAAGTTTGTATTTTTCCCAGCGGTGCTGGAGACATTCTGTCGAACCATAGTAGAAGCAAAATTAGCTGGGTGCAAGATCATTACAAACCCAAAACTTCTTGGGGTCGCAAGTGAGGAATGGTTTACTAGCGGCACTAGAGAAGATATAATAAACAAAATGAAGGGCTCGCTTGATAATACATTAGATATAATAGAAAACACTTTTAAAGAAGCCAGTTTACGGCATGAAACTCCTGAAGCTCTGGGCTCTGACATAACAGTAATTCTCAATTCTTATCGCCGCCCATATAATTTAGAGAAACAGATAAAGGCAATCAGGGAACAGTCTGCTCCACCAAAAGAAATATGGTTATGGATCAATGATCATGAAGATAACAGAGATTTTGATCATACTAAATTAGACGTTGATAGAATATTCCACAATAATCACAATTGGAAGTTTTACGGTCGATTTGCAGCGGCACTTCTAGCAGATACAGAGTTTATTGCTATCTTCGATGATGACACAATACCAGGCAGTGATTGGTTTTCATGTTGCTACAAATCGTTTGCCCACAGGCAAGCTATTCTTGGTAGTGCAGGGGTGGTGCTAAATAGTTCTGAGTCATACGCTGATCATGACCGAGTTGGCTGGCCTAGCCAAAATAAGGATATGGAAAGAGTTGACTTAGTAGGTCATGCTTGGTTCTTCAAAAGAGATTGGTTACAATATTTATGGAGAGAAAAGCCATATACTTGGGACAACGGAGAAGATATACAATTTTCATATCTAGCGCAAAAATATGGAGGTATTGAAACATATGTACCTCCTCATCCCCCAGGTATGCCACATTTACATGGGTCAATTTTAGGTAATGAACTAGGGATTGATGACAAGGCGACATCAACAAACAGTGCAGTCTCTCATGAGCAATTCTTTAGCGAGAGAGACCGCTGCGTCAAAAACGCTATCCAAGGTGGATGGGCGACAGTTAGGAACCTAAAGTGAAAGATTTTAAGCAAGAGTTTGATAAATTCAAGTCAAAGATAGAATCGGGAGAAAACTTTGCATTTGCTAGGTTTTCAGATGGTGAAATGTTCATCATGCAAAATCAAACAGTTGTTTTAGCCCCTGGTTATTTTGTTACGGGTGATCGTATTGGGCACAACATATACACTAAAGAAGAGCAGAAAGAATTCCTACCAAATAAACATCAGTTCCACCGTGAAAAGCTTATTGAAAGCTTTCAATACAAAGCTGATAACTATTACAAAGGGATTTGTACTAAAACAGATGTCGGAGAAGAAAATTTCAAGTGGCAGATGGATCTCCATGGAGAAGGATATGAAAAAAACCTTACATTTGCTAATGTGTTCATAAACTCAAATTACCCCAGGTATGTAGAGGAAGTGGTCCCACTGTTTAAAAATAGGGATATTATTTATGTTGTCAATGAGTTGGCGGATTTATCTGGCTTGCCTTTCAAGGTAAAGAAAGAATTTCGTATAGGAAGCAACTGCATGGTTGACAATTATGATACAGTAGAGCAAGTCAAAGAATATATCGAAAAGAATAATGTCAAGGACCATATTATTCTTTGTTCAGCCGCTAGTTTAAGCAACTTTATAATACATCAATGTTTTATGGAGAATCAGAACAATACATTCTTAGACACTGGCAGTGCTCTGAATCCTTACCAAAATTTGGAAGGCTGGCGCTTTACTAGAGGGTATCTAACCTCATATTGGATGAAGAGTGATAGTCAGTATGGAAATCAAGTTGATGAGTGGTAAATTAAGAGTTGCTATTTGTAAAACAGAACACTGGGAATTCATTCGTAATCTACGGAACCATCCTGATGTTAAACAAGGGTTTATACAACAAGAAGAAATCCTCCCAGCAACACATAAAAAGTATATGAAGCAACATTCTCGAAACTATTGGGTTTTGCTGAAGGATAATATACCTGTTGGGTTTGTTGGCAGTATTGAAGGTGATATAAGAGTAGCTGTACTGCCTGAGGAAAGTGGGAATGGTTACGGTAAAATACTTATTAATCATGTAATGGAACAAAAGCCATATTCACATGCTAAGGTTAAGATTGCAAATGATGCTAGTCTTAAACTATTCGAGTCATGCGGCTTTAAAAAGAGATATTATATTTTGGAAAAAGAAGATGAAACAGAATCCATATGAAGTAGTAAAGATGTTTGAGCAATCGGTAGCTGATTATACAGGAGCACCTTATGCGGTATCATTAGACTCCTGTACTAATGCCTTGTTTTTGTGTTGTATGTTTGAGGGCGTCAACGGTAAAGAAGTAACAATACCTAGACAAACTTATCTATCAGTACCGCAATCCATTATGCACGCTGGTGGAGAGGTGGTATTTGAAGACCTGCGTTGGCAAGGAATCTATCAGTTGAAACCATTCCCAATCTTTGATGCAGCTAAAAGATTTACTTCGGATATGTATAGACCTGGCACGCATATGTGTTTATCTTTTCATATTAAAAAGCACCTTAAGATCAGTAAAGGTGGGATGATCCTTACAGACAGCAAAGAAATGGCAGATTGGGCTAGAGAAGCTAGATATGAAGGTCGAAGTGAAGGAGTGAGGTATCAAGACGATGATATTAAGATGTTAGGGTGGAATATGTATATGACTCCGCAACAAGCGACACACGGCTTAACTCTGATGCAAAACTTCCCAAGGATAAATCCAGATATCCCAGAATCACCACCATATAGAGACTTAACAGAATTTACTTTATTTAAGGATTGTAAGACAAAATGAAAATTGCACTATGTTTCCATGGCTACTTTATAAACAGCGGCGGTGATAATGCTGCCTTTGCTTCTTGGGAATACCTAAAAAGAAAAGTGATAAACAATAATAATGTAGATGTATTTTTTCACTGTTGGGAACAAGGCGACAGCGTAAAAAAAATGATACACCATATGTATGATCCTGTCAAGATAGAATATGATAAGCAGAAAGATTTCAAAGAAGAAATGGAATCTATGGATCAATCTTGGTTTGATGACGGCTTTGACCGCAGCGGAACAATGTATAAGAGCAATTCAATATTCCAAACCTTTAGTTTTCTATACTCCCGTAAAAGAGTCCTTGAATTGAAGTCCGAGCACGAGAGTGAAAACAACTTTACATATGATGCGGTAATATTAGCCAGGACGGATATAGGCACTAGGGGCAAAGAACACCCACAGACATATTATGTAACTAATCTTAATTTTGATCCAACCTCTGACATGAATAGACTTCACGCTGCTTATTGGAATCAGATGAACTGGGGATATGCTGACCACTGGTTTTATTCTAATAGTAAAAACATGGACCTAGTTGGCACTGCATATGATAAAATCCAGACCTATTATAAACCAGGTAGTGATTATTATAAATCTATTACAGAAGGCTGGTTTGATAGTAATGCAGAGGATGAATTTAGCAACGAGCAGGAAAAGCCAAAAGATTATCGAACAGATAAGTTAGTTAAATTTGACAAATGGCAATGTATCGATAATCATAAATTTTATAAATGGTTTTTTAATGACATCGGATTATATGATAAAACTAAGTTCGTTGATATAACAGGTGAATGATATGAAAAGCACAGCTATTATCATGTATTCGCATAGCGATTATAGTGATATATGGGAAATGTTTACAAGTCAGGTTGACAAATATTTCAAAGACATAAAAAGATACGCATTTATCGATAAAGATGTAAATAAAATTTTACCTGATCATTGGGAGCAGGTCTGCTATAACGAAGAGGAACAATATGATAGAAGAGTGCAGTCTTGCCTTACAAGTGTAAAAGAGGAATATTGCATTTTCCATCACGAAGATATGGTCCTATTTGATACTCCAGACTACGCCAAGTTGGAAAAATGTAAATCAATTTTAGAGGATGAAGATATAAGTTATATAAAACTTATAAAAGGTGGGTTATATAGTGATCACCATCAAGACATACAGTTCAACAACTATGATGGGATTTATTTATTAGAACATAGCACTAGCTTTATGTTTGCAGTCCAACCATCTTTATGGAGAACCGAAGACTTACTTGAGGTATATTCAGAGACAGATATTGATAAAATACATGAATTTGAAGTAATGGCATCTCAGGTGTGCAAACAATTTAACATTGATGGTCTTTACGCATATAATGGTGAAAAGAAACGTGGCATGTTTCATTGGGATTCAAGCATCTACCCTTATGTTGCTACAGCAATCGTGAAGGGTAAGTGGAACATTTCAGAATATGAGAAAGAGATGACTCTTTTACTAGAACAGTACAATATTGAAAAAGAGGATAGAGGGTTTGTATGATTGAGTTAGTTATATTAGATATCGACGGAGTTCTAACGGATGGTCGAAAATATTACGGACTAGATGGTATGCCATTTGCAAAGACATATTGTGATAAGGATTTTACTGCGATCAAGCGCCTTCGTGGTGCAGGGGTAAATGTCTGCTTTCTGTCTGGGGACGATACTGTCAATCAAGCTATGGCAAAAAATCGAAACATTGATTTCTTTTATGCCCGTGGAAAAGATAAAGCAGATTTTATTGAGGAGTTTCAAAAAAAATATAATACATCCCCACAAAACATGGCATACATTGGCGATGACTTATTTGATAGTAGCATATTGAAAGCTGTAACATACCCATTTTGCCCTGCCGACGCATGTGGAGAAGTGAAGAAAATTTGTACATCTGCTTATGGTTATCATAATATCCTGCGAAGTAATGGCGGCTGCAATGTTATTATGGAAATGGTTGAGGTATTACTTGAACGTGGACTAATAAATGACTGCACTATGGAAGATATAGAAGCACTTGACAAAAAAGAAAAGTTTTGATTTCTGTATAGTAGGTAATATATTCCTAGATACAGTACAAGTAACTAATTCGTTCCAAGTTGGCACATCTAACTTGGGGACATCGAAAAGAACTGCCCTTGGTGGTGTTATGAACACAGCGAGAAGCCTGTGTAAAATAAATAATCATTGTAAAGTATTTGTTTCTACAGTGGTAGGTAATGACGACCAGGGTAGGTATATCTTAGATAAACTACAAGATTTTAAAAATGAAAACAGTAACTTCGATTACCATGCAACTCGTGTCGATGCCGCCACGACAAGTGCGCTTATAATATGTGAAGCCGACAAACAGATAAGAAGCAGTATAGTGAATTGGGGTGCTTGTAAGACAAGTTCTGATTTTTATTTACCTGAATCGAGATGGTACCACTTCATGTACCTGGACACTTTATTAGCTGTCAATAAAAATATGTTTACACAAATATCAGAAGAGAGTATAATATCGGCAGACTTTTGTTTAGCTACTCACACTGCCAAGGAAAGAAATAGGATAATGGACTTGATAAAGAATATGAATTTTGTTATAACCTCAGAAGATAGTGCAACAAGCATTACGGGCGAACAATATGAGATCTATTCAGCGATGACGCTAGGCGAAGCAGTTGGCTCAGCAGCAATTGTGCATAGCCCAAGAGGCAGTTTTGTTAGTGCTCAAGGAAATGATTTCATGGTCAACAGCGACTATATAAATGACGTGAAACTCGATGTACTAGGTGCGGGCGACGCATTTGCAGCAGGATTCATGCATGATACTCAGAAAAACCCAAACAATATAAAAGAAAATGTCCAGTATGCACACACTTATGCAACTAATTTTATTCAGGGGGATAAGTGATGGATTTATATGCATCAACATGGAAATATTTTTCCGCATTTGAAAATAAAGATTTAGATACATTATGTGATCTGTATAGCAATACTGTGTCCTTAATAGATTGGGATGTTGAATGCCATAGTGCGGAGAAAGTCCTACAAGCAAATGAGAGTTTATTTAGCAGTGTTGAAAACATCAAGGTTGACATTACACGTTGCTCGGTTGATAAGATGTTGTTGACCGCTACAGCAGAAATTATTATTACACTGGACGGAGAAGAGATAATAGTAGCAGATATCATCACGTTCGGTCAAGATGGAAAAATAAAAAATATTAGAGCCTATAAGGGGTAAAAAATGACAAAGAAATATAATGTATTGTTGCCTGTCGCAGGGCGAGCACAAAGATTTTTAGATAAGGGCTATACTATGCCCAAGCCGCTAATCATGGCAAATACCAGGCATGTTATTGATTGGGCTATGGATGCATTCAAGGCAGATGACTGCAATCTTATTTTTGCAGTTCGTCTAGATCATATTCACAACTTCTCAATCGATCAAATATTGAGGGATAAATTTGGTGAAGATGTAAAAATTGTTATTGTTGACCATATCACAGATGGATCAGTGTCTACTTGCTTATTAGCTAGAGAATATATTGACAATGATTTGCCTTTGTTTATTTATACACCTGATGTATATTACGAAAACCAGTTTGACCCAGCCTCTGTACCAGAAGAGATGGATGGATATCTGTTGACATTCAAAGCAAATAGTCCAGCACACAGTTATGTTGAAATGAATGAGGATGGTTATGCAACCAGAACAGCAGAGAAAGAAGTGATTAGTCAGAACGCTGCTGTTGGTGTTTACTATTATAAAACTGGTAAGATGTTCATTCAATATGCAGAAGAAATGATCGAAGCGAATATTCGTGTAAAGAATGAGTTCTATATCTGCCCAATGTACAACCTTATGATCCGAGATGGCGCTAAGGTTGGTATCCATCAAGTAGAGAAGATGCATGTTCTGGGAACCCCACAAGAGTTGGAATTCTTTGTAAACCATGTAGCACCAAGGTTTGGGCAGAAGCCCGTAGCTATTGCTTGTGACCATTCAGGGTTTGAAGCTAAAGAGATGGCTAGGAGAGTGTTAGAAGCTAATGGCGTTCCTTATGTTGATTTTGGAACTTATGTAAACCAAAGCTGCGACTACAACGACTATGTGTCACAAGCTATTAGAGCAATCCAGAATAACATCTGTGACTTTGGTATTGGATTTTGCCGCACAGGTCAGGGCGTAAATATATTAGCTAGTAATATGAATGGCACTATTGCGGCTTTAGTATTTGACGAGTATACAGCCGAACATGCAATGACTCATAACTGTGCTAACTGGTTTTCAGTACCGAGCAAATATGTTAGTGAATCTACGTTCGATAGGATGGTAAAGCTATGGAAGACCTCATCATTTGATGGTGGACGCCACATGACTAGAATGAGCAAAACACTAGGAACGAAATAATGCCTGAGTACAAGGACCCAATACAAGGAGGTATCACTACCATAATACAGGGACCAATAAATGATGTGTCTCTCAAAAATATTCCTCAGTACCTCCGAAATGGTCCTGTTGTGATACATGCATGGGATTACAATCAACAAATACCGCATTGGCGCAACTCTGAAAATTATAACAGTATATTATCACAAATAAAGGATTTTTATGGCGATCGGGTAAAAATAGTTTTGTGCCCTGTGCCACAGGAATCTAAAAATATCAAAGATATACACTCTGATCGCTGGGCTGACTGGGCGCTACAATTTGCTAACAAGACATTCCATTTTGCAATGTATGGGATTAGTGACGCACTAAAACACGTTGAGACAGAATATGTGTTAAGAACAAGAAGCGATGAAGCGTATTCAAACGTTGATTTATTCATAGAAGCATTATGCAGAGACCCAAAGAAATTTGTTATGGGTAATATTTTCGCTGCACCTATGAAAAATCAAGAATTTCATATTGGTGATCACATCTATGCCTGCAAGTCAGAAGATTTATATCATGCAACTAATCAGCTAGCATCTTTTTACTATGGTTATAATAAAGATCCAAAATGGTTTTATTTCCAACGACCAATCGGTTTTGAGCAGGTATTAGCATATTCTTGGATGGACTGTACTGGCATCGACATGTCACTACCCTTACGTCCAGAAAATATTGAATCCTTGCCGCCTATGAGAAGAGCTTCCCCAGAGCTTCGGAATTTTATCTTATCGAACAGTGTACAATCAGACATAAAAAATAGAGAAATAAGAAAGCAGGTCGCACATGATTATTTTCATGTGATAGATATCAATAAAGCACGCCCCTTTAGGGCTCGCTGGAATCATTGTGGTAAAACCTTTATAGATCAATTTCAAAATCCGCACGGGGTCTATAATACAGGAGATATGTTAGATGGATATTAGAAATAAGGAGACATGCTAAATGAATACGCCTAATAGAGATATAAATTTACATCAAAGACTATTAAAACTTTTATACGATCATAATGAAGAGCATGTTGGAAGCTGCTTTACTTGTGTGGATATAATTGATAATATTTTTAAAAACAAAAACGAAGATGATATATTTGTACTGTCAAATGGACATGCAGCATATGCTTTATATGTCGTATTAGAGAAATATTATGACCATATTGATGCTGACGCATTAGTAGAGAAACATGGTGGTCACCCTAACTGGGATGAGGATAATCACATCTATGTATCAACTGGCAGTTTAGGCTCGGGTATTGTTATTGCAGTAGGTAGAGCATTAGCAAATCGCAACCGTAAAGTTCATGTTATGGTTAGTGATGGAGAATGTGCTGAAGGTTCCGTATGGGAAGCATTGCGATATGTAGAAGAATATAATGTTGACAATATGGAAGTTTATGTTAACGCAAACGGCTGGGCATGTTATGATCCCGTAGATGTGGAATACTTAGAGCGACGTTGTAAAGCTTTTTTGCCAAGGATTCATTTTCATAAAACCGATGTCAACTCATATTTCCCATTTTTGAAAGATCTTGATGCACACTATTGCAAGCTTTCAGCGGAAGATTATAAACTAGGTACGGAGATGTTGAATAATGAGCGTTAGAAAAACATTTGTCAGTTTACTACATGAAGAAATGAAACAGAACGACAATATTGTATTTGTTGTTGGTGATTTGGGATACGGACACTTTGATGAGATCCGAGAAGAGTTCCCAGACAGGGTTATCAACCCAGGGGCGGCAGAACAGTTAATGATGGGGATGAGTATTGGCTTAGCTCAGGAGGGCAAGCTTGTAGTATGTTATTCAATGACGCCATTCACATTATATCGACCATTTGAATTTATTAGAAACTATGTTGACTATGAGAAGATTCCAGTCAAATTAATTGGTGCGGGTAGGGATAAAGATTATCTTTGGTTAGGCTGGTCACATTGGGCGACTGATGACAAGGAACATCTTAGCGGCTTCAAGAATATTGAAAAGCACTGGCCTGAAGACCCCGAAGATATGAAACGCTTATTTAAAGGTATCATGTATAACGGGAAACCAACTTATGTGAATTTGTCAAGGTAAGATTATAGTGTCAAATTTAAACTTAGGAGAAATTGAAATAAAGCGAACTATTTTCAAACCTCTACATTACTGGCCTATATACCAAGAGTTATTTGAGAAGATAAATAAATCGCATGACAAAAAAGAAACTCTTAAAATATTTGAAATAGGCATAGCTGATGGCGGATCTATTGAAATGTGGTATAAGATATGTAAACAATTAGGTATAGATGTTAGCATAACAGCTATTGATGTCAGGCTATCTGATAAACTTCGTAATAATATACAACAAGTCACAACTAACGATGGGAGTGTGCTTCTTGAGCCCTGCAATTCAAATTCTATTGAACACATAAATGCCATTTTGGGAGATAATAAATTTGATCTTATTATTGATGACGGAAGTCACCAATCAGACGATATAACCAAGTCGTTTCACAATTTGTTTATTGACAGGCTAAAGGATGGTGGTATATATATAATAGAAGACCTACATTCTCACTATTGGCAAAAACAAGCAGAGGCGAGTGATTCTGCCTCTAATTTGATTCGTGCCTTAATGGATGCACAAAACTTCTGGTCGCTCACTAAAGGTGTTGCAAGATACAAGGTAGCTGAGAGATATTTTGACAAGATAAATAAAATAGAGACATATGACAGTATCGTGTTGATCCATAAAGGTAAAACCTATAGAGATAGGAGCCAGTATGAAAAGCTTGGTGCCGCTGAAGACAGATATTGTTATTTAGGCTGTCCAATTGGATCTCCAGATGGTAGTATTATAAGATACGGTAGGGTAAGTAATAATTTAAATTCACAGATAAAACTCAAAACAGCACTAACGGAAGAATACAGTTTGTTGTTTGACAGAGGGGTAAGCAAAGATGAATATTGATCTGATCATCCAAGGACCCGTTCATGGTAATAATGCCTTCTTATCGAAAATGGATAATTTGTGCAAGCAATTTAACAAAGTTATAATTTCTACATGGGACCATGAAGATTCAGCCGCTTGGGTAGAAAAGTTATCAGGTTATAACAATGTGGTAATAACCTCGCAGAAGCTACCTGACCGCCCTGGTCTTAAGGGACCGTACAGGGGGATTGCTACAGGGTCCACATTTTATTGGGCTTGCTTATCAACATATAACGGACTAAAAGAATCATCAGCAGAATATGTGGTCAAGATGCGCTCAGATGAATATTATGAAGATTTTACAGCTTTCAAGTTAGAACTAAAAAAAGCAAACCACAAGTTTGTCTGTGGTAATATATTTTATAAAAGATGGTATAGGAGTTCCCCTTATCATATTGGAGATCATGTATATGCTTGTAAAAGAGAGGGTCTACAGAATGGTCTAAAAATGGTGCTGGACTATTATAACCATGTTGAATGGCACAAAGAAATAGAATATAAAGAAGATATATCACAAGACCTGACCTGTGCCGAGATTGTCTTAGCGCACACTTTTCTAATCGGATCAGGGATACCTAGAATCGAATGGTTCGCCGTGGGGGCGACGCTCCAGACAGCCCCTGCATTTGATAAATATTTCAAAGTTATTGATATTAATAAATTAGGAGAATATGTTGCTCGATGGGAGGGTAGCAATATTACATTTAGACATGATACATCCCCATTTATACATTCTCATTATGACAGGTAAAGCATGTTTATAGACGACAAAAGAAAAATAATATTTGTACACAACCCAAAAGCAGCAGGGTCTTCAATTCATATACTGCTTAAGGATTTGTATGAACTTAGAGACACCGATAGGCACGACCCAGAACCACACATACACCACATGAGTTACCAACAAATCCTAAATTTAAAACCTGAATACTATGGATACTATTCATTTGCTGCTGTTAGAAATCCTTGGGCTAGATTATTATCAGGCTATATGGATTTTGTACAAAATAGAAAACATGAGTACTCTGGTTTGATACGATATGATGAGCCATTATTATCTGAGTATAAGGATTTTAAAGATTTTGTTATGAGGATTGGCGAAGGCAAATGGATAAACGATGTTCATTTCCTCCCTCAGCATGTTTATACTCATGCAGAAGATAAAGTTGTCGATATGATCCTAAGGGTAGAAAATATCAATATGGATATTCAAGCACTTATGAATAAAATAGGATTTAAGTATTACCAGCACTTATTCGGCGCTCATTGGCAGAGACACAGATCCACTAAGCACGGACATTATACAGAGTATTACGACGAACAAAGTGCAGCTAAAGTAGTTGAATTATATGCAAAAGACATAGAGCTATTTGGGTATCAATATGGAGAATAAGTGCATAGTATCGCAAATACATATTCCTGATCATGACCCTCAAGGTAGTTTAGGGTTTCTAGCTAAGCAGGAGATAATTGATACAAACATACAAAGCTTAAGAAGAAACAATCCAGATGCATACATAATTTTAGTTGGTCATGGACATGAGCCTTATGACTCTACTAAAGATGTTTGTGATAAATTTATTTGGGAAGACTTGCACCCAATCGACGGTGGCGGCACGGTAATAGGGATGCCAGCCCAATATAAGTCTGTATCGCTAGGAATAGAACACGCAAAAGAAAAAGGCTTTGATTATTGTTTGAAAACTAGAGGTGACTCTATAATAGCAAAACAAGATATTATATCATACTGCCACGACATAATAAAATCAGAAGATAAGATGATTCTCCTAACCCAGCAAACTGGCAAGGAACTATACAAATTTGGCGATTGTTTTATGTATGGAGAAATAGACCTATTGAGTTCTATATGGGATGCAGCCAACCCCCCGTTTCATGCCGATGGCTTAAGGCACACAGGCATATCGTTTGTAAAGCATTTCTCTGGTAAGGTTCCTCCTATACCATATAACCCACAAGCAATACTTTATGAAGATAAAAACTGGACAGATCTTTTGAAAGAATATTGTTCGTTTAGGGACATTGGTGAAATAGGGTTCTGTGATCTTAGGTGGAATTATAACCAGATGCAGCAAAATTGGAAAAACAATAAACAACAAATATTAGACCTTGAATACGACTTTGAAGAAATATACTGGGGTCGAAGTAATGGATGGCACAACTTCAATAGTATGGGTCAGGTAGTAAGTCATGGTGGTATGTGTCACTGGGCATATACTCAAGCGGAGTTTTATAAATAAAATGTTATTGATTTCACATAGAGGTAACTTGTTCGGACCTAATGAGGTTGGAGAAAATAATCCTAAAAAGATAGCTGAGTTAATTGATCGAGGTATCCATGTGGAGATCGATGTCTGGTCTATCGATAATAAAATGTACCTAGGGCACGATAAGCCGACACATTTTGTTACCACTGATTTTTTATTACATCCAAATTTATGGTGTCATGCTAAGAACATTGAAGCACTAGAACATCTCTTAAACGTAGGGGCGCACTGCTTTTGGCACGAAACAGATTCTTACACTGTGACAAGTGATAAAATTATTTGGACATTTCCAGGTAAACAACTTACCCCAAGATCTGTTATAGTATGTCACTCGGAAGAAGAAACCGAGGCAGTTATGAAAACAAACGCATATGGCGTCTGTAGTGATTATGTGGGGTATTACAACAAATGAAGATAGTAGCAGTAACAGGGTGCATGGGGCTGATAGGCTCCCATGTTACAAGTGAACTACTCCAGCGTGGTTATCTTGTATTGGGAATTGATAAGCTGACTTATGCAGCCAACAGTGAGGCAATGCAGACCTTCAACGACTTGCCTGGTTTCACTTTTTTGCAAAAAGATATTTGTGAGTTGGAATCTATACCTGATTGCGATTATGTTATCAATCTGGCGGCAGAATCGCACGTTGGCAATAGTATCATTGACGGTACAGACTTTATTAGTACGAACATTAGCGGTGTGCAAAACTTGCTCAAGATTATTCAAAATAAGCCAAGCAATGTTTGTGAGAGACCTGTGCTCCTTCACTTTAGCACCGACGAAGTATATGGAGATCTAGAGGAGGGCTCATTTACAGAAGATAGCTCTCTAAATCCCAGCAACCCTTACTCGGCTACCAAAGCGGCAGCAGATCATTTGATAAAGTCTTGGAGCAGGACATATGGAACAGAGTATGTCATTGTCCGTCCAACAAATAACTATGGGATATTTCAATACCCAGAAAAACTTATCCCTCTATCAGTAAAGTTATTGCAAAGAGGTAAAAAAATTAGACTCCACAATAAAGGCGAGCCTACAAGAAACTGGCTTCACGCTGCTGATACCGCAAATGCGATTATCACTATTATGGAGTCGGGTGTAAAAAATGAAATTTTCAATATATCTGGTGGTTTTGAACAGAAGAATATTGATACAGTAAAGAAAGTGATAGACTGTTACTTTGAGGAAAAAGTAGAAGATTATGACCAATACCTTGACTTCTCACATGAGCGTGAAGGACAAGATGTTAGATATTCGGTAGATGACAGCAAGTTAAGAAACCTAGGCTGGTCACCAAGGTTTGATTTTGATGAAGAAATAAAACATATTGTAAAATATTACAAGAAGACATTCGTATGGTAGCAAAGAAAAGACACTTAGCAAAGGCGCTTAGCTGGCGAGCCGTTGGAACAATAGATACCATGCTATTGGGTTGGCTCATATCGGGTGATCCTATGGTTGGGGTTAAAATTGGCGCAGTCGAATTGGTAACAAAAATATTTTTATATTATGCACACGAAAGAGCATGGTATAAATTCTCTAAGTTTGGGGTAAGAAAATGACAAACAATTTACACTTTCATAATGCAACAGTATCAACCGAAGAGAAGGTACAAAAAAACAAACATAAGCCCGCTGTATTATGGTTTACAGGTCTTTCAGGTTCAGGTAAATCTACTTTAGCAAATGCAGTAGAAGTATTGCTATTCCGAAAAGGATACCAGACACACACCTTAGATGGTGACAACGTTAGGATGGGACTCAATAGTGACCTCGGGTTCTCCCCAGAGGATAGAAAGGAAAACATCCGAAGGATTTCGGAGGTAGCTAATCTGTTGAGACAATCTGGCACAATAGTGTGCACAGCATTTATTTCACCATACCGCAAGAGTAGAAAATTTGCAAGAGAAATAATTGGAAAAGACTTTATAGAGATATATGTAAAAGCTCCATTAGAAACGTGTGAGGCTAGAGACCCTAAGGGATTATACAAAAAAGCTCGAAGCGGCGAAATCCCTAATTTTACTGGGATTAGTGCTCCCTATGAAGAGCCTAGAAGTCCAGAAATCATTGTGAACACAGCAGAGTTTAGCGTAGAAGAATGTGCTAATCACATTGTTGAGCACCTAGAGGAGAGTGGCTATTTTTCTACTATAAATGAAGTCAACGTACTGGACAAAAAAAGAACTATTGCGATTGATTTCGATGGTGTGATACATAGATACAGTCAGGGCTTCAAGGGTCTAATGAATGCCTATGATGATCCAATGGATGGTGCAGAAGCAGCATTTGAGGTACTGAAAGGCGCAGGTAAAAGGCTGGTTATCTTGTCTTCCCGCCCATCTTCAGTAATAGAAAGCTGGCTAGAAGAAAGAGGCTTAAAGAAATACTTTGATGAAGTATCCAATTTTAAGATTCCAGCTAACACATATATCGATGATCGAGCATATAAATTTAGAAATTGGACAGATACAGTTAGAGATCTACTAGAAGGGGAAGATCGATGAATAATAGAAGAGCAATGTTTATTGGCAGGTGGCAACCATTTCATAACGGGCATAAATGGCTTATGTCACAAAAACTTGATGAGGGTCTGCCTATTTTAATTTGTGTTAGAGATATTCCACCCGACGAGAAAAATCCCTTTACCACAGAGCAGACTGTAAAGATGCTGGAAAAAGCATATGAAGATCACGATGTTGTCGTGATGACTATTCCAGATATTGATTCTGTAAACTACGGGCGGGGTGTTGGGTATGGTATTATTGAACATGTACCACCTAAAGATGTTGGCTTTATATCAGCAACTGACATTAGAAATAAAATCAAAGAAGGCGATGATTCATGGAAGCAAAATGTTGATGAAAAGATTCACGACCTTGTAGTAAAATACCTTAGCGAGTAAAAATGTTACTAATAACTTATGGCACCAGACCCGAGTACATAAAAGTTCTTCCTGTAATAAATGAAATGAAAAAACGGTCTATACCGTATAAAACCTTCTTCACAGGACAACATACTGATTTATTGAAAAAGGCAAGCAAGCCAGACCATATATTAGAAATAGTTGATAATGGTAACCGACTAGATTCAATTATACAATCAATATTAAACAAAGAAGAAATATTTGTCGATATAACTTGTGTGATGGTACAGGGTGACACTACGTCTGCATTTGCAACCGCCCTAGCAGCTTTTCATAGGAAGATACCTGTGGCTCACCTGGAGGCAGGGTTACGGACATTTGATAAATATAGTCCATATCCAGAAGAGTTTAATAGGTGTGCTATTTCTGCTCTTGCGGAAATTCATCTATGCCCAACAGATACATCAGCCGATAATCTTAAAAAAGAAGGACGCAAAAATGTTTATGTAGTTGGTAATACTGTTTTGGATAATTTATCTAACGTGGTTACGATGAAAACAAATAAGGTTGTTGTTACTCTTCATCGCCGTGAAAAACTAGATGAAATACAAAATTGGTTTAAAGTAGTAAATGATCTGGCTAAAAAACATAAGAACCTAGACTTTATATTACCTATCCACCCCAATCCAGAAGTCAAAAAACATGCTAATATTTTATCCCATGTAAATGTTATTGATGCACTGGGGCACAAGGAGTTTATAGATCAGCTTTCAGCTTGTGCTTTTATAATAACCGATAGCGGAGGAGTTCAAGAGGAGGCTGCCTTCCTCAAGAAGCCATGTATTGTTTGCCGTGACTTTACTGAAAGAGTGGAGGGGCTAAACACATTTTCAGTCCTCTGTAAGGAACCGAAGTCTTTAGAAAACTTGGTAGACACTTGGGCAACTAAGGTAGATTTGTCTAATCAAACTTGCCCTTATGGCGACGGGCAATCATCGAAATATATTTGTGATATAATAAACAATATTTAACAACTTGACAAAAGTAGTATATTATTATAAAGTAGAAATAAAAACCCTTTTATGGGAGGAGAATAAAATGAAACTTAGTAATCAAGCAATGGGCGCTATCATGATGGCTTTGCAAAACAGTCTGATGGAACAAACAGATATTGTTCCTGTCTTGCAATCATTTGAATTTAGCAAAACACCTAATACAAAGCGTTGGGGAACTAAGGCAGGCGAACTTATGGTGGAAAACCCACCAACAGTTAAAGCACCAGAGACGCAGACTAAACCAGTGTTTGAAACCGAATAATGCCGAGATATTCTTACGAGTGTCACTCCTGCAAAAGTATATTTGATGCAGTTCATCACCATCAACAAATTTTGCAGGAGTGTACATTCTGTGAGAGTGAAGACATAAAAAGAATTATTAGTAAAGTTTATTTGCACAAGAAAACCACTACAGACGATGCAGCGGGTAATAAAGTCAAAGAAACTATAGCAGAAACTATAGAAGAGATGAAGAAATATAAAAAGCACTCTACAAGAGAAAGAGATCATAAATGACAGGCTGGGTACTATTGATACTTCACTTGTTATTCGACATCGCAATTGTATGGTATGTGCGTGAGATGTTATTAAGATTTAGTATGTTATCACAAGGCTTTGATGATATAAAAACTGTACTAGATGAGTATACAGATCATGTGGAAGAAATCAGTAAGATGGAAGCATACTACGGTGATGAAACTATTTTAAATCTACTTCGACACTCCAATGATACGAGAGAATACCTAGAAGAATATAGGACCCTATTTTCTCTAGAAGAAGAAGGGGATCTAGAAAATGCAGAAAGCTAAACCAAGAGCTAAAAGAGCAAAGAGTAAAAGTAAAAAGAATCATTATTTTACAAAAGATACTGAAATGGCAATTGTAGAATATGCCAGGACTGAAGATATTACCTATCGAACCAAATTATACATAGAGCATATCCAACCAGCATTCAATGAGTTGGTGGACAAAATAGTATACACATACAAATTTACTTCTTTGCAAAATGTGGATAATCACAAAGAAGACTGTAAAATATGGCTGACTACAATCTTGGATAAATATAATCCAGATCGTGGTACTAAGGCTTTTTCTTATTTTTCAGTAGTTACAAAGAATTGGTTCACACACAAGGCTAAGAAGCAAACCAAAAGAAACAAAAGAGAAATAGAGTTTGGTTCTGTAATAAAAGAAATAGATATCATCAACAGTAATGAAAAGGGCACTATTGAGGATAGCCTTGAAGACCAGCAGTTTTGGGCTTTTTTACTGACAGAAGTAAGTAAGTGGGGTGATGAAGATCTCCGAGAAAACGAAAGAAAAGTATTGGATGCTATTCAAACCCTAATGAATAACATCGAACAGATCGAGATTTTTAATAAAAAAGCTATTTATTTATACATGCGTGAAATCACTGGGCTGAATACAAAGCAGATAGTAAGCAGCCTAAAGAGGTTACGACAAAAATATGCTGACTTTAGAAAAAGATGGCTTGAAGGCGAGGTATAAATGAATGGGACAGAACTTAGATGTGTTAATAACCAAGGCTCTTCTTAATATAGAGCAGGACAGAAATACAACTGAAGAGTTGCTGGGGGAGTTAAAAGATTATCTCTCAGGAGCCAAAGACAGATATGCAGAATCTGGAACCGTTGCTGCCAAGCTGGTGGAAACCTTACAGCGTTCAAATGAACAATTAGTTAAGCTCGCTGCAATAGTGCATAAAAAAGAGTCTACAAACAAAAGCCAATCACTAACAGAAGAAGATAAGGATGATCTCTTTGACATGATCCAAGGACAGGGATAAATGTCCGTAGAGAACAAAAGTCAAAAAGCTACCGTGCTTGAATTATTTCAAAAGATGCACGAAGAGAAAAGTTATAACACCAATGCTTATAGTCTTACAAACCCAAAAGACTCTGGTGAAACTTTCAAGGAAATACAGCAAGAAAGAAATTCAACAGATAGCTTTGCAGGGCGCACTTGGTTCCCAGCTATGGTGGTTCATAATTTAGAAAGTAAAGTCAGAACACCCTCAATAGGTGATAGAGAATTGATCGGTGGTCATAAACTTGTATACACCGCAACAGGTGATAAATCTATATCCGTCAGATGCTTAGTACCAGGGATGGTCCTACGCCACCCTACATCAATTGATGATTCAATTATCAAACAATATCCCAGATTTACATGCGATCTAAACACAATCAATTCGATCCCACCAGTTGGTTCAATTTTGATGGTAATGTGGAATGATAAAAACATAAGAAACGGTGGTATCATACTCGGATATGCTCTAGGCGGGCAAAAACAACAAGATGATTTTAGTATATTTACGGCGGCAGAATCTTGCGGCGAAGTAGTGCCAAACAAGATGAAAACAACTCATGCAGCAGGAGAGTCGCTACCAGCAAATAATATAGCGCAACAAGCTGAAATAAAAGTAGAGAACACTACCCCTGACCCAAAAGAGGTAGAGTCCTTAGCTAGCGCCGCCGCCCCAAATAGCCGATGGACAACAACTGATCAGCCACCACCAGGCTCTTCTGCTCCAGTAAAAGCTGAAACAAAAAAGAATCCTCAAACTCCAGCAGAGGTGCCAAAAACAATAGAGCCCGCACCTAAGCAGCCAAGTTATGAGATAATATGTAATAAATCATACCAGCTTAGCGAGACTACTGAAGAAGGAAATGGCGTATCCCCTAATCACGAGCAGTCAAGAAGGGGAGACACATCAAATAAATTTTGTAGAGTAGAAGAGTTAGCAAAGAGGGTAGGGATACCACCAAGATTATTATTAGCATTTATGGAAGTAGAAAGTAAAGGTAATGCCCGTGCTGTAAGGTTTGAACCACATATATTTGTAGGCGGAATAAGATCACGAAATATCGATAAAGCAAGACCAGATCTAATAAATAAAGTACCCTGGACTCCTCGTAATCCAAAACCACCAGCAAGTAAAGATAGAGCATGGTATATTTCCAGAGTGAATAAGGAAACTAATAGAGCCGCTTTCAACAAGGCATATGCTTTAGACCCAGTAGCTGCTATTCAATCAACTTCATTCGGTCAATTTCAGGTCATGGGTCGAAATTTGCTTAAGGAGTTTAAGAATAACCCTGTATCAGCCATGCAAGCTTATGATAGCGATCCTGAGGCTGTCTCGGATAGACTTCTTATAACATGGATTGAGGGTAGTTATCATTGGCGTCGTGTCGCAAAAGCAGGAGCTAGAACAGGAAACTATGATTTTATCAAATTAGCAACTTATTATAACGGTCGTGGTCAAGCTGAAAAATACGGTAATTTACTGAAGGAAGCTTACGATAGACTTGAGGGAACAGATATACTTTGTCGAGACAACATACCAGTTGGCAATCCTCGACCTGCCCCGCCACCCCCAGAAGAGGACGGACTTACGCTCGATTCCTGGGTTAGGGGTAAATTTAAAGGCGCAATCCCAGCTATTGAAATAATTAAGGATGGTCCCGTTAGATCTGCTAAGGGAAAAAAAGGCTTAATAGCAAAAAGCTTAGAAGAGCCGATCAAAAATATGATAGCAGCATATAAAAAAGATGTTCCTAATGGACCAGCGTTACAAATAAATTCTACATATAGATCATATGATGTACAGCTTAAAGCCAGAAGAGACCTTCTAAAGCCTAAATGGAGAGAAGAGTACAACCGCCGTGGCGGCGAAGGCAATGCTGCCGCTGAAAAATGGTTAGCCAGCCGATCACCGCAAAGAAAATATTTTAGAATACCTGTGGCTAGACCTGGTTACTCTAATCACAACTCTGGCATAGCGGTAGATTTCCAAACATCTGCTGGCGGCGGCATGGCTTTCAAGCGAAAAAAATCAACATATAAAGAAGACAGGTTTTATGATCATAGAGCAAAAACCAGAAGATATAAAGGAAAGCAGGCGCATAACTGGCAAGGCACTAAAAATGATGAGGTTCAGCCGTGGAAATGGATGGCAGAAAATGCACACAGGTATGGATTCATAAGAACTGTAACGTCAGAACGATGGCACTTTGTTTATGTGGGATCAAGCGCACCATCAAAGAGATTCTCTAAGGTTAAGAAAAGCCATGGTAGCTGGGATGGTTTAGCAGGAGTGGTGCCTGATAAAGAACAGGCACGTCGAAGGCGAGCAGAACAAGCTCGACGAAGAAGTCAAGGGAGTTAATAATGGCAGGCGGTACAAGAATAAAAGCTGTAGACCAAACAGGTGTTTCAGGCGATAGAAATAAAGTAAAACAGGGACCAGGCAATAAATCTCTCGGCGGGTCAAATTCTAGATTAGTAGAACCACATGGAAACTACAATCAGGTAGATTCTGAAACAATATACCAAGGAGAGAACAACAACTTTATAATTCTTGGACGTGATCGCCCGAGTGACCCAAACAGTGGTTATGGTGGTAAGGGACACTCACACACTTCAACCATTAGAATAGTGGCAGGTTTGCATGGAAGGAATGTAAAAGAAGAAAAAATCATTTCTGAAAACCCACGCAAGACAGAACCCCAATTTTTGAACCCCGATCCTGTTCTAGACGCTGCTACCATATATTTGTCTCAAAAAACAGATATAGATAGGAATTTTCATATAAACACAGGTGGTCGATATGGTGCCCCTAAAGGTCGATCCGCAGCCCTCATGAAAGCAGATTGTATTAGGCTTGTTGGTCGTGAGGGTGTTAAGATAATTACTGGGACCGATAAAAAGAATTCACTGGGCAAACCAATCACAAAACCAATTGGTATTGAGCTAATAGCAGGTAACGATACATCGGATATGCAACCAATAGCAAAAGGTAAAAGCGTGGTCAAAGCCTTTGAAGATATGACTGAATTAGTGAAACAGCTTAGTATGATTGTAGAGAAGCAGGGTATTGCGATTAATGCACTGGCTGCTGGCGGAATCCCAACTCCTTTTGGTATAGCAGCATACCCTCTCCTGCCAGTTGGTGCAGCAACTGCGCTTACGTTTAATACTATTGCTATGTCATTTATTGCAACCTTTCAAGGAAACCTGGCTAACTTCAAAGAGTTGAAACTAAAATACGATAAAAACAAAATCTATAGTAGATATAATATGACAAACTAGGAAATATAGATGGCACACAGTTTTGAGGACCTATACAATTTATACAGAAATCAGCCAGATGGACCTGATGCTGAGATTGCCTATTTTAGGCAAAATGGTATAAGACAAATAAATGTAAATGTTCGTGATGACCAAGCAACGGTGGTCATGATTGATGCTAACGGGCAAACTCACAGAGCTACAGGCAGAGTGCCTCAAGAAGAGGTGCCACCTCAAGCAGCACAAGAAGATCTTGGGTATGAGGGGAAGATTACATCAGACCCTTTATCTGTTGAGGAAAGATCGATCATAGACCCCAATCCAGATATAGCCATATTTACAAATCAAGATGCATTTCATGGAAGTTACCCAGAAGATCGCCTACAGGAGTTAGGGATAACAAATCAAGGCACATGGTTCAATACATATAGGGAAGGATTGAGATATCGTTATAACCCCCCAAGCGAAGATATAAATAATCCAACCTCGCCTGAAGACGCCGCTCGGATAACGGAGACATCAAAGTTAAAGTTTAAGTATAAACTTATAAAACAGCAAGCTACTAAATTAGCACCAATGTCTTTCCCATTCACAGTGGAAACAAGAGGGGCTAACAGGGTGCCGTTTAATCGTGCTTTCCCACCAGTTAAGGTTGAATTTACTCTATTGGATGCAATTTATTTTGCCACTCTACATCCTCATATAATAGCAGGGTTCACAGTAGAAAGTAGAGGTTTCCTGTTTAGAGAAACAAAATATAAATTTCTATATCTGGAAAAAACCTCTACAGAGGATGAACCAGGCACTAGACTAGCAAGAGAAATAATGGTTGGTAGGGGCATGTACACGCAAACTGCAACTGCATCTACAAGAAAACCAGTTATGCCTTTAACTGCCCAGACTATCCCTACTAAGGCAGAACAAAAGGAATTGGACAGCACAACTGCATCCCTATCAGCACAAGAAAATCAAGAAAAACAAAAACAAGCAGAGCGTAGGTCTGCGGGAACAAGCAGAAACGCATCACTCCAAATGGATGGGACTAAGCCTCTTGGTAGGCAGGTATTATATGCAAAAATATTGGAAGACGGAGCAGTTTGGGTATCACAGTTACCTAATGCGAAGCCTAGCGCAGATCCAAGTGTAGGGGAAACATCCTTAGCTAGCAGCATAACTAATAGTCATTTGAATAGGATAGTGCAAGCCGCAGGTGACGACGGATTACTGGATGATGAGAACGATGGAAAATGGTCAAATATAAATGAGTACACAGGTGATTTTTATGATACTACCACCGACCCTGGTAGAGAGAAATTTGCTTACGAAATAAAAAAGGTCGGCAATACTGTTTATATACAGAAGCTAGAAAAAGTTCAAAATGTAACACCTACTGAACAGAAACAAGAAGCGGACGCCAGTGCTATAACTTCCAACAACAGAACAGAAGATGCATATAACTATGATGACTGGACAACCAATATTAACTCTGATAGAGGCGTCCCCAATTCTTATTACAACCCCAGGTACCCTGAGTCAGTTGCTGTAGCCAAGGATGAAGGTTCTTATTTTGTGGTGATGAAAGCCCCCGCAGATGTTGAGGATAGTTTAGATTATCGAGCCGAAGAAGCTGAGCTAAAGGAATTGATGTATCGTGCTTTGTGCAACCACCTAAACAAGCCGATAACTGATATGCCTAGCACTCTGAGCCATGAGATGAAGACTCACTTTGACCCAAGGCCAAATTCAGCGCCACTTATAGCCTTGATAATAAAGAAGACAGAATTTGATAAGTCAGCAGCATCTGGCAATATTAAAACTGATCTAGATGAACTAACCCTCCAGAGGGCTATATTGACCAGTCAAAAAAGGTCAGAAAAAAATATATCTTTTACTTTAGAAAAGATGGACCCTTTATTCGAGACAGCTTCGCACATTGTTAGAAAATATGCACGCATTGTTGCTGGACAGGGATTGGGCTCGGCTGATATAGGAGTCAATTTATATAAGCAATATATGGCTCTATCTAAGTTTACTAGTAAGGTAAGATCAGCTTTAGCCCACAATGGTGTATATCCAGATGCAAGTGACCAAATAGAAATAGGATTTACAAACGATTATCAAATGCTGCACATTATACATAAATCTAGGATGTATTTCAGTGGCTTTAAGAGGGCAACAATAGATAATGAAATAGCTGTTACTTTGGAAATAGATTCTATACAAGACCAACCAGAGGGACAGTTTCCATCACAATTAGAGAGCGACAAAAACTATTTTAGGATCTACAAGCAGACTGAATTTGGGTATGTGTTTTTTGCAGAGGAGATAGTAAAAAACAACCCACCAAATGCTAGCGATCGAAAACTCACACCGTGGGTAGACTTTGTTCGACTTTATACATACCCTGCACCAACTATCAACCCAACTAAAGTTAACAATAAAAATAAACTTACCGATGACGGGGATGACCAGATACCATCTCAAAGCCTAACAGATACGGGATCAGAGATTGAATCTGATGATATTATAGGGAGTTCGCAGGTAGCATATGTAGATAAATCAGCGAGTAAGCCTGGCACACAGATAAGGACAGTAACACAGTCTCAAAAAGAATCTGAAGCCATCAATATTCGATCCTTCATTGAGAAGAAACAGAAAATAGAAAGAAAGGCAAAATCTTTAGAGCCGCTAGTAGAAGATGCAGTCATGAACTGTGGTAATTTACCACAATTACTAGATCAGATCAAGGAGTTATCTGATTTGTTTGATTTGGTATTAGATCAAATTTCATTAGATGAACTGTTTGCAGCCCTACGAGATTCGCTCCTGCAAGATTTGCAAAAATTATTTGCTATGAAAGATTTAGCAGAAGGCTACACGCCAGGAGCTTTCGCAGGCGCTGGAGATCAAGGAGAAGGTCTTGATACCACTCTTTCTACAAGAGCATCAAAACTTGTTTGCGCTCCTTCTTCTGAGTTTGAGGACTTTTTACAAAACGACCTGGCTTGTGCCTTAGACCAAATCGGTGATTCATTGAAGAACCAACTCCTTGGTCGAGACTTGAACAATTTACCACTTGATCAGCTAGTTGAGGATAGGATTCGCAATCTATTCGGGATAAGCATACCCTTCATACCTATTGAGGGTATTTTATCATTTATACTAAAAATAGTATCCGAAATACTCAAAGAAGCCCTAAGACAAGTTTTGGTAGCTTTAGTGCAAGAGGCACTTGAAAAATATTTAGACTGTGAAAATATTCCACTTCTCGATGATAACATCGCTAAACTGGGAGATATAAAAAATCCCGCACAACTATTGGAGTATGGTAAATCTCGCCTGGGTGATCTAATCGGAGACATAGATCTTAACAAGCTTGTTGATGAGCTTGGGATAGAGTTACCCCTAGAACAGCTTCAAGAAGTATTTGAGAAAGTGTCAGATTGCCTAAACTCCATGGAAATGTTAGCTCTATTATCAGGCAACGCAGGTCCGTTGATAATGCAACTTGTGCGTGAGCAATTCGGTGGACTTTTGCTAGATGATCAAATAGATTTATTATTTGACAAAATTGGTGACAATGTATCAGATGAAATAAAGAATGGTATAGTGCCAGAGGAATTTTATGTTGACTACTGTAATAAGGCAGACTATGTTAGGGCAGCTAGCAAGGCTTTAGATCTGCTAAGAGACAAGGGTCTTACAGACGAGCAAATTAAAAATCAAGCTGATGAGGAGATTAAGAGAGCAGCAGATAAAATAAAATCAATGTGTGATTTTGAAAACCTAGCCAACAATGCTTTGATAAATGCTCTTAATAACATAAAAGCACCTGATGCTATTGTAGACCTTCAGAGCAAAGCATCCTCCAATATTGCAGCAATAGCGCAAGCAGGGATTAAAGCAGAGGCAAAACCTTTCATCCTCGGTCGCACACCTCCCAAATATGGCGGTTTCAATCTTGGTTCACTTGCTCCTCTGATTCCATTTCCCGATCCAACATATGGATCAGAACAATTAGTTCGTGTGTCAGACGATCGTAATTTAGCCTTGAAAGGTTCGGGCGGCAAAACCGCAGAGCGTGTAGAGGTTAGCTATAATTCAGAACACGATGAATATCGGATTGGTAATCTTAGAATAGTTGTTTCTACTCCAACATCTGATGCTGATCGGGGTCCAACAGAACAAGCTGTAGGAATAAATGATGAGATACAGGAAAAGCCAAATGACATAGTAACAATTATAGTCCATGACATAAAGCCTGACAATCAAGGCGTTCGCCGTGAAACCTATGTTGACGAGTTTGGTCAGTTTATAGAAAGCAAAAAAGAAGAATTAGAGCAAGATAGAAATGTTTTAGTGTTTTTACAAACTCAGCCTGACAGGAATTATAGCCGCCCAACCCACAGCCGACTGCCAAGATTTATCAACCGCCCAAGGGAACTGGGTGAATTCTTAAATCTGTTTTTATCCGCACATCAAGAAAACATATATGGATTTGGCATAACAAGTGATCAAATAGAAGAGGCGTATATAGTTGGCAGTGAAGAAGATGGGGAAGCAGCATATCTAAGAGCGCCCGAATCACATGAGGCGGGCAAGTACCCCTATCCTTTGATGGAGAATTTGGTAATCGACCGTGGTAATGATATGGAAATATTCAATGCTTTTTTTAGAAAAGATGATATCAATCTCAAGAAAAACCCAAGACAAGATTATTTTGAGTCTGGGATATTCAATGCAGGGAAGGCATACGAGAAGCTTTATGCCGATTTACAGGAAGAGCCTACATTGGTCAACGCAGGACCAAACTTTGAGAAAAAGGTAAAGAGAACAACTGCTACTGTTGGCATAGGCGCACGACTAATGCCATTCTTTTGTGCGATATGGCCTTTGTTCAACGCCCCAAGCGGACAAAGAATCAGGTTTGCATCCAAGGGAGAGGGTCAATATGATGACCGCATCTTTAGGGAGATTATAGAAAATTACCTTACAAGGAAAATAACTTTTCAACTTGAGAATCTAGGTGTCTTAGACATGTATAATAAGGTATTAGCAGAGGACGATTTTGAGATCGCCGATGTTGTTTCAGTGTTTCTGGATGGTATATTTGTAGATAATCCCGATGAATCTAACAAAGTTTTATATGAAGCAATAAACTTCAACGACAGCATTCCAACAAGCGGACAGGGTTCCACCAGCCAACATTTTGTTTTAAATGTCTTGGGCACTCAGGACGGAGTTAGTAATTATAATGCAGTTCGGGATAATATTTCTCGGAGCGTATATCCTGTCGAACCTCTTCTGGCGGTATCAACTATTTACTTAGAGACCTCTTGTAATGCAACTGGTTTATTGGGAACTTCATTTGTAAAGTCTTCAATAGATGCAGATCAATTACTTAGGAAGTTTTTTGATCCATTAATTTAGGAGAGTAAGTCTTGTCAAGAGTAGGTATTTCACCAGCGTTGCCTTTAGCATATACGAAAGAGGATGGACCATATGGTCTTAATAAAACCATTAGGGATTCAATTCAACAGAATTTTAAAAATATCCTCTTGACTAGTAAGGGTGAACGTGTAATGTTGCCCGATTTCGGCGTTGGTCTTAGATCTTTCTTGTTCAGTAATTTCACACCTTCATTGCTAGAGCGGATAAGAGCCGAAATAAATAAACAAGTTGCGTTGTATCTTCCATTTATAGAGCTTACAGAAATTGAGTTTATATCTTCAACAGAAAGTGATCAGGTAGCACTGAACCAACTACAGATACAAATAAGATATGAAATTACGCCTATAAATGAGTCGGATACACTTACTATATTTGAATCAATAAACTAAATATATTTTAGTAGGAGTTTATTATTAATGGCTAAAAGACCAGTAAACTATATTAGCCGTGATTTTGAGAGCATCAAGCAATCATTAATAGATCATGCAAAACGTTATTATCCCGACACATTTAAGGACTTTAACGAAGCATCGTTCGGCTCCTTGATGTTAGATGCAGTATCCTATATTGGAGATAATTTATCCTTCTATGTTGATTATCAGGCAAATGAAAGTTTTCTTGATAGCGCAATAGAGACAGATAATATTACTAGACTAGCCCGTCAGATGGGTTATAAACAGACTGGTACTACAGCAACAGAGGGGATTATAACTGTATATGTTTTAGTCCCAGCTTCAACAACTTCTAGGGGACCAAATATAGATTACATCCCAATCATGAAAAAAGGCACTACCTTCAACTCTGAGACTTCTGGCATTTTTACACTACAGGAAGACATCGACTTTGCTGACCCAGCTAATGAAGTGGTAGTTGGTCGTGTCAATGAAGCCACAGGCGACCCCACATATTACGCAATAAAATCTAAAGGGAAGATTATATCAGGTGAATTAAATCAGGAAACATTTGCCGTAGGGACCTTTACAAAATTCCTTCGCCTCAAAATGGATGGTCTGAATATTAGTGAAATAGTATCAATAAGAGACTCAGAGGGGAATGAATATTATCAAGTACCATACTTGTCGCAGAACGTGATATATGAGCAAATTGTTAACAATGCTTCAGATAAAAGCGTGGTACCATATAATCTAAGAATAAGACCAGTACCCAGAAGATTTATGACAGAGTTCATTGATGGCGAGGTGTTTTTACAGTTTGGATTTGGATCAGAAGGTAACCTGACTGGTGATTTGGTCGCAGATCCTGCTGATGTGGTGCTGGATGTACATGGTAGAAACTATGTAACAGATGATAGTTTTGACCCTAGTAATCTTATAAAAAATGACAAATTTGGTGTGGTGCCAACCGATACGATTTTGACAGTGATCTATCGATCCAACAGCACTACAACAGCAAATGCCAGCGTGAACACGGTGACCTCACCTTCGGCAGTAAACCTGGTGTACAAGTCTCTTAGTTCGCTCGACTCTACCGTCACTGATTTTATTGAGTCTTCAATTGAGAGCACAAATGAACAACCAATAATTGGTGACGTTACAGCACCAACCCAAGAAGAAATAAGAATGAGAGCTTTCGATTCCTATGCATCTCAAAATAGGGCGGTAACGAAACAAGATTATATTGCACTTTGTTACAGAATGCCAGGAAATTTTGGCTCTATCAAAAGAGCAGCCATAGCGCAAGATAGAGATTCTTTTAAGAGGAATCTAAATCTTTATGTTATATCGGAAGACCAGGATGGTAATTTTATAAATCCACCAACCTCATTGCTTAATAATTTAAAATCGTGGTTGAATCAATATAAAATGATCAATGACACGATAGACATTTTACCAGGCAAAATAGTCAATTTGCAGATAGATTTTGAGGTTGTTACAGATTTAGAATCAAATAGATTTGATGTAATAAATGAGTGCATCAATCGATTGAAAATTGATATGGCTGTCAAGAAAAATATTGGAGAGCCCTTTTACATAACTGAATTATTCAAGACACTTAATAGCGTCCCAGGTGTAGTAGATACCATATCTGTAAACGTGGATACTAAGACAGATGCAGGTTATAGTCAGTTTCCGTTTGACATAGAACTGAATACTAGTCCTGATGGAAGGATCTTATACGCCCCTTCTACTGTGGTGTTTGAAATCAAAGCTCCAGACCAAGACATACAAGGGATCGCACGATAATGGCTATCAAATTATATGACGCAACACAAGACAACACAATAACTAATGCTTTCAAGGCTGATTTATTAACCAGAGCTACAGGGTCCAATATGGGCGCTGCTGACATATTAGAAACATTTGTTATACACGGGCAAACGTCAGCTAGTATCAACTCCCAAACTGCGGAAGAGGCTAGAGTATTATTACAATTTGATATTGCTAATATTTCTACAGATAGAGCAAATGGAGTAATTCCAGCTTCAGGAAGTGTCAACTTCATATTAAAAGTCAGAAATGCTAAGCACGCTGATACACTACCAGATAATTTGACACTTGATATCAAAATGGTTGCGAATAGCTGGGATGAAGGTCGTGGCGTGGACATGGATGGATATAAGGATATTGATGAGTGTAACTGGGTAAAGAGGACATCAGGTGCAACCTGGAATGGAACAGGTAGTGATTATTTCACAGCCCAGGCTACTAGCAACTTCTCAGGATCTGTGCTGTTCCCCAACGGCGATGAGGACATGGAAATTGATGTTACTCCTGCTGTAGAAGATTGGATAGCAGGAACACGCAACAACTATGGATTTATAATCAAGAATACAGATTCTGCCATCAGCGGTAATGTTGGCAGCCTGTTCACTAAAAGATTTCATGCAAGAAGTACAGAGTTCTTTATGAAGAGACCAGTGATCGAAGCACAGTGGGACGACTCAACAAAAGACCAGAGAGCTAACTTTTTTCTTAGTAGCTCAGCCCTGTCGGCAGCAGATAATCTAAATACTTTGTTTTTATACAATAGATTCAGAGGTAATCTTACAAATATAAGTGGACTTACAAATGATGCACTAAGTGTATCGTTTTATACTGCATCCTCAGGCGGAGCCCCGATAGGCTCACCAGTTATCGTAACAGATGCTACGGGTTCATCGGTAACAAAAATTGAGTGCGGTCGTGAGATTAATAACGGCGTCCGCTCAACAGGAATTTATACAGCGTCGTTTGCAATCACTAGTTCTGATGCAACATTGTTTGATGTGTGGTTCACTGGCTCTACCGAGTTCTTCACTGGCTCTTTTAAGCCGCAGTCATACACTCCAAATCTTGAAGACAGAACAGAGCCATACTTTAATAAAATAACAAATCTGAAACCAACATATAACAGACTAGAAAAGCCAAGATTACGAGTTTTTGCGAGACCTAAAAGATGGCAACCAACGATTTACACTGTTGCATCTGTTGATGTTGAAAACACAATTGTAGAGGATGCTTATTATAAGATATTCCGTATAGAAGACAATATAGAAGTGGTTTCTTATGGCACTGGAACCATGAAGTATAGCAGACTTTCTTACGATGTTAGTGGTAATTACTTTGACTTAGATATGAGTCCATTAGAGGCAGGATATTCATACGGAATACAACTTGCGTACTATTTACAAGGACAGTACAAAGAACAAGCAGAAATATTCAAATTCAGAATTGAAGAGCCCTAAATATGAGCATAAAAAAGTTATTTGATGCAAAAAAAGCAGGAACACTTGGTGGTGCCACTCGCTCAACCCTAAAAAAGCTTGGCGATAATGTAGAGTCACCAGAGCAAATTGAAGCAGCTTTATCGAAAGCTAGGGCTTTTTCACCAAAGATTGATTTTTCAGATCCAGCCAATTTCGTTAAATATGGCTCAGCCTATCGTTATTATTATGATACATTTGGATATATCAAAGACTATTATCCTTACGACGGTAGTTCTAGGGAAAAGCTAGAATTTTATAATGGATTATCGCCGTTTGAACAGTATATTTTCAACAATGAATACCCTAAAACTACTGGGTATGTTACGATAGGAGCTATTTACGGCACAGATGGAGCATCTAAGCAAGGATACACTACGCCCACTACAGCGGAGTACATCCAGTTTAAGGGCGGACCACACAGCGGAACCTTTTTTGCTACAGGATCAGGACTAAGTAACAATTTAGAGTTTGGCGGCATCAGTGGCTCAACAGTAGAATTCTTCTATAACAAGACTGAGTTCGATAGTACTATATCGTCCCCAACAGAGGTGATTCTAGATATTTGGAACGGTGTGTCAAGTGGCTCACATGACTACGGTCGCCTTACGATTGAAACGGATTCAGGATCAGCAGATAGATTTTATGTTTCATACCAATCAGGATCAAGTGGTGTGTTTAAAGCATCGGTCCCCACCGCAGGTGGTTTAACACTAGGAAGTGGCTCTTGGGATCATTATGCTTTTGTGTTTTCCAATAGTGATGATTCTACTTCTATTGATCTTTATGAAAACGGCACATGTAAACAAAGTAATATCCTAACTGGCTCTTCCATCAACTTAGTAACAGGCAGTCTGATCGGAAGGCTCGGTGCATTAAGAACAGCCCCAGGTCCAATACAGGCAAGTGGCTATGGAACCCAGGCAACTGCCACAGATGCCATTGATATGGCTGGGTATCAGGCTGCTGGTGATCCTGCTATCAAATTTAACATAACAATTCCTGTCGCCGCAGGTGGGTCTAACACTACCATTACGATAAAATTTGACATCTCCTCGGGCGGCTCTCCTGTAAGTGCAGGCGCAGACCATATTACCATTGGCACCGCAGGCTCAAACGATGCAGCGAATGCGGCTCTTGTTATAAAAGCAATAAATGGTGATACGGACAGCAGAATCACTTATGGAAATGGTTCGGGCGACGGATCATCAGGAATAGGTGTACAGGGACTTACAGCATCAGCAGGAAGCTCAAGCACCAAGGTTACCCTAACAATTAGTAAGGGTGGCACGTCAGGAAATATTAACAGTGCTGTTGCACACGGCGCAGGGACAGTTAACGTAGTTGATGTGGCTAACTTTACTGGCGGTGCGGTGATACCCGCAGGGGACGGTAAATTATCGGCTTCTTTGGACGAGTTCAGATTCTGGAAAGAGCCTAGAACAGCAGAAGAAATTGGTCGCAATTGGTATATGGGTGTTAATGGTGGTGCGAACACCACCATAAACAACTCTGGACTAGGGATATATTATAAATTCAATGAGGGCATTACACAGGTTTCTACAACAGATAATGTTGTGCTCGATTATTCTAGTAGGTTATCAAATGGTGCCTGGACTGGTTATTCTACATCAGGGACCAGGAATACAGGATCTGCTATAGTATCATCTAGTGCTGCGGGATTTGAGACAGCCGACCCAATTATTTATGATACACATCCAACCTATATTTCATCCAGGGATGACCTATCGTCTTTAGGGCAGCAGTATGATTATACAAACAACTCCAGTTTGTATTACACGATGCCAGGGTGGATTATTGAACAAGATGAAAGAAACGGCGAAGAACTAGCAAAACTAACACAGATTATGGGAAGCTACTTGGATACCCTGTATGCCCAAGTAGGCGGTGTACTAACTGTAAAAGACGTTAGTTACCCCACAGGGAGTGTGCAAGAATCTCCAAACAATGATAGACTATTGTCATCATTAGGGTTTGAGGCTCCTGATTTATTTGATTCTGTTGGTGAGATAGTAAGGTTCTTAGATAAGGATGATAAGAGACCATTAGAATCCTCCATACATCAAATTAAAAACATAATCTATAAAAACATTTATAACAACTTATCTTATATCCTTAAATCAAAGGGTACTAGAAAATCGTTTGGTAATACCTTACGTTGTATGGGCATCGACGAAAAAATAGTAAAAATTAGCACCTATGCTGATAATGTTGAGCAGACCATAACCAGCAGCTACAAAGCCATTCCAACAGAAAAGAAATTTGTTGACTTTAGTGGTCTTCGTAGGTATGATGATCAAGCTGCCACAATATATCAGCATTATTACGCAGATGGATACGATGGGGGTTCAAGTGGGCTTATATCAGGCAACTTAGACCTTGGAGATAATGCATTTACATTACAAGCAGATATCCTCTTCCCACTGAAGCCTTCCCCAGCAGAGGCTTCATATATTGAGCCAACCTCGCCTAGCTCCTCTTTGTTTGGTTTTCATACACCAAAAATTACAACAACTACGTCTACTGACACTGCTTGGGCTTCAAACACAATAGACTTTGGGTTGCAGGTGTATGCTGTCCACGCCACAACGGACTACTCTGAAATAACAAGCCCCCAAGGTGCTTCTAGGGATGCATATTTTGTAGTAGAAGATAGGTTTGGAAATATTCTTCTTAAGACTGATACAGTTAGAGAAGTATATCAAAATACAAGGTGGGTTTTTGCACTCTCGGCTCGACCAAAAACCTATCCATTCTCTCAAGAAGTTGATGGTACGGATAATGATGACCAGTCATATATTATAGAATTATACGGAACAAGTTTTGATCTGGAAGATAAAAGAGCATCTTTTGATTCTAGTAAAATAGTAAATTTTGTAACTGGGTCCTCTACGCTCGCCTCTGCGAAAAGAATATACGCTGGAGCGCACAGGACCGATTTTAGCGGCTCATTATTAACCAGGTCTGATATTAGACTTAACTCATGCCGCTTTTGGAATACATTTCTTACATCATCCGTTGTTGATCAACAAGCTAAAGACGCTGATGCATATGGTCTTGTTCATCCGTATAGAAATGTAAAAACCTTTCAAACTAGTGGTTCCAGTGTTTTTATTCCAGCGATAGAATCGCTAGCACTTAATTGGGATTTTGAAACTGTTACAGGCAGCGATGCCAGCGGTCAATTCAGGGTAGATGATTTTAGCTCAGGCTCTAATTCAACCGCATACGAAAATAATTATCAGGTTGAGTATGCTGGAACAGTGCAACGCCATCACTCTGCTCGTGGCGACTTCTTTAAGGCGAGCGATACTCCAGTAAGAAAAGAATATTTCCCCTCCCTAAGGTTACAAGCGCCAGAAGAATTATCTTCAGACGATATGATAACGGTGATTGTAGAGGGATCAGATGATAGTGTTTATGGTCGAGCACCCAGACCTATAAGGCATTTCTTTGCAGTTGAAAAAAGCATGTACGATGCAATATCAAACGATATGCTTGAGATGTTTGCATCAATAGATGAGTTCAACAATCTTATTGGTGAGCCTGTAAACAAGTACAGGGCAGAGTACAAAGACCTTAAGAAACTTAGAGAGATATTCTTTCGCCGTGTTACTGGACAGCGAGTTGATTTAGACAAATACTTAGATTACTATAAGTGGTTCGACGGCGCTCTTACAAACCTTGTGGAACAGTTGTTCCCCGCTAGTGCGCCAGTGGCAGAAAACACCAGAAATGTTGTTGAGAGTCATGTTTTAGAAAGAAATAAGTATCAGCATAAGTACCCAACTCTTGAGGAGTACCCGTTTGAACCATCTGGTTCAATTAAGGGTGGGTATGAACAGCAGTATAGTTGGCGATTCAACCATCACCCAATAACAATGACGGGATCAGTTGCATCTGCGGCTGATGCGATCGATATGGATGGCTATCAGGCTGCCGCAGATCCTTCAAGTAGATTTACTATTCAAATACCTGTTGCAGCGGGTGGATCTAATACTACCATAACTATCAAGTTTGATGTATCATCGGGCGGCTCACCATCTAGTTATGGCGCCAACGCTATCACTATTGCTACAGCAGGATCAGACGACGCATCTAATGCCGCTTTGGTGGTCAAAGCTATCAATGGTACTGCTGACAGTAGAATTACATACGGTAATGCGGTGTCTGTAGGGGATGGATGTGCAGGTATTGGTGTTCTGGGTATTACCGCTGCGGAAGGCAGTAACAATAAAAAAGTAACTCTAACTATGACCGTTGCTGGTACAAATGGCAACATTACCAGTGCGATAGCACATGGTGCTGGCACAGTAAACCTTGTTGATGTAAACGACTTTACAGGCGCTAGTGATGATATTATAAAAAATGATCAAGGCGAAAATTGTAGTTGGTGGGCTAATCGGGCAGAAAGAAATGCCAATCCTCTAAATTTGGGTCCAAATGCTGTTGTAGGTGCCGCAACAACACTAGATAGACAAAATATTTTTACATCTGTGCGCAAGAAAGAGCTTGACAATCAAAGAAATAAGTTCTATAAATTTGGTGGTGCAGTAGAAAAGTCTGTTGCTGGCGGACATAATCAATCCTTCAATAAGATAAAAGCTAACGTTTTATCGTTTGATCAGGTATCGGATCAGAGCACTTGTACAGATGAGGAAGTCCCAGCAGGTTCTCCTTTAGAAAAATCAAGGCAGAAGTTTAGAATCTCGATTGCTGGGCAAACCTATAAAGGCGACCGAATGGCTCCCTTTAGTTTATATAAAGCATTGGTGCCTAGCGAACACAATAAGCAGCTTACGAACACTGGCTTGTCTGGTAGTCACATGACGAATATCCATGAGGATTCATATTATGGAAGCGGTTTTGAGGTTCCAATGCAGGGTCCGTTCACAAGCCAACATGTCGGTGGTTTGCTAGCTAGAGCTAGAACAAGTCAAATTGAAGGCGCAGTCAATCTCCGCCGTGAAAATTATAGACTTACTATCGCAAGCGGAACAGGCAGCTTGGCAAGGTTAGACACTGAAATTGGTGCCAACAGTTCAGGCAAGGGGCATTATTACAGAGGGATCACAGCCAAAAGACCTGTCAACATTGCTAATATTGCCCACCAGACGGCAAGCGACGGCGGCGGTCCAGGCGGTAGTGGTGGTACTATAGTGGGTAATTTCGATAAAAATTACCAAGTGCTCCAGACTTCGGGTCGAAAAATAAATAACTTAGACTTTAGAGATGACCCTGATGCATATAACCCAAGTGCTTTCTTATCGCCATATGTCGGTGGTTTGGTCGAGACTCCTGTGCCATCAAGAAGAAATACAGAATACACACTCAAGGCAAGAACAACTAATAAAACTATATTTGTAAATAGGTTTTCATCGCCTGGCAGCGTAGAAACAAATACACCTGCCTTCTTGGATTTCAACTCGCAGGAAATAGCACCGAATAATGCACTGCCTTTTAGAAACATGCTAATCAGATCAGTTAACGAAGGTCACAATACGCTGTCGCAGGGCTGGGGTGGTCATATCAACACCACTCAAAGATCCTTCCTTGGTCTAGGATATACGATCCAAGACCTAAACACAGGTAGTTTTTCCACGGTAGTTACGTCAAGACACGATGTAAATAGAAATGCTAAACCTAAACCTTTCTTAACTCAATTCGATTTATCTGCATTCGGTCAGGGTCAGATTGAATCTATAGGCTCAGGTAGTATACATAATAATAACTTTATTACAACCCCTATTCCGCAAGCTGATAACATGTCTTGGTTTATGGCTTATTCGGGATCTGATACGCAAACATACAATCATTTCTTCCATAGTGGTGGCTTGATGCCTGAATCTATAACTGTTCCATCCCCACCCAATTTAGAAGGTCAGTCTGGCATAAATGAAGGTACACCGTTTAGTATTTCTGCTGTAGCAGAGCTTACAACAATTGGTATTGATGCCCGTGACGCTCTTGGCAGCTTTGACAAATTCACTTTATCTGGTGCTGCTTGGGTTGTGTATGATTACACTGGATCATCGTGGTTGTTTTCTACAGATCTTAGTGGTGCTAGCGGACCAACAGGTCATGAGAGCTTGTTATCGGCTGGGGCAATCAATAATATACACTATGTAGATATTTCTAGTGTGAGTAATGCAAAGGGTGTAATGACTGCTATGTCCTCTGCCATTTCTGCATCAGGTATAGGACAGGTCGCCACCGATGGTACTGGAGATCTAAATCAAACAGCCTCCATCACAAACCTAACGATCCGCTCCCACAATAATCCAGGCGTAATGGAAATTACTTCGTCAGCCCAAGCATTTAGTAACATATTTATCTTACCTGATGAACAGGGTGGTGCAACTTTCTTAAGCACAGAAAACGATCTTGATAAATACACGGCAGCCGCTTCAGCGCAATCAGCTATGGGTGCGTCAACTGATGTCGAGGGTGTAACCGCAACAACAGGTTACCTCCGAAGCTTGCCGTTCGATGGTCTATCGGATTACCGCACAAATGACGCCTCAGCAATATTTACAGCCTCAAACGGACAGGTTCAATATCGCTGGGGTGCTGGTAATAATTATAATTCTTGGCAACAAGTAAGACAGTCTCAGTTGAGGTCACGAGAAAGTATAGTTAAATCAAATCAAATAAATGTTTTTGAAGTTGCTATGAGTAATGGGAATCAAGTAGAAACACAAGTAACTCTTGATGATCCATTCTTGTTTATTTCGGCAGAGCCAATAAAAACAATATTATCCGTGGTAGACGAAAACAGTCCTGAAGACGGTCAGTTGAAGTTCAGAGATATTACGGTGAAGCACTCGTATGGTAACCAGCGCCAAGGATTTATCAATGGTGATGCTAATGTGAAACACAAATACACTGGCAAGGGTGACAAATTTCTTTATGATAGCTTACGAGATATAAGATCGATATCATATAGCAAGAACCTAGCTCCTGAGGAAACAGGTATTGGTAGAATTAAGAGCCACGAAATAACACAGCAAATTTATCCTCAAGCAAGGCACCAGTTCTTATCTGAGAGTATGTTGAGAAACAATTATTTGTACACCCGTTGGCAAAATGATGATGATGCTATAAACAATAGGATAGAGAACGACCTACATGTTGTATCAGATCTTTTCCAAGGCGACCTTCCAAATCCTGATACGGATGACAAAGTGGCAGGTAGAATAGAATTAATATATAAAACACACAATAGGCAAGTGGATCGCCTGGTAGTAGGGTATACTAATAGTCAAAACTACACATTAGAAGAGCATTACCAACACCCATTTGATATAGTGGATGGTATTGTTGCCAAAAGAACTGGCAGCGGAGGAGCATCAACTGACGGCACAGCGTCTATCTGGCCTTTGGACTCTTTCTTGTTCAGCGATTCAGTATATTCAGGATCTATACCAGTATTATCAGGTGTTACGGTTGGTTCAATATCAGCTAGCGCCCAATACGGAATCCATGATGCAGTACGATGGGACTTGAATTTCTTTACTAACCTTGGTGCGGGCGAACTAATGTGGTTCAGGGCAGGTGCAGCCGCCCGAACAGGTAGTCAGGGTTATGCACCGCAAGGGTGGTATACAAGAAGAAATTGCCAGTATATAAACCAAATGGTTCACCTAGATTTTGACAGCTTGTCCTCAGGGGTTAACTATACGCAATCTGTGTTTGGACCTTCGATGGGCGGAGCATTGTTTATGCCGCCTTGGACAGCAGGACGTGACCGTCGAGCAGTTGATGGCAATAACAAAGGTGAACTCATAGGATCTAGGGGACCTTTCTATAATACCTACGAAGACTTTGCTGATGGCGTAAAATTAGTTGGTCGTGGTATGGGCATAATACCAGAGTTTAGAATTAGCGAACATATAGATCATTATGAAGGTACAAATAATGGTGATTATTTCGCTGCTAACACAGCATCATATTCTATAACAGGTTCAGCTATCACTAACCTGAATAATTCAGCAGATGATGGATTCATGAAGAGATTCCAAAATACTGACTTTATAAAATACCTATCTCAGTTTATGGTAGAAGATCAGGATATGAATGGATTGCCAACAGATCTTAAACTAGAAGCACAGGCAGTGCAGAGGCTCTTACCTTATGATGGGTTTTATCCTGTTATAAGAACTTTGCAGATAGCTACTCTGTTTTCACAGTCTTACTCGCCAGGCTTATTCCCAGTTGCAGGCGGTCTCGGTGCCGCAGATCAAACTGAGATATCAGCTTCGGGCTGGCAGAATATATTGGATTATTTTTATGCCCCAGGTATCATGTATAACTCTATCAAGTCTGGTCTCGCAGTTGACCACCCTGTATTTACAGTCAAAGAAGACAGGATTCCAAGAGAAAAGGGAACCATAGGTGAAGTATTATCAGGTTCTACGGATGCTCAGACATTTGCAGAAATAGTAAGTGATACTAAGCGAGCAGCAGGACTTAGGCAGTCCGATCACACAATCGGACCATTGACGTCTGGCGGCGGCTCCCGTCGAGAAATAACTAAATTTTATAAAGATATTATTCTGCCTAGACGTCTTGGCACAGCCGAAGAGGTACAGCCAACAGGTAGCGAAGAATTTTTAGCCCATCAGATATATTTCCCAGACCGTATACCTTTTGAAACTATTATTAATCCTACAGATTATTTGTTGCAAAATAAGTTTAACAGCAACCAAACATATGATTGGTTTAGAAATGACACCACATCTTCTTTCAGCTACTTTGCAAACAATAAATATGTTAAAGGTGCAGGCAACTTCTTCGGAGCAATCCCAGACGTATTCTTGGAAAACAGTAGGCTTACATCAATTGCAACCGACCCTAACTTAGTTGACCCACAAGCTATTTCAGTACAGAGTGGTACCCTATATGCTATGGAGGTTGCTCTTAGAAAAACTGATCAATTCAATATGTACTCAAACCCAATAGCCTTTGGACCCCCTACCGCCACGGGCTCCGCTTTCAATAGTGGCGATGAGATCCTAGCAACCCAAGGGCAAGCCACTCATACGTTTGATGATGATATGGCGCAAGTCGTCACGGGTGATTGGGGAATGGTTAGATACGGATACCAGACTACGGCTAAGAATTTGCTAAACGCATCGCTAACAGGCAGTATGCCATCGGGAAGCGGCTGGCCTTTGCTGCATGGTAATCATGCACCTTACACGCCTCCTTACTGGTATGGTGAGTCATTTGCAAGAATATATTATTCTCCTACAGCTTCGGGCATGGTGACAATAAATGAGATCCTAGAAGAAGCACAATATGAGTATGGTAATGCAAATGACTATCTCTTTGATTTCAGATATAACGACCTGAATAAAACAGATGTCAGTGCTTCATTTGGGTCAGCTAATCTTAACTTACCCATGAATATTGTAACAGAAGGCGCTGGTGGCTTAGGATTACCGCCATATATGTGGAACCGAGCCTGGCAAAATAAGATGGAGATAAAGGCTTCGCTAACAATTAATAATAGACACCCAGGTAACATACAGCCAAACAATGCATGGGTCATTATGCCTAAGTGGGAATGTCCCATATTGGATTTCCCAGTTAGAGCCGAACCATGGGCTTCAACTAGTGGCTCTTATAACTTTACAGCTTCTTTTGCTAAGGTTGGTCTTGGCGACCGTGGGTTATTACCTTTCACAAGTCCAGCTAACGGCAGAGAAGTGTGCCCACAACAAGGTATGTGGCACCAATACGGGGTAGTGCCAGATGCAGGAGAAGGTGTGCAAATGGTGCTCAGAGATATATCGTCAGGAGATAAAGAGAAGAGAATGAAAGCTCAGATAATTTATCCTGGCACCCAAGGACAACCAAATGTTATTGGTGCAGCGGAAGAAAAGATGTTACCTAAAATACCAAATTCGCTGATGGATATAACAGCGTTTGGGGATAGAAAGAGGAAAGTAAGGTCGCTGGCTAAATTGGTAGGCTTTCCATCCGAAGTGGTTAATAAGCCAGTTGATTTAGGTCGAATAGCTAATAAGAAAACAGTTCATGAAGCTATAATAGCACTGCCATATTATGAGGATGCGGAAGCTAATATACAATTTATTCCAATACCCTTGAAAGACGAGTCTAACCAGGTGGTAAGTGAGTTTGGAAAGCAAACAGCCAAGCTCAGGAAATCATTATCAAAATACATATTGCCACCAGTTATAGAACAAAGAATGTCTTACTTGGTGCCAGAATCATACCCATTATCTTCTGATGGGGAAGATCTTAGATTAAGACCAGATAGTGCTGTTTACAGCAATGAGGACCCACCACTAGCAATGTATTTGTTTGAGTTTACTACGGAACTAAGTAAACAGGACTTAGCAGACTGGTGGCAGGGAATAATGCCAGAACCAAGCACTAAGTTTAACAATACAACCATGAACATATCTACAATTGATCATGCTATGCCTGGCATCGGTTTGCAAGATTTTGGTGCAAAGCCTGGAGCAGGCGGTGGTAAAGTAGACGAAAGGCTTCGTGACCTTATGGACACATCAAGGTTAGTAAGAGGCGGCTCGAAAAACGACCCAGGGTTTAGACCTGATATTAAGTGGATGGTGTTCAAAGTGAAGCAGCGTGCCCCAGCTACTTATGAAGAGCTTATCAAGAAAAGTCTAACTGAAGCAGGTGCAAAAGTGCCAGGTGCTACAGGTCAGACAGCATATGAAAATAGACCTAAAGGTTTCAACTGGCCGTATGATTTCTTTTCTGTGATTGAATTAGCGAAGATTAACACCACAGTTACTTTCAGACCAGATATAGACACTATCACAGTAGAAGAAAAAGAAAATACTACACCAGTCAAAAGCCTAGAGGGCGGCAAGAGAGAAGAGGCACAAGTACCACCTCCAAAGCGTGGTCGCCCTAAGAAATCACCAGCTAAAAAAGAGCCAGCCAAGAAGACAACTGCGCCAAAGAAAAATCCGCCTAAAAAGCTACCACCTAAAGCTAAATCAAAACCTGCTCGACCTAAGGATGTTGCAAAGAAAAAAGTCTTACCTAATAAATCTAACAGCAATCCAAAGAAAACACTCAAATAGTTTTGATAAAAGAGTATTTATAATATGACCACCTATTTCAACAAAAAAGAGGAAGTAATAGAAATACAGTTGACCCAGTACGGCAAATACTTATTGTCTAAGGGTAAACTTGCTCCCGCTTTTTACAGCTTTTACGACGACGATATTTTGTATGATGGATCACATGGTGGTGTTACAGAATTACAAAATGACATTGTAAATAGAATTAAAGACACGCCATACCTAAGAGCAGTTTATGATTTTTCCTCCTCTATAGAATTTCCCAAACCATATTCTAAAGAATCGCTGGGGGTTATAGATACAAACCATGCTCTGAGTAAGCCCATTGGAACAATAGATTCAGCTAAAGATTTCAAGCCAGCATGGAAAGTTAGAAAAGCAAGAAATAGTGCAGCTAATCCAACGGGATCACACCAATATTTAGAGACTTATAACAGGGGGCAAAGAGTACCACAAATGGAATTTACTGGTTCTATTACATACTCTAGTCAATCATATGGTCTAATTGTAGAGGATGAAAAGCCAGTAGTATTAAACCTAGAAGAAGTAAACGGTGTATTCAAGCCAAAAGGTAATTTTTCTGTTGAGGTCTTTGAGGTGGTTTCTGGAGCAATGACGAGACAATTATACTTTATCCCAGAAATGAGTGCTAGAGCCGAAGATGATTTTATCAAGGCATCGGAAGAAGATTTATTAGAAAGATATCCAGACTTGAACAGCACGTTTGCAGAATATTATTTAGACATTAGGGTTGATCGTGAAATAGATGATGCTGATCAGCAAGTTGATAGTGTGGATATATATACTGATGATGATGGAACTGGGGAGGTCTGCTAATGCCGCAATTTCGTTTTGATAGTTGTGTTGCGTTTGACGGACTAACACCAGAAATAAGCATTAGGAAGGTGACTTTTGAGCCATCACTTGATGCGGCGCAAGCTGATAGTGGCGCTGGCTACCTTACGGTAAATAGTAGTTTTATTGAGACTGTAGAAGATGAAGCGCAAGATACTTGGTTCGATGACCAAGAGGGTCAACAATATACAAGTATTAGAACTTTGGTATCGGTTGATTCTAACATCACCAAACAACTGATGAATATCATAAGGGCAGTCACAGAACAACGTGACGGCTTAGAAGGCGACTTGTCGCTCATGTCGGATTTAATTAATGGTATTCATGACTTTTCTGAAGAAGAAGCGACACAAGCCGCAGAACTGCTAGGTCTCTTAGGCACACATCAAATGGAAAACGGGCACTTCCACCCAGGGCAAAATCATGCAAGTTTCAGGGCGGCTGTAAGGCGCTTGGCGGCGTGTATCAGAGCTTTAACTTCAAGAACATTTTTTGGCGCTGACCCCGACGGCAGCGGTATATATGGTGCGAACGAAAGATTTAGTTTAACAGAGGGCGGTAGAAATAGAGTCTTGACTTTTGGTGATCCCACTAATAATAACTTATTTGTAATAGAGCAGTCGATGCGCTCCCTTACCATGGATGAGCAGTTCATGGCACAAATGGAAAAAACAATAAATGACGATGGTGCCGAGGTTAGGGTTGCTAACATGCCAAGACTTCAGTATGTCTCTATACCCTTGAACGCAGATCATCTAACAGTCTTATCATTTGCGTTTATAGATACTGAAGCACTTCGCCAGACCTTTGATGAAACACCGCAGGGCGAAAGGTTAGACTTTACATTTACAGATGTTACAACGGCGATTGTGCAATCAAATGTCTTCATAACTCCTTTATCCGAAACGGCAGAGGAGGCATTATCGCCAGATACTACCAACTTATCGCCTCAGTCTAATATTTTTGAAGACTTAAGAGGTGTCTTCGCCATCACCCGAACACTAGATACACGTTCAGGTTATACCAATGAAAGAGAGAGCAATGGTGTAAACCTGTCGGATTTTGAAGATGAAATAAGATCGATGTCGGTAGATGTTGACGAGGGTATACAAAAGGCTCTTTCTCGTAATTCAACAGTATTTTCTGATCTGTGGTCGTCGAGGCGACGTGATGACGCAATAGATCTGTCCTTCGTTTTCAATGAAAGGTTGTTCCTAAAACAATCCAGTGTATTTCCTAAATTATATCAAAATGAAACATTTGCCTTATTGGCTGACGGTCTCGGCGGCGGCGTATCGAGAATAAGGGTATATAAACAGCAAGTCAATTCAAAAATACTAACTAACGACAATTCATTATCAACATCCAGTAGGGCTAGTTTATTATTGGGTCGTGACCAAGAAAAAGAATATATTTCTACTGGTTTAGACAACGAGATGCTTATAAATGATTTCTCGGAAGATCTATATTTTGGATCTAGAGCAGAAGGAAATGGCAAAACCAGGGGGTTGATGTTCCTAACTTGCACAGATTACGATAATCAGGACGCTAGAAACGTCATAGGAAAAACATTCCAGTACGGTGTCGAAATAGATTATGTAGACCCAACTGTTGATATGGTACTAAAAATGACAAATGGCTTATTGGAGCAAGCTCAGAACATCCAAGACATAATCGAAGACTTAGTTAACCAACCATCAAGCGACCCTGATGAGCGCCGACGTTTGCATGGGTCCACTACTGAGAGATTGAATAACATAATGAGAAGATGGGTACCCCTGATGGATGCTTTGGCTAGTATTGATATAATAAGTGGTGCAGGTTCAATCCAGGATTATGTAAATAGAATGGCAGGGACAGCCGATCAGACGGTGTACGAGCGAGCAGAAAGTATCGGGCGCATTGTTGATATATTTCAGTTTTATGGTTCAGAATTGGAAATTGAATTACGAAAAGCTGTGCCTGGAATAGAGGTTTACCCTGGGGATGACAGCCCAGAATCAGCTAACTATGCATCTTCTGGTGGCAGCGGTACTGGCAGCACATCTAGATCTATCAACACAATAGAATATAGATTCAATAATATATTGCCCGCCGACCAGGGTGCTGGGTACGATTATCTTAGATATGAAGAGGAGCCTACGATAAACCCAGGACTAGAAATAGTCAGCCTTACAGATTATCTTAACCGCTGTGATATAGAAACGGAAAAATATTTTACGAATCCAGGGAGCGTGAAGGGAGCAAATGCGGCAAAAGTTAAGTATTTTACTCCGTCTGTTATTCTAAACCCGCTTGGACAATCAATAGTTCAAGTGGGTGATAACATAAGAGATTACAATAATTATGCCAATTTTACTGCTGGAATGATTTCTTATAAAAACCAAAAGGATAATATGGTCGCTGTCAATAAAAGTTCATTAGGTCAAGATATAGGTCTCGACACAGCGGAGATATTTTTGCAAGAGCTACAGTCCCAAGGTGTTACGGTAGAATACAATACAGACAGGAATAGGAATAGAGACCAGGTGAACAATAGATCACCATTTTCAAAAATAGGTTTAGGAAATTCCAAACAAGAGCAAACAGAAAGTAATCAGAGTGACCTCTTAGACAGAGATGAAAACCTTAGATCTAGAAGAGGCGAAGAACAAGAGACAAGAGATGTACAATCAGACGATAGGGATGTAAAAAAAGCACTCGCTAACTTACTAGGTCCTATGTCACTAAGCACAAACAACTCTGGTACCCAACAAAAAGATAAAGCAAACTCTTTTACTAAAGTGGTCTTAAAGGCACCAGAAGAAACATTTGAAGACATTTCTTTATTTCCGAATCAACTCAAAGCCATGGTAAGTATCGTGCTATCTAAGTTTAACGATGATGTGGATGAATATATAAATTACAATTATGATTTTGAAGAAATAAGACAGCTTGTAGGCTCAAATAATCAGCAGACAGATTTGACGGACCCAATGCGAGACTACTCTAGATATGCAGCTTACTGGCTGAATTACAAACAGCTTGCAAGGGTAGAGATATTAAGTGGATTTTCACTTACAGCAGGCGGACAAATCAACATATCATCAGCAAATTGGAGAGAAATATCTGTGCAAGACATTAATAGTTTGCCAGTTAGGTCTATTATGTTATGTAGGTTTTCTTCTGCTTTGCTTGCATTGGGTGATTTAGGGGACATGTTGGGACTAAGCTCCCCAAGCGGGCTTGACTTGCCAACATATAACCAGTATTTTCTTCTGACTCGCACTGACGAAGAAGAGGGCGTATCAATTATAGAAGAAGATATACAAATTGAAGAAGCACCCCAACAACTGCAAACATTTGAGCCTACCGCAAACCAGCAGCAGCTTGAGAGTTTTATTCTATCCCCAGAACCTCCTCAGATAGGTGATAGAAATCAAATAGCTAGAGTATTGGAAAGGTTTGGTAACAATGTAGTGCCTAAACTGGATGTTCAGAGGGTTTTTACACCACCACCCGTATCTATGGACCAGGCTCCACAAAATGGAATGGATATTATTACACCAAAACGAGAGTTAAGAGAAGAGGTCGTCAGACCACCAGTGCAGCAAAATATACCCGCAAGGACAAAATTTGAAGATTTGCTAGATAACATTATTCAGACTCCCAGGGATCAAGTCAGAGAAACACGACAGGTTGCTCAAAGATTACAAGACACGCAACCAAATGTAAGTAGGCAACAAAGTCAGCGCCGTGGCTTCACGCAGGCGAGACAAAATAACATGCAGCAGTCTAGATTAGGACAGAACCAAGCAAGAAACTTCCAAAGGACAAATATGAATGTTAATACACCTATGAGAAACATCAACACCAACAACTTCGGCGGCGGAGGAGGATACTGATGAGTAGAAGAAACTTGACATTTTTTGGAACTACGCAAGGGGTGCCACTTGAGGCATTTGATGACTTTGCCCTAACTCGTGGCTTGGATGATCTACGACGAGGTAGAGGAGAGAATAGGGGACAAGTTACATTTACCAAAAGACGAGTACAAGTTGGTAGAGGTACTTTTGCCACTGAAGACAAAGTAGATATTGATCTAAATGCAATAAGGGTTGGAGTTGATGATGATGACTATCGTCGTTTTGGTTCTCGGGAACTGAGAAAATTTGAAAACGCACTTGCTGACTTCTATACTGAAATAATCGAACCGATCCAATACAACACGATAGCTATAGACATAGATCATCTGCCGTGGGTCCGAGACACTAAGGAAACAAACGATTATCTTAAGACAGTTGACTCTTCGGGGCAAATAGTAGAAATAACCCCAACATATAACTATTATGCTGGCTCATATGAAGAAATGTTGCCTATGCTTGATGAGAGAATCCTTCCAAGCCTATATGAAACTGAAATCTGTAGAATATTAAGCGAACGTGATAATGATTTTTATGTTGGCTCTGATAGATCGCTGGCTAGCGCAAGAAGTCGTTGCAACGATCTACTCCCTCAGACTCCTGATGATTGGAATGACTTCGGAACTCTTCTAGGTGAAAATCAAAACTTTAATCCTGATTCAACAAATATTACTGTTTTCCCACAAACAGAGATCAAACAAATATTAAACTTACATGATAAGAAGAATCTGTACCCAATGTATGTGGATATAACATTCCCAACAGCCCCAACAGGACCATTCATGAAGGCTGTAGAGCAAGCTAAGTTAAGTACAACTTTATTCGATACAATAATAGGTATCCAAACGGGAGTAGGACCAGCAACCTATCCCATCAAAGGATCTACCAGCACTGTGGTTAGACTTGATGAGGAGACCGTTGAGAGCCAGCCAGCATCATTTACTGGACAGGTAGAGGTGCTGAGCATCGGACCCGCAATTGAAACAATGCTCAATCAAGCAAGAGCAGGACAGAACGAGCAAGCAGCAAATGCAGAGTTCTTAACTCTTAGAGGAAACGAAAGGAACCCAGGGCAAGAGACTGGCAGTTGCCTTAGTTTGCTCGATCGAGTATACATGAAAGCTATAACAGACAGAATCGATACTATCCTCAGCCGAGCAACCGCACCAGGCTTGATCAATAGACTGAACAGCAGAACGTCAATTCACCCAGCAAAAATTGGTTTACCTAATGATTTAGCCGAAGACACAGGGCAAGAAATTATAGCTTACTCTGTAGAAAAACGCTACGCTGGTCGAGCAGCGGTTTTGTCTACTCATATATTCCCCAACAGTGATGATTTGGGAGTTCTTAAGTATGTTGACACACAAGTAAAAAATGAGATAGATTATGAATACGATGTATATGCACACATACTGACGACATCTGAAAGGGGAACGCTAGAATTTGAGTCCAATTTTGCCCCAAATCGATATGCAATTAAAACCACAGTGGCAGATAAAGAATTAGTTTTGGTCAAGGTTCCAGTCGCCTCTAAGAAAAACTTTGTAGACGAAGAGTTGCTAGCAAGAGGGCGTTTTGTAACGCCTAATGGTATATCATTCCCAGAGATAAGAATAATTGATAGACCACCTGTCCCACCTAACTTTACATTTATACCATATAAGGGTGTAAAAAACAAACTATTAATCAAATTGGAACGTCAAACAGATGAACTCACAGGACAGAGAACTGTTCCATTCATTCCTATTATGAATGGTGATGCGGATAGGTTTAATCTCCTTCGTGATCATCAGCTAATAGAAAACTTTGATTTACCTGAAGGTCATGTTGAATTTAAATCTGAAGGTGAAGATACCACTTTAGTGCAAGTGTTTAGAACCACAGAAGAGCCAAGGTATGACATAGACCCAGAAGATGGTAGTATAATAAATATAAAGAAATCTGCATACGCTAATTTTTCTGATAATCTTTATAGGGAAGTAACTGCCGATGCTGGCTTGGCTTTTACTGACACCCTAACACCCAATACAAAATACTACTACACGTTTAGATCTGTTGATTTAAGTGGCAATTTCTCTAACCCAAGCGCCATCATGCAGGTAGAAATTGTAGAAACTGAAGGTGTCACATATCCACTAATCAAAGAGTATATACCAAATCGAACAGAGCCAAATAAGCAAGACTCCAGAACAATGGCTAGGTTCTTGCAAATTAGACCATCTTATCTGATGTCAGAACCACTGCCAGATCCAGATGGTAACTTAGCAGTTGGGCAAAGAATAGACGACACAACATTTGGTAAGCACTATAAAATTAGAATAACATCATTAGATACAGGTAGACAGTTTGACTTAAACTGCACCTTTGAGAAGAAAACACAGGAAGAGTCATGATAAGGGCGATAAATAGATTCAAGCACTACTTATTATTGACGACCTGTCCATAGGAGAGTTATAATGGCATTTCTTGACAATAGCGGCGATATTATATTAGATGCCGTACTTACCGACACTGGTAGAAAAAGATTAGCAAAAGGCGACGGTAGTTTTAGAATTACTAAGTTCGCTTTCGGTGATGATGAGATCAACTACGAACTTTATAATTACAACCATTCAAGCGGTTCAGCATACTACGATTTGAATATCCTTCAATCGCCAGTATTTGAGGCTTTTACTAACAACACAAGCGTTATGAAGTCAAAGCTTTTGACTATCGCACGCACCGATCTTCTGTATCTTCCAGTTGTACAATTGAATACTAATAATGAGGTTGGTGTAGGTCCCACTACAGACCCCACTGAGTCAACTCTAGCAGATAAAGCAGCGGCTGGATCATATGTCATAACAGTCAATGACGCAACGACAGCAATATTTGCTGGTGACAATACGTCCAAAGGGCTTATTAAGGGAGCCAGAGCAGATCTAGCCAACCAGGCTGTAATTGCTTTTGACCAAGGTATCGACAATAATGCGTTAGGGTTGATTCCATTGGGAGTTTCCAATACTCTAACTGAGACAGCTTATGTAGTAGAAATAGACAATAGGCTTGGCACAATTGTTACGCCCGATACAGATGCTGAGGATGCAAGAGTATCATTTGTAGATGATGATCAGATTGCTAGTTATTACTTCTCCTTACAGGGCAGCCTAAGTGATAGTGCTTATTTTGATACAATTGGGCAAAACCAAGCGCAAACTGCTAACCTCAACTCCCCAATCGCTGGGCGTGCTGGATTGAGGTTCAACTTCAAGATTCGTGCAACTGACAATCTTGCGTCGAGCGACTATTTGTTCAACACGCTAGGTGGTTCTACTATGACTCTTACCACTCCTAGCCAAGCATTCAAATTCATTGATAGCACAATAAGAGTCACAGGGTTTACAACAGGGTATCGTGTAGATATACCTGTTAGATTTATTAAGGTATAATAAGGGATAAGTTATGGCGACTACATTTAAAACACTTCTACCAAGCGACGTTGTAGACACAAGAACCAAGTTACACGAGAATATTCCGATTACAGGAACGATCGTCTCAGGAACATATAACAATGAAAACATCCAAACTCACACTCATGGTATGTTTACCGCAGTATATGATTATCCCTATCTTAGTTCATCAGCAAACCACATTTACGATGTGACGGCTGGCTATTCATCCAACTCCGCTCTGAGTGGTACACACATAGTAGGCGGAAACCTTAGCACACAAAAAATAAACCTCTATAATCAAATGGCACAGGTTCTTGTTGGGCACGACGCCACAGGATCTATTCGTGATTTTGATGAGGACGGAAACCTAACTGGTGGCACAAAACTTAAAGAGGTTTTCTTTCTTAACTTTGCTCGCCTTCTCACAAAAGATGAGATTAAAAAAGGTACATTCCAGCTAGACATGTTTGTTAGTGGTAACCTCTTAGTGGGTTCCCAACCAGATGGCGGCAACGATGCAGGTACGGGCAAAGCTCGTGCCAAAAAAGTAAATCTTCGTGACCTCAATGCAGCCACCAACTATTTTGTAAACTCACCAGCAGGTGAGTACGGTATCCTATATCAGAATGAGGGTTCATTTACAGCCACATCCAATTCAGTTGGCTTGATATATTATCAAGCAGGCGTTGCTGTCCTTACCGCCTCCTTATTTGATTCAGGAAGCACAGGTACAGGCACTACTCCTCTGAAACAGGGTAGTATCGTAGCAACTGATACACACTTGCTAGCAACAGGTGCTATCACAGGGTCATCGGCTCTACTGGTGACGGCAAGCCTAGATAATATTGCTAAAGTGGTCAATCACAGAATAGATAATATTTCCTTCAACAACACTACAGAGTTGAACTCCTCAGTTTATTTCTGCCGTGCTAACGCCAATGAGTTTAACTATAGTTCAAACCCAACGTACCTAAGTGCTAGCCAACTGCGTGTTAAGAGCACTGCTACTGACACACCAGTTTCGTACATCACAACAGTTGGTATGTATGGTGCTAATAACGAGTTGCTGGCGGTAGCAAAGCTCAGCGAACCCATCAAAAAGACACCTGCTAATGAGCTAACGTTGAGGGTCAGGCTAGACTACTAACGGGGGTAAAAATGTCTTATCTCCATCGGTTCGGTCCAGATGATATATTTCATAACCAACTAAAAACGCACCCGCAGTTTAAAGTTACACTGTACAGCGGCTCTGCCTACATTAACGATCGCAGAAATGATAATGTAGGTAATGGCGTTATTGATTTATATGAAACCATTAATGGAGCTTTTCCGTTTGCCGTAAAAGATGGCACAACAACAGTACTAAACACAACAAACCAAAACACATTTAATACCTCAGATTACGGTGATACCTTCAACGGCACATATCCACTATCAGCATCCGTAGACAGGGAAATGATCCAAAAGAATGGTGACCGCAAAAGAATGGCGGCATTACAAAATACTATAAACTATTACGAGTATCAAAACAAGCATTTTAACTTTGCAACACACTTCACTGGTAGTGATGTCAACTTGGTTAGTATTCCTAGTATAATGTTTGGCTCATCAATTAAAAAAGGCAGCGTAAAACTAAACTATTATTTTACTGGATCTCTGATGGCTACAGCAGAGGACTCGAAACGCAATGGTGAACTTATAGAAACCAAGGGACCAAATGTTGGTAGCACAGTTGGGGTTGTTTTATACAACGAGGGGTTCATGCTGTTAACGGCTAGTTACCATATTTCTAATGTCAACACAGATTGTTATTCGGGTTCAGCATCAAGTCAATTTGCTCCTAACTGGGCAAACTTTGCAGCGTACAACACGGGAACATTTCACCCTAGCTCATCAATCTCAGAGATTAACTTTGAAGGCACACATACGATCCCTACAGTGACCATGTTTGCACACGCTCCTGAGGGTCAACTCAACGCCTCGATGAATCCAACATTTTATACCGATGGGCAGCAGTATGATGCAAATGATTTATCTAACACGTCTTTTGTAGAGCCAGATAAAATCAATATCAAAAACACAATGCAATCAGTTTTTTGCTCATCAAGCGCCCAAATAGAAAAGCAGGTGTTTATAAGTAAAATAGGCATTTATGATCAAGACAAAAATCTAATAGGAGTAGCCAAACTAGCAAACCCAGTAAGAAAAGAAGAATCCCAAGGATTCACATTCAAATTAAAGCTTGACATTTAAATAAAGATAGTATATAATAGTCTGCATGATACTAGGATTAGATATTTCATCCACTATGATAGGCGCAGCCGTCATAGATCCCACTACTGGCGACCTGGTGCACTGTAAGGGCTGGGACTTGTCTAAGATAGACAACAGCTACACCAAATACGAGATGGTAGGCTCAGAGCTTTATACTCTAAGAAGAGAGCATGAAATCGAACATGTTTTTATTGAGACAGCATTGAAGAGATTTGTCCCTGGTAGATCAAGGGCAGATACTATTATCAAATTGGCTAAATTCAACGGTGTTGTATCCTGGTTATGCTTTAATGAGTTGGAGCTTGAGCCAACATTTATCAATGTCAATACGGCTCGCTCTTTATATGGGCTATCCTTCCCTCGTGGCACTAAAGGACCACAAAGAAAGAAGATGGTTATCCAGGCGGTTATAGAAAGAGAAAAGACGTCGTTTCCTTATGAGATGGCTAGAGGCGGAAAAAACTATAAACGTGGAACAGACGACCGAGCAGATGCAGTTGTAATTGCTAGGGCAGGCGAGTTTTTGTTGAAGAACAAAGATAACAAAGGTTTCCTAACAGAAAAGATAGTTTTGACAGAGTAGTGACTACTTACTAACAGACGCTTTGCGTCCTGTAAGGAGAAATACTATGAAGCTCACTGAAGACATGATTAGAGAGTTGATCAGAGAAGAGATCAACACCACCAATATTCAAGAAGAACCCGAACCCGCCCCAGCAGAAGAATCTGATGTACCTAACCAGGTTAAGGTTGCCCTTAAGCAAATTATGGGCGACGGCGGTGATGCAAAAATTCTAGAAAAACTTAAGATGTATATGCAGAAGCAAAACGTCGCTAGACAGACAATGGTTGCAGATGTTCTGCTGAATATGATCGGCTTAGATTTAGAGCCTACGAAACTTAGAGCGGCTGTTACCACCAATGCATAATATATTCACAGGCTGGAAACGCTTCCTTGCGGAAGAAAAAATGTCAGACCTCGGCAGCGGCGGTGCTTATGTCGCCAAGGTCGGTGGCTTGAAGGTTGTAATAGATCTAGATGATTTAGATCTGCAATCTACTAAGCACAGTAAAGAGCGACAATTTAGGCACGATAGAAAGATATCGAACGAAGCTATCGTTGGAACAGTAGAGATGGCATTAGGCAAAATAATAAATGACTATGCAAACGGCGAGCTAGCTAATGAAGAGGCATTTCACATCAAGGGAGTCAGTAAAGCTAAGTCTGTCCCAGACCTTAATGTTATAGGGGTGCTCAATATGCAAAAAGGTCCTGACACACTAAAAGTAATTACAGTAATGAGAAAAGATGACTTCAAGACTGATAGTTTTGGAGGAGGTCAGCAGAAAACATATACTGTAAACCCAAGGCAGTAACGAGGAGTCAGGGATATGAACTTCACACATGATAACCTCAGGGAACTTATTCGAGAAGCGATCTTAGACGAAAAGAAAAAGCGTAAAGCTAAGAGAAAAGCTTCTAGTCGCCGTAAAGCTAAGAAGAAAAAAAGACGAGTAAAGCGTAAAGCTAAAAAAGCTAAAAGAGATGCTTGCTACCATAAGGTCAAGGCACGTTATGATGTATGGCCTTCAGCTTACGCTTCGGGTGCTTTGGTAAAGTGCCGCAAAGTTGGCGCAGCGAACTGGGGCGAAGGTGGTAAAAAGAAATGAAAATCACCAAAGATCAGCTACGGGAAATGATCAGAGAAGCACTTCTTGACGAAAAGAAAAAAAAGAAGAAGCGCAAGAAGAGAAAAGTAAAACGTAAGAAACGTAAGCTCACCAGTAAGCCAGGATCAGAATCGAATCTTGGTGACTGGTTTGGTCGCAAAGGCGCACCAGGCAGTAAAAGCGGATGGGTAGATTGCAACACTTGTCGCAAAGATAAAAAGACAGGCAGAAAAAAATGTAAAGCTTGTGGACGTGGTAGCGGTGAAAAGCGATCCAAATATCCAAAGTGCAGACCCACACCAGGGGCATGTAGCAAGCGAGGTAACTACGGTAAAAAATCAAAGGCAGGTAAAAAAGGATGAAGATTACAAAAGACCAAATTAGAGAACTGATTAAAAAGCAAATCGAAGAGCGTTGTCAAAAAGGTTACAAGACCCACCCTACCCGCAAAACAAAAGTAATGTTTGGTAAAAAATATAGAAATTGTGTTAAGGCAGAATCAATCTCAGAGGGTGTACAATACCACATGCAAAATAACCTTCCTATCACGGAATGTGTTTATCGTCTTGGTTCAGACGCTTACTTTGCCACAATCAAGGAAGTCAAACAACTCAATGAAAGAGGAATGTACAACTTATCCAAAGAGGAAGAAGATTTCATAAATGAAAATCCTGACCTTGGAGAATGGGCTTGGCACGAGGAGGAGGGGCAAAATGTCCCGTTAGGATTCCCCATGTATGTAGAAGCTTCCCCAGAGTTGTATGAGGCTAAGAAGAAGAAGGCAAAAAAGAAAGGTCCACTTGGGAAGCCAATGAGAAACACAGGCTCTGGCAAAAAATATAAAGTTTATATGAAAGATCCTAAAACAGGGAACATAAGAACTATTACTTATGGAGACGCAAAGGGTGGTCTTGAGGGCAACTGGAATGACCCAGAGGCAAGAAGCTCATATGCTAAACGTCACAACTGTGAGGACAAGAAAGACAGAATGTCAGCAGGCTATTGGTCATGCAGATCCCATAAGGATTTTGGAAAGAACGTACCAGGCAGGTTCTGGTAATATGTTCCCGTTTGAAGAGACAGTTATAAAGCATAACACAGTATTGCGTGAGTTTGCTCATGATGTCGATTCGGACGAGCTTATCTGGCACCTTGATCGTGAAGATAGAAAAATTAGAGTCCTGGAGTCTAACGGATGGAAATTACAACTTGACAACAAACTACCTATTATGTTAGAAGGTGGTAAGAGCTACTGGATACCTAAATACATGTACCACAGAGTTATTAAGGGACAAGGTAATCTTGTTGTTGAAATAAGAAAATACGAGGAAGAACAATGAAAAAACTACTAACAGAGTGGCGGAAGTATATAAACGAAGAAATAAAAGTAGCTGTCAATGCTGCTAAGAAGTATATTTGCCCACCTGCAACCCAAGATCTCGAACTCAACACCAGGAACCGTGACGCCTCTATCAAAGCAGAGCACATTCAGTATGGACCGCTCAATGTAGATGAGCCAGGTGATTACTGGAAAGATATTGCTGAGTACTGGAACACAACTGAAGAAGCAGCTAAAAAATCAAATTGCAGCAACTGTGTTGCGTTTGATATTTCTCCACGAATGAAAGAGTGTATGCCAGGTGATACATCAGATGAAGATGGTGAACTAGGCTACTGCTGGATGCACCACTTTAAGTGTCACTCGGCTCGATCTTGCAGAACATGGGCTAAGGGTGGACCCATAGATAAAGACGAGATATCCCACGACTGGCAAGAGAGAAATAAGTTCCCAGAGGAGTAATATGTTAACAAAACACCTTATAGAACAAGACATGACATACCTCCAGCACCTACTACATGCTGGCAAATATTCTGCCAAGCTAATGTTGTGTGCAGGTGGCTTGCTTATTCATGCAATATTTCCATTTATATTGGTGGATTTTGCATCAAAAAGAGTGGAGCTAAAGTAATATGAAGCTTCTTATGGAACAGTGGCGACAGTTTATAAATGAGGGCTCAAAGTTCAAGCTCAAGGGTGACTCGGAATACTTTCGCATTGACCTTCAAGGTATTGGTTATGCCCAAGGGATGCAGCACCTAAGATTTAAAGAATGTCAGTCAGATGTTGACGCTCTTATGGAGACACCAGAATTTATAAAAGCCAAAGAAAAATACGAAGCCAACAATACCACAAAAGATATGGCACAAGACGAAGACGGCAATTATTTTATGAAAGAAGTGCCAGCTAAGTTCAGACCAAGATTTTATGATATAGAAAACGCATGGATCACAAACCCAGAACAAAGAGGTAAAGGGTACGGCAAAGAATTGTATAAAGCATTTATCGCCCAAGCAGCAGAATACGCCAAGTCTTATGGCGGTGTATTTGTTGGGGCTCACCACTGCACCATAGGCTCAGGAACCTCGGACGATGCCAAGAGAGTATGGAAATCAATAACGAGGGACTATACATCATCAGGTGATGTGGTATTTATAGGACTATGAAAGAACTATTAACAGAGTGGCGGAAGTATTTATTGTCCGAAGGGATGAAGACTATAAAAGATCTCCCTGAAGGATCAAGCATACTTGTTAGCATTGGACAAGATATTCAATTGGCTTATAAGCACGAGGGTCAAACACTCTACCATGCAAACGCTGGTGATCCTCCTCCACCTGACGATGCCCCTTGGGGGTCCATGACTTCAATAAAACTAAAGAAGCCTTGCCTAGACGGCTATCAGGTCGTGCAGGCATCCGCCAGAAAAGGTTGGGGTCCACTTTTATATGACATAATGTTAGAACTGACAAGCGAACTTGGCGGCGGGCTTACTGCCGACCGAGGCAGCGTTTCTAGAGATGCCTATCAAGTATGGGATTATTATATGCGGAAACGAAAAGATGTAGAGGCTAAACAGCTAGACATTACCAATCGTGATTTTGAGAAGGTTACCCCTGACGATGAATCCGATGACTGCGAACAATCATCTTCAATTAGGTGGGCTAGAGCCAACAACCTTGATAAGGAGTACGGCTGGTCATCTCAGCCCACAGCTTATTTATACAGCAAGGGTTCAACTCCAACATTGGACGCTTTGCGTGCGGCAGGTAAATTAGAAGAATGAAAAAACTACTAACAGAGTGGCGGAAGTATCTGAAGGAATCAAAGTTCCTACCAGATACTTTGTATCATGGCACCACTGAGGTGTTTGATAAATTCGACGACAGCAAGGTAGGTAGAAGAGATAGTGGTAACTTAGGTAGAGGCATATACCTATCGATCGATAGTGACATGGCTATGAGTTACGCAGAGGAAAATGCCAAGCGATTTGGAGGAGACCCAGTTGTCCTAGAAGTAGAACACAGCCTAGAGAATGTAGCCAACTTCAATGAGCATATAGACGACTTGAAACAACTAGGTGTAAACTTCCCACCAAAAGCAAATGACCCTGAACGCTCGGCAGCATTAACAAAATACTTTACAGAGAAAGGCTTTGATGGTGCCCACTCGGGTCACGAAATAGTCGTCTTTGATGTTAGCAAACTAAATATAAAAGGCGTCGGTGATATTCCTTCAACCAAAGAGGCTTGGAAGATCAAGGCAAGAGCTAAAGCTGACAAGCTTGGAATACCATATGAGGATTTAGGATTATGAAAAAACTATTAAACGAATGGCGACAGTTTCTCAAAGAGTCACAAGTGTTTGACGAAGAAGAAATGGTTAACGCACTAAACAAAAACGGTAGAGATATGTATGGATTAATTGATGATCTTAACGATCTAGGGTACGATGCTAAGGAAAGCCCTGCTCTGATACAAAAATATACTAGGGACGGAGACAGAAATTATAAACAACCAAAGGTGAAAGAGTTTATAGCAGACCACCCAGAGGGTGTCTATATAATAGTGCATCAGCCATTAATGGGCATAGGCACTATTAACCTTCTGATAAATGGTGATCAAATATCTGGAGATCAAAAGCTAATAGGAGGAAGGGCTATAGCTGGTCCTGTCGGTGTTGTAAAGGGCAAAGAAGAATAAAATGAAAAAGCTAATGACAGAGTGGAGAGAGTTTTTGAAGGAGGGTCTTGATCCTCGTATACAGAAGCAATTGAATGCTTTGTTGGAGCGTGAGAATCTCGGCATTGTATTGAGTGTATTTGCAGGCGGCGACGGTGCTGAAGTAAGATATGTAAAAATAGAAGATTACGAAAACGAACAGTTTTCTGATTTGAAAGAAGGCGCTGCGGTTTACGGCGGCGTAGAAATCAGCAGAGCCCTTGAGGATGAGCAAGGACCGTGTTTCGATGGACACCTTGTCATAGGATCAAGAGCGGAAAGAGGTTGGGGTCCATTGTTATATGAGGTTGCTCTAGAGTGGGCTTCGCAGAACGGTGGCGGTCTTATGCCCGATAGGTTTTCGGTATCCGATTATGCTTTAGCGGTCTGGTCTAAATACGAAAAACGATCAGATGTAAAACCAAGTCAAATGGATGTTGCCCATGGTCTAGATGGGATCTCTTCAAGAACGCTTGATTATTTCCCGCAACTAACCCCAGACAAAAAAGAAGACGATTGTGACCAGACCGTGCCTATTGGCAGAAGAAGCACTGACTGGCCTAAAAGTCCCCTATCTAAGATATATTCTAAAAGTTCTGCTGATACTATCAAAGCACTACAAAAAGCCAAAAGGTTAATTGTAGTATGAAAAAGCTTCTAACAGAGTGGCGGAAGTTTCTAAACGAGATTAAGCTTGACATTAAAGTTGGTGATGTTCTCTTGGGCGGCAAGTTCAAAAACAAGCGAGTGATTGTAAAGAGTATTGGAAAAGATGCATTAGGGCAGCCAACAATCAACGGTCAATCTCTCCTTAAGTTTAGGATTGAAAAGAATCTACCAGATAGCAAGAAAAGCAAAAAGACTTTAGAAGCTGGGAATAAAGATGAATCATAAACTCATAATGGAAAACTGGCGAGGTTACCTCAACGAGGAAACATACCTCAACGAGGAGCTTCTTGATGAGGGGTTGAGAGATTGGCTAAAAGCTAAGTCTACATCGGCGATTGAATCAATCAAGTCTAGCTTGGCAAAAGTTGGGCAGGAGATAAAAGAGTCTGGCGAAGCGGGCAAGCTTATACTAAAAGCAGCCAAAGGCACGGCGTTATCTGAGGAAGAGAAATCATTTTTAAAAAGACAACTACGAGACATAGGAGTGGGAGCAGTTTTGCTAGCACTCTTTATACCCCCAGGTGGCGCACTTGCAATTGGCGCACTTGTAAAATTAGGCAAATATTTTAATATTGATATCTTGCCTAGTGCATTTATGTAACATAAAAAATTAGAGACTATTTACTGTGAGGTGTTTAACATGAAAAAATTTAAAGTACGAATAATCAAAGAAGATAAAGAAGCTTATGGCGGCGATATTGGACGACATGGTGGCTCTGGCAGAGTCAGGATGGCACAGTCCCTTAAGAAGGGGGATACAGTTCAATTTCAAGTTGCTGACTATAAAACGAATACTCGTAAATATTACAAAGGTATTCTGATGATGCTAAAAGGTGAAAAGGGTTACACTCGTGTTGTTTCAGACCGAGCCCAAGTTAAAGTAACTCATGAAGCAGAGCAAACTTATAGATCTAGCCACGATCAGCAAGGTAGCATATCTGATTTTGTTCCCGTACCAGAGCCATATATTACTGAGATTTCTGCTGATGAGCTTGTTGCTGTCAACGAAGGTATGAATGAAGACAGGTACTCGCAAGAAATAGATATAGAGGGTAAAGCCAGAGAATTGGCTGGTCTCCCAGAGGAAGCCATCAATGATATTGCTGCCATGGCTAAACAAATGAAAGATAAAGAATCAGGCGCTGGCAACCGTCAAGATAATCTAGAAGAAGCAAGATTCTCCGAGTACGGCAAGATCGACGCTGAGATGGGTAACCCGCCTTCAAAGATTGGGCAGGGCGACGAAGAGTACATGAAGGCGTACAATGCCGTCCTTATAGCGAAAGGCGAGGAGCCCCTACCTATCGTGAAGCCTGACCAGAAATACCTTGACGCACTTCAAGGTGGTAAATTGTCTAACGATTATACGGCTCGCAACCGTAAAGATGAAGGATATCGAGGCTCAGAGGAAGAGAAAAAAGCAATGAGCAAAATGTCCAACAAAGAGTTATACAAATATATTACTCGTGACAGGCACACTGTACCAAATCTAAAAGGTGACATGGGACCACTCCCAGGACTTGAAGGACCATTCCAATTTGAAGATGGGCAGGTACTATATTACGATCCAAAGGCTGGTAAATACTACGATCGTGGTAAAGACATGTTTGTTGAGAACCCACCAGGGAACCGTAAAGATGTAGAAGAATCTCATTGTGGTGGTAAGAGCCCTGGTAACCGTCGCATCAAGGTCCGAAGAAAGAAATAGATTTCTGAGATAACCAATGCCCTGGAAAGTACGCAGAAGAGATTGCAAACAAGCAAGCGGAAAGCCTGGCAAATATATAGTTGTTAAGGTAAAGCGTGGTGGCAAAGAAGAAAAAGAATCTTGCCATATAAACAAAGATAAAGCGCAGGCCGCTACTAGAGCACGGTATGCGAATGAATCCCTGCAAGAATCAGATCCAAAAAAAGGCTCAGGTAAAAAACCAAAAGGTTCAGGTCGTAGGCTGTACACAGATGAAGACCCAAGTGACACAGTGTCAGTCAAGTTTAGAACCGTGCAGGATATAAAGGATACTTTATCTAAATCGTCTTTCAAATCTAAATCACACAAGCGCCAGTCACAGATAATCAATTTGATACACCAGAGAGCTAGAGCAGCGTACCAAAACGCAAAAGACCCAGAAGTAAAAGCTCGCCTCAAAAAAGCATATGACTATGCCGCAGAACGCAAAGAAGCGTCAAAGAAAAAAACACAACAAAAAAATAAAAAGTAAATTACCTTGACAACGGCATAGCCTGTGGTATTATAATTATGTAGGGAGGTGTCCCCATGAGATACCAAGTGTTTAGTGATATGGACGGTGTGCTTGTCAATTTTGAAGGCGGCGTTCTAGAATATATGAACAAACGTTTTCAGGAATTGAAAGACCAACCTGATCATCCTGATTACAAACTTGCCCGTTCGGCAGCCAAAGAGCTTGGCGGCTGGGACGTGGTAATCAACAAGTGGCACATTGCCCGCTCTGATCAAGAGAAGAGCCTGCCTCGGAACTATCGTGTTCGAGACATGATGTACCGAATGGTTGAGGATAATGTTGACCTCTGGGCTAACCTTGGCTGGGAGCGTGGCGGCAAAGAACTGTGGGATTATATCAAAGACATCCCAGGGTTGGAGATTTTGTCTGCCCCAATGGCAGAAGGTTCCAAGGTTGGTAAGCGGATGTGGGTTGAGCGGGAACTGGGTGTTCCGCTGGAAAAAGTCAATCTTTCTGACAGCAAGAAGCCCTACGGAGTTTGGAACGGAAAACAAGGACTTCTCATTGACGACCGTGATAAGTACGTCAACGAGTTCCGTGAGGGCGGCGGCATCGCCATTAAACATGATCCAGATAATGTGTATAATACGATTCGGCAACTCAAAGAACTTGGACTGTAGTTGAAAGATGTAACGGCAGTAAAGAAAAAGAGAATACTAGATCAGGTCCTTGGAGGTTCAATCCGACAGGGATCTGAACTTTTATATCCATGTGTTTGTTGTGGTCATCACAAGCCAAAGCTATCCGTAAACATTCTCAAGGAAGCTTTTAAGTGTTGGGTCTGCGACTACAAGGGTAAATCTCTGCGCCGCCTCGTTCGCCGCTATGGCGACTTTAATCACGTTTATCAATGGCGTGAGTTTGAAGAAGACCCAATAGATTCAGACCTGAAGGATCTATTCGTATCTGTTCAAGAGGTAGAGCAGGTCATCGAACTACCAGAGGAATTTACATCTTTGGCTCGCCCGCCAAGACCAACAGATAATAGGGCACGAAAATATCTTAGATCTAGAAATGTGTCCAAGCAGGATATACTTATGTGGCGACTGGGGTATTGCCCAACAGGACAATATGCTAATAGAATTATTATACCCAGCTTTTCATCCAGAGGAGAATGTAATTATTTTGTAGCCAGATCTTGGGATAAGAAGTGCTGGCCTCCATATTTGAACGGACCAGGCAGCAAAGATATAATATTTAATGATCTACTAGTTGATTGGGATAAAGAAGTAATATTGGTAGAGGGTGTGTTTGATGCCATCGCTTATGGCGAGAACGCCATTCCTCTATTAGGGTCCACTCTGCGTGATGATAGTAAACTGTTCCATAAAATTATTTCTAACGACACACCTGTTCTTATGGCTTTAGATGATGATGCTAGAGACAAGAGTTTGAAAATAATTAAGTCTCTCTTGACTTATGACGTAGAAGTTCGCCTGATGGATACTTCAGGATATAAAGATGTTGCTGAAATGCCTAAAGCTGTGCTTTTAAATCGAGCAGCGACAGCACCGTTTATGAATCCAACAAACTACTTAATGCTGAAGGCTTCTGGTCTATAGGAGGATGAAATGAAATTCACCGAATCTGAACTACGAGAAATTATTAAAGAAGAGCTTATGAGCGAGCGATCTGGCGTCACGGGTGCCGAGATCAAGCAAGCGAGACTGATTATTAAAAAACACCTAAAGCAGATGTTTGACGAAATAGGCAGAGACAAGCTGCCCGAAAAATTCTCAACAGAAATACTTATCCAGCCAATTTTAGACAAGTGGTCCCAAGGTCGCCGTGGTCCTGTGAAAGCCTATAATCCGTTGACACGGAAAATGACTAGCTAGTCTATAAAACCCTAAACACCTCTAAAAATACCTGATAGAATAAAACACAGTTACAGAAGGAGTGCGCCTATGGTGCGGATTGCACATTTCGGGGATACCCATATCAAAAATCTTAAATATCATTACGAATATCGTCAGGCATTTGAGGAAATTTATAAAATCTTACGAAGAGAGCAAGTAGACTACATCGTCCATACTGGCGACTTGGCTCATACAAAAACACAACTCTCACCAGAGTATTTTGAACTAGCCACAGAGTTCTTGAAGAACTTGGCGGACATCGCCGAGACTCACATCATCCTTGGCAATCATGACGGCAACCTGCGGAACAGTAGTCGCCAAGATGCCATCACCCCAATCGTGGAAGCACTAGACCACGCAAGTCTGATGCTCCACAAGTATTCGGGAGAGGTTCAACTAGAGGACGACCTGACTATTAACGTTTTGTCAATCTTTGATGAAACCAACTGGCAAGACCCAACAGACCCAAGTGCTATTAACATCGCTCTTTATCACGGAGCAATTAATAATAGCAAAACAGACATGGGTTGGATTATGGACCACGGCGACCATGACATCAAAGTGTTTGATAAGTTTGACTACGCTATGTTGGGCGACATCCACAAGACTAATCAGGCTCTAAACGAGTCAGGCACCATCCGCTATTGTGGTTCCACTATCCAGCAGAATCACGGCGAGACAAATGACAAGGGCTTTTTGATTTGGGATATCCATAGCAAGACTGACTTTTGCGTGGAGCATCATCTTGTAGAAAACGTTAAGCCTTTCATGACAATTGAGATGACAGCCAAGGGCAATATCCCACGCAAGTTGGATATCCCAGAAGGTGCCCGACTGCGAGTGGTGACACACCACAAAGTCTCGCTAGACAAAATCCGCCGTGTTATGG